AGTAACTAACGCAGTTTCTTCAGGGAAAAGATCATTAAGTGTATTAAGGCCTCCCTGCAAAGACTGTACAGTAGACTGTAGTTGTAACAAAAGCCGCTGGGTCTGGTAGTATTCCGCTAGCGTAAGCTTAAGCTGCCTACTAAGCTGTTCTTTTTTCTCTTGAATGCTTTGCATAATTAATATAGAGGCTAGTTAATAGTAACACCTGTCTAAAGCCTAAAAAACTTAGGGCTAAAAACAAATTAACCTTTTTAAATTAAAAGCCCCAACCTGGACTTCAGGTTGAGGCTTGTTTAACTTAGTACGTTGAGACTAGCATTACGTTTTTTAGCCACTAACGTAGTGACGTTGACGTATCAACCTTCAATTGGTTCAGGTTCTGGTTGGGGTTCTGGTTGGGGTTCTGGTTGAGGTTCACTGTAAAAAGCCTCAGGCTCAGCACGGGAAGCAAGTAGCGCAGCAACCCTAGCATCATGGCTAGTAGTAGTACCAAACTCGCTGGTGTAGATTTCACCAATTCCACTAGCGATCAGGCCATCAGCCTGGTCATCGTTATCGAAGACAACCAACTGAGTGGCCGCGTATTCAATTTCGTCAATAGAACCACCAACAAGAATTTTCAGAGTTTTGGTCATGGGTTCATCAAGTAAACAAAACCATACCTACTATAGCACCATCAGCTGCAGCTGTGTTGCTGGAGTCAGCGGCGCCTGTTACGGTGGTCAACGTAAGACCAGTAGCAAAACCCGTTAGTCCCCCTTCACTAAAATGACGATTGGTCCCATTAGGAGGGATTGCAATTGGGATAGCAACCCCTGCGGTACCGGCTGTGGCCGTTGTTGAATTATACAACTTGGCATATACCCATGAAGTCGTAGTATTTGTCAAGTTCCAGCCAAGTGGTCGCGTAACTCCACTTTTTATTACTGAAACGGGACTTGCTACTGCCGATATTACCTTGGCAGCCGTGGCACCACCTATGACGCTAGCGCGGTATTGAACACCAATGTCATTAGATAGCGTGGTACCAGCTAATACCGAAACAGCACCTGTCATTGCTACTGGGGATCCAACCCCCGACTGCTTCATACCCGCTAGGTATAAAGGGATGTTGGCATTCTCTTCCAGCGATAAAGATAATATAGTCCACGTTGTTGCAGAAGCTGGTGCTGTAGAGCCATTGTAAGCCCACAGATACAAAAATAAATCCCTGCTTTCATCTGGTACAATATCTGATCTTGATGCCGATAAAGTAAGTGCATCCCCTATTGTTCGACATGCTGCAGCGGTTCTGCCGTCTAGCTGAATAGATGCAGAATGAATAGCTGCGTAGGTACTGGTGGTCATCGTTACAGAACCAGTATTCCAACCCCTACGCTGGGCGTCAAGCGTAGCGTTTGCAGTACCAGAGTAAAGTTGTTGCACGTAACTGTGCCCAAACAGGTCAAGCGTACCGCTACCACTAGCTGGCCACGCAGTTACTGTAAAAGTAATAGTATTTGCACCAACACTGGCGATAGCGTATCGCCCAGGAATGCCAGCCGCACCAGTAATAGCTCCTAGCATCATAGACTGGCCAACGTTGGCTGACGTGTATGAATGATCAGGAAACGTTACAACTACGTTTGTAGTTGTGCATGTGTAAGCAAGGTTTTCACCAATTCTGTCAGCAAGCAAAACCATTAGGTTACTGTTTGCTATCCTTTGTGACGGTAGCAAGCGCCACCTTAAAGCCACCATTCCCCTAAATGAAGCAGCAGACCTGCAGAGGAATTCAGCATTTGTCGCAGTACCTGTGTTGACAAGCAAGTTACCGCTAGCTTGTGATACTACTAATGAAGACGATGATCGTAACACCAACTCTGGTGCCAGTAAACCAGACCCAATGCTAGAAAAATCTGCTTTCCACTGAGAGCAAGGTGCATGTCGAACCACTGAACCACGATCGGATGATGTGGCTAACGTAGTTCGCACATCTGGCTGACTACTGGCTATCGCAGCCAGCGATATTACTGCCGGGCTGTCACTAGCTAGTGTCACTCGCTGAGTGTTGCCATCTGCGTTACCAACACCAAGGGTAACGTTTGGAGCAACCGGTAGGACGGTTCCACTGGAAGCCCCTTGCACCGTCAACACATTCAAACTAGGCGCACCGGCAGTACCAAACGCCGGCAGCTTCAGCAGGATCGAGCTGAGATGTTGCGCGACCCGCTGCATCCGCCCATTTAGGCCAGCGCTGGCGGTGTCGCTACCTGGAGCGGTTTCATCAGTAGTGCCCAGGCAATTGTTAGTGGTTTGCTGATTTGTGGCAGTGGCGGCATTAACGGCCAGAGACGGCGCCACCTGCAGCCGGCCGCCGCTCAGTGTCGCTGGCAGCCTATCCAGCAGCGCCTGATAAAACACTTGCACCAACCCTGCCAAACCGCTGGCGCCACTAGGCAAAGTAGGAGCACCGGTGCCGGTGGTGCCCAGTCTAGATTGAGTAGACCCTGTGTAGCTGCTAACAAACGGCAAATAAGAATTAGATTCTGTTAGTAGCTGATTGGCTGCCTGTTGATTATTGGCAGTGGCTGGATCTTGAGGAAGCAAACTCGCCAAATAACGCAACCAGCCACGAATGCCAGTTGAAGACCCCGGTAGCGTCGGCGGGCTAGTGCCATCTGAGCCTAATGCTGTTGCGATTGAGTCATCTGTTGCCAGCGTAAATCGTTGTGTTTTGGCAGTAATTGCACCACTGCCCGAGTCCACATCCGGCGCGACAGGTTGAGGTGTTAATACATCATAAATAATTACTAGATTGTCACTACTTTGTTGACCGGTAGTATTAGCAGCCAACGTAAGCGTGGTGCCTGAAACTTGGGTGTAGCCTAGAGAAGCTACGCCGGTTGCAAAAATCGTTGCTTCTCGGGTTTGGTTAATAATCGCAGCTAGTCGTCTTACATCAAACGATGAGATACCAGACAAATTAACTGTACCTACACCTGAAGCACCAGGCGTAAAAGTGTAAGTAGGTGTGATAAAGTCTCTAGACATTGCTCAACCAAAGATAAGGGCGTTGACTATAGAAGTTGTATTAATAGCTGATTGTAGACCAGAAACTTGTGTAGTACTAATGCCTATAAGCTGACCGGTACCACCATTATAGACCCACAAATTAGGTGGAGAACCTGAAGTATCCAGCCACAAATATTGAGTTATACCACCTAACTGGCCTGCAGTAGGAGCAGTAGGTTGTATAAAAGTAGGTAAATAAGGCGGACCTGAAACTGGTGTGTTGTTGGGACCACCAGACAACACAGGCCGCCCAGCTGCAGGAGTAGTACCTGCTAGGCTAAGTTCACCTACTAAATTTAAGCCATTAAGTATGTCGTGGGCCATTATCCAGTCACCACCACTCGATAGGAATTAGAAGCCGGGGCTGCTGAAAAACCAACTGTCACAGCATTAACCGAGTTCCTGCCTACATCAGTCGTCACCTTACCCCCAGTAGCCAAAGCATAAACTTCTGTAGTTACGTCGTAAGTATTAAGGTTGTGCGTAACCACAAAAGAATTAGCCGACCCGTTACCAATAGTACCTGAAACTTTCCTATTAAATCCAGTGTAAGCTGCCAGCTTTTGAGGGGTAACAATAGTGGTATTATCAGTACCTGTGTTTACTTGAATCTGCGTAGCTATTGCAGCAATACCTGCGGTTGACTCACTAGCTGTTGGAGCAACAGTACCAAAAGCAGTCCAAACTACCGAGCCAGTATCCAATACAAACCCTACTTGGGTTTGCCTCCAACTAGTATTAGCCGAAGTAGAACCTTGCTGTACACTAACTACTGCTTGAGTAAGTTCTAGAACAGTATTGGCATCCAGTGCTCTACTAGCTGGTGTAGCAGACCCATTCCAAACGTAAATACCATTTTGTGAACTATTAGTTTGACCCCTTAGTAAAAACCGATTACCTGACGACATCGTAACGCCGTCCACGGTACTACCAGGTGCCGAAATATTAACGTCAGCTTCAGTAGAAGCTACTACGTCAGCTTTCCACTTCAGGCCTTCAATTAATGTATTAACTTGCTCAAACGTTACTGGGTGACCAGCAGCCGTACCTTGGGGTAAGTTAAGGACCCTAGAAACTGACCCAAAGTCAAAATCAGAAAGTATGGGAGTAGGCATTAGATTACTTTAGCAAAGCCTGCTGTAGCTATCGTAAAGGATATTCGGGTTTGATTGATAGTCGGTTGTGTTACCTCAGGCCACACGCGTTGTGAACCTGAATTGTAGACATCTACTGAAGTCGGGTAATAACCAAAGTTGTGGTTGATAATCCAAAGTGTACTAGGCGTGCTTTGTGTAAAAGTAAAACCAGTAGCACTAAGTTCGATACGGTTCAGCGAATCGTTATAAACAGGCGTAATACCTTTATGACCACCTACAGTAAATAAAGCAGCAGCCGCATCTTGAACTGCTTCTACATCAGTACCTGCAGCACCTTGAGGGCCTGCAGTAGTAATTTCAACCACTACTTGGGCAGAGTCTACCGTTTCAAGTACTTCTACAGTAGCCATCAATCGTCTGTCAGTCCTTCTTTGATAGTGTAGCGCCCTTTAAGGTAGTAGTACTCTTTACCTGAAGGTTCCACTAACTTTAAGTCATACTTACCACCAGAATACAACGCTGCAGTTTGAGCAGAACTCAAGTACAACGTAATCTCCCCTATCTCAGCTGAGTCTGTATCTACTTGAAAAGAATCTACCGCATAAGTACCTGCTGCATCCCACAACTGAGCCAATATGTTGTAGCCACCTAGATTCATAGGCACTTTCAAAGGTCCTGACTTAAAACGCAGCAATAAATCAAAAGAAGACTTTCGGTATATAACCAGGTTGTAAGTACCAGGGTAGATCATTCTAACGCTAGCTTTAGTCAGCTCCCTACAGTCTACTGTTTAATCCAACCCTAATTAAACCAAAAAAAAGAAAAGCGCATAGGCCCTGCACACAGCAGGCTACATGCTTAAAATGTCACTGACTGTAACTATCCAAGGCGACGTAAACATTATTTCGGGCGTCTCCCGGACTAAAAACACTGTCGCAAAACCTTACAACAGTCCAGTTAAGACTAAGAAAACTAAAACAGCTATTGATACACCACCTGTTCAACTAAGTTGGTATCAAAACGCTGTACGTCTTAACCGAGCCGCACGTAAGAAAACCACACCAGTAACACTACAACGGGCTGTACCTTATACAATCTCAAAACTAGCCCCCACCGGAATTGCTACCACTAAAGAACTATCGGACTCTCAGGGTAACGTTTTTCCTAGTGTTCAGGCAGCTGCTAACTTTTACGGTTACACACGCCATAAAATCTATAAAGCCCTAGCTTGTAGGGGTGGTAGGTTGTCACCTAGTGTAGTAGTTCAGTACACAGGTAACCACATCCCACGTTGGTATTATTACTCCCGCCGGACCCAACGCACTTACGCAAACATCTACTTGGCATCAGTAGGGGAAAACGTGCCCCAAGATAAAATCCGAGCTGGTATCCGACTGCCTGAAGACCAGCTAAACTGGGAAGTACTAGTACCAACTGTACGATGATTGAAGTGTACGCTTTTTCTCAACTCAAAAAAATAAAGGAAAAAGCGTGCACCGAGCATGACTTTACCACCCACGTTTTTGACACACATAACGTTTGTCATGCTGAGTGGATAAAACCATGCCAACCTAATCAGCACTACCGAGCTATGATTGGTTACGAATTCATAGTCGGTAGTGACCATCAGTTTGAAGTATGGAGATCACAACTTTGTAAAATAGTCCACGGTTGTGAGCTTAGAGAATATCTAAGCATTTGTGCGCCTAACAATTATTTCTACGCACTGCTTACATGTTCTCCTGCAGAAACTTTTCTGGGATCTACTATTTGTAGGTCGCTGTACGAAGACTTCGTAAAGTTCTGGCCTAAGTTAGTTAATCTCCATCAAACAGACATCCAACTAACTGAGCACTTTATAACTCGTTACGTGCAGTGGCAACACCTTACCTGGATAGCTTCCCAAAGGGGCTGCTTAGAATTTGGTTAATGTGTTATCCTTTAAGGGTAGCTACACCTGCTTCTAGTGAAGGGCCCGTCCCGAATTAGAAGAGTTGAATTCTGTATTTATTGATGCTCAAAAAACTAATCATTGGTTTAGCGTTGTCTTTGAGTGTTGCGCAACCAGCTAAAGCCTCAACAGCTGAAGCTAGTGTTTACGACGAATGGTATGATGGCCGACCTACTGCTTCAGGTGAAGCCTTTCGTTACCACGGTTTATCAGCAGCACACCCTTGGTTGCGATTCGGTCGATATCGAGTTAGTTACCGAAACCGCTCAGTAACAGTACGGCTTAACGATCGACTCAACCTGCCTAGGCTAGACCTGTCTTGTGGAGCAGCCTATCATTTATTTAAGTCTTGCTACACATTAAAAACAGTTACTTATCAGTGGATTGGTCCGTAGGTAAGCGAGGGTCTGGCCTTTTTAAAGCAGTGTACACTGCACCCCCACCAGCAACCGCACCTAGTATCCCTGATACTAGGTTTTCTACTATACGGCCGTACTGGGGTCTGAACTCCTTGTTTTGTTGGGCTATTACAGTAGCTCCTGAAATCCCTATCACTAAAGCTGCAGCCAAACCAGTCTGCAAAATATTAGACCCCATTTTACGGTCGCAACTAAAATCAGTTTAGCTGCCTTACAGTAAACTAAAAATCCGTACAAAACAAAGTAAAGCGTTCGGCAAAGCAGCACCTCCAGTGTTAGACTTTGTCTATTCTCTACTCCAGATTTATGTCTGACGCCTACGTTCCTGAAGAAGAAATGGTATCTCCACAAGTAGCGAAGCTAACTCGGTTCGCAGCACAACTCCTACAAGCTAGTTACGAAAAAGTAGTCATTGGATTTAAAGGTAGCTCTGGTGAAGCTCAATTTGATGAACCACTGTTTTACCGAGTTGGTATTCCCGAAACGCAACCTTCTAAAGTAGATGAAGTTGCAGAGCTGATCGAATTTAGTGCTGAAGAAATTAGCAGTATCCTTAGTGATACTGCACAACGAGTACTAAACAACAGATTCTCGTACTGGTCTGACATGAATGGTGCTTACGGTATTGTTAGTTTCCACCCTGCAGATATGGGAGTCTATGTTAAAATTTATCGTTTGGTCCCTAAAGGTGATGAAGCAAATGTGACCCGCACCAGCCTCGAAGCTTTGTATCCTAAAGCTCGTCGGGTAGCTACTGCTCAAGACTGAACCCTACCAATTAACCTTATAGGGGGGTAACCCCCTTTTTCCTATGCCAAATATCTTTGAGACTCGAAATAACAGAATCGACGAAGAAGATTTCACCGACGAACCGGTACAGTCTACCTTTGATGGTGAACGACAAGTCACCTTGCAATATGGAACGGAAAAAGTTGCAGTAGACGTTACTAGCCCTAGTTACATGGGTAAAAACCTAGGTCAGATTGCTGCTATGCGAGCTGACGAACTAGGCTTTAGTCGTGAGGCTACGCGTTTGAACTATCGTCTGGCAGGCAGCTACGTAGAATCTACATTTATCCCTAAACCAGGCCAAGTCTTTGTGCTCAGTACCAGCGCTGACACTAAAGGCGACCCTAAAGCTCAGTAAAAACTAAGGGCATACGTAGCACTTTACGTGAGTAAAGTGCTATTGTATGTCTATTCGTTTAGTGTTATGTCAGGATTCAGCCGGGACAGTTTTGGAGCCTACCTCAAAGAAATAGGTAGATTTGACCTTTTAAACAAAAAAGACGAACAAGAACTAGGCGCGTTAGTGCAACAGGGTGAAGTCCTTTTAAAGCTAAAAAAGGAAAACCCTAACCACAGCCTAGAACAGTGGGCGGTCCAAGCCGGCATGACAGTAAAAGAACTACAGCGTGTCTTAACGCGTGCTAAAAGAGCTAAGGATAAACTCATCAAACACAACCTACGCCTAGTGGTTTCTATAGCCAAAAGATACACTAATCGTGGGCTGTCTATGGTTGACTTAGTACAAGAAGGTACTATCGGACTCAACCGAGCAGCTGAAAAGTTTGATCCTACTAAAGGATTTAAGTTTTCTACTTACTCTTGCGTACCCTTAACCACTGAGATCTTCACCCAACGCGGCTGGTTAAAGTACCACGAACTTGAACCCGGAGACCAAACCATTGGATACGACCAAGGTGTCAGTAAGTGGACCCCTATTTTAGGTAGCAAAGTTTACGACACAGCTCCACTAGTAAGTTTTGGAGACTCTAGGTGGTCTGTTCAATGCACTGACCAACACAAATGGTTAGTCAACGACCAAGGTACTACTAAACTCATACCTTTAAAAGAAATTGATCTTAATAAAAAAGCTCGTTTAGTAACTTCTGCTCCTTTTGTAGGAGGTAACAGCCCTTTAACTGAAACTGAAGCCGCCGCACTAGCTTGGATTCTTTACGGTATCGTTGACTACGAAGAACTCAAGTCTGAAAGAATTCAAATCCGATGCCCAGTAGAGTTCACCGAAGAGGTACTAAACCTATTCCAACAGTATTCTTCAGTAGTTTCTGCGCAGCCAGGTAGTGTTGTAATAAATAACAAAGCACTAGCAAAAATTTGGGAAAAATCAGGCCTAGTAAAACAGGACCTATTAGCTTTAGTAGTAGGCCTAAAACCTGAGGCACGCAAAGCGTGGTTTGAAGTTTTTGCTAAAACCCAAACAGTAGCACTTAGATCCAAAGAAAAAGTAGCTGCGCTAGCACTTTGTGCTTTCTTGGAGGGTTACAGCGAGGTTCAGGTAGAGGGAAGATGGGTCCAATACAAGATTAAAGACTACAACGTCCAAAAAACCTACGCTGAAATCTTTAATCTTCCATTTACAGTAGAACCCGCTGGTACTGCTGCAGTTTGGTGCCCTAATACTGAATTAGGTACTTGGACTGCTCGCACTGCTGAAGGTCAAGTGTTCTTGACAGGTAATACTTGGTGGATACGTCAGGGCATTACACGTGCAGTAGCAGTTCACTCACGAACCATTAGGTTACCAGTACACATATTTGAACGACTAAATAAGATCAAAAAGGCTACTAGAGAGCTCTACCAGCAAACAGGCAAACAACCCAGCATATTTCAGATCGCCACTCAATTAAAAGAAAAACCCAAAAAGATTTTACAACTAATGGAGTATGCAAAAACAACAAAGTCAATTGACACGTTGTTGAGTGACACCAATGGTACCAGTTGCTTGGCTGATTTCTTAGTAGACGATGTAACCCTCAGCCCAGAACAGCAAGTAGAAAAAGAACTAAATGCAGCTTACACACAAAAGCTACTGAAAGGTCTCACCGAACAAGAAACTAAGATTATCAAAGACCGTTATGGTATTGGACTAGAAGAACCTATTCCCCTAAAAGATATTGGTGTAGCGTTGGGCATCACTACTGAAAGAGTAAGACAAATAGAACGTCGAGCTTTGGAAAAACTAAGAGAAACTCATCTATTCCATGAAAAGCACCGCCCGAAACTCAAAAGCTCTAAGCAAATTAAAACGCAAAGTAAACCACTAGAACCTAAAGCTGAACTAGACTCGTAAGTAGTGAGGTTGTATGTACGATCATCCACTAGCTACTTACGAGTCTGAAGAAGACGGTATCACTGAGTGTAATGCTTGGGGGTATGTATCCGGGCTAACTCACTCTTATTTTGAGAACCAGGATTCTGCTGCTGGTGGGGTTATTAAAGAATATTTAAGTTTATGTGGCGCACCAGCACCATATTGCCGAGCTCTGATTCGCTCGTACAAAAAGTTTAAAAACACTGCAATACTAAGAGAAATACAATGTTTAGCAGCTACAGCCTTAGAACAAGAAGACGAAAATCTTGAAGACTTAGAAGTAGGTCCGCAAAATCCATACAACCCGCAATAAGTGTTAAAGGCTACCTTAATACAGATAGACTGGTGAGGTAGACCACCTGCGGTAATAAAATGACTGTAGATCCTCAAGATATACCCACCCCTGGAGGGTGGAAATACCTTGTTTATGGCATTGGAATTATCGTGGGGTCCACCGCACTAATGGGACTATTTTCGTTTGCTTGGCAGGTTTCTTTGCAACTTAACTCCTCATCCCAAACACTCAGTGAACTCAAAAAAGACTATGAGGCTAATAAAATAGAGACTAACACCCGTCTTCGAGATTTAGAAACCAATCGGTACTCAACTAAAGAGGGTACAAATTAAATAGCAAGTCATGCTACGTAAGTAGCATGACTTAAGCCCTCAGTAATTTTAACTTTCTTCTAAATCAGGCAGCTGATAGGTGTCCGCCAGGCCATTAGCTGCCAGCAACCCCCCGATCTCGGCCCAGTGGGCTGCGGTTAGGTTGGTGGCTGCAACGGCTACGTCTGTCAGCGACTGCTGCAGGGCGGCGACATTAGCAAAGCCCAGCTTTGCATCGGTTAGGTTGGCAATTAGCTCCAGGTTGGCCGTCATCAGCTGCGGCGAGGCTGCTGTTTGAGTTTTAATTGTTTGATAGGCGGCAGTTGTTATCAATCCGTTGTAGAACGCTCGATAGCGAGCGCCGGAATCTGTGATGCGCGGGCCGGTAGTCCACGCCTGGCGCATCATCCCATCTTCGCCGCGAACGGGGTTGAGGGGGATGAGGACTTCCGTTTCGGGGTCGTACTCGGGGGGAGTGGTGCGGAAGATGTGAATAGCGGGCGCAGGGAAGGTGTTCATTAGGTGAAGTAGCGATTGGTGGTCATTGATCCAGTCACTGTAGTTGCTGTTGTCACATCGACACCCCTATAGAACGCTTGAACTACCAGGTTAAGGGGGTTGTCCGAAGAGTTGGTGTAAGAAACTTGGGACTGGCCCGCTGCGTAGGTGAGGGTTGCGTTGCTAGTCAACTCTGTCCCGCTGGTGGCCATTTGCCATACGCTGTCAGTGTAGGAAGCATCGCGCATGTATTTAGTGCCTGTAAAATACAATACTCCAATGGGGCCGGATGTGGTTGCGTCTACGTTTCCAAAGGTGCCCGCCATTCCGTAGTGTTTGTTGGTATTAGTATAACCAAAATGCCAACTAGAATAGCCTCCAGTGCGTACACTAGAACCTTGATTAAGTAGCGCAACAAGGTTGTTAAGTGATGCGCCACGGCTGCCGTCAGTCGCGGCACGATTTGACATAAGGCCATAGTTACCGTTGTCGTCAAGAATATGGATACAGTTAGTGTCAAAATTGCGATCAATAGATCCGTTTGAGCTCATGTTAGCACCGGCATAGGCGGTAAAGAACACGCCTACATCCAAACCCCTACCTTGGCCGTAGCTTCCAACGTAGGTCTGCGTATTTTTGGTGCCGTAATTACTATCTGCAATTATCGAAACACCTTTTGCTACTGCCTTTGGCAAGTTTGTAAGCCTTGAATTGCCGAGGAAATATATGCCGCCAGAGTAAATATCTACATGACCATTTACCGAAATAACGGCTCCAGGGCCACCACCGCCGCCCAGACTTCCCGCGCCGGTGCCTTTTGCCCCCAGTATTATATCGCGTAAGTAAAAAGACCCTTCGCTTACAAAGATATTTGAACCGCTGTAAAATCCATACAGTGTCAAACCTGTTGGCACAACGGCGTCGATGTAGTCATCCAGTATACTTTGAATTGTAGCCGAGTCAGATCTATACGGGGCTAGGTCGCCGAAAAGGAATGATGGATAATTAGCCGTGTCCCTAATGGTAGAAAGCAGCGATGCCCAACCGACTCCTTGCGTAATTCCGCCATACAAGAATGTAAGCGGGACAGGGTTTGCGTTAAAAATTACATAAGGATTACTTTGGAGCTGAGATAGTCCAGTGGCAAAAAGGGGTATTACAAAAGGACCGCGAGCATCGTGTAGTGCTTTGACATCAGTAGTGGGTTTTGTGGCGGCTGTTGTATAGCTAGCCACAACATTAGTGGCGGGAAATCTAGCTGTTGCTCCGACGACCTCGGCGATGTGGCGGAATGCGGGAGGCCCTGCCCAATACGGCCCATTGGCGAGCTGGTATCTGACAGTCTCAAACTGGGTGAAAACTTCGTTTGCATAGGCGACGGCAGCCCTAAATGTAACTGCAGTCGCTCCCGTCAGAGGTGGAGCATCGAATACTTCTGTGGTTGACCTAGCTGGGTTGAGCGTCAGCGTAGCCGAAGTCCCGTCAAAGTTAAAAGTCTGTCCTGCTGCTGTTGCGCTATCAGGCACAACATAGAGAGTGGTAATTCCGGTTTTGCGGGTAAGCACTCCTGCGTTTCGCGCCCAGTAGTTCAAGCCTTTAAGACTTACAATTTCAGGCGAGTTGTCCAAACTTGAGTTTAGCTCTGCGTCATTTGCGCCGCTCAGAGTATTGCTAGAACGCAGTGCAGCAGCATTGGCTAGCCTAACCGTCCCTAGGCTTGTAGTCTTGCCGGCACTGGAGCTTGGGAATAGCAAGCTAGCTAAAGAGCTTAGGTTCCATACTCCAGAGCCAGTTAATCCATTAATTGAGATATTGGAAAAACTCTCTTGCTGGGTATTTTCCGTTCCAGCCTGGTCGCCAGCCAACACTGTTTCGCCTGTTTCAGTATCAGTAAGGCCTCTATTTGTTACAACTTGCCCGTTTTCGTTGACACCATTTACTATTACTCGCCCGCCACCGCCATTGGTAAAATACAGCGAAAATAGGTTGGACGCTGACATTGGCTTCTGCGCTGCCGGCAAAGCAGTGGAGTAATTGCCATGGCCAGCTCCTTGGTCGTAGGTGAAGTTTGAAAGCGTGATCGTGGTCGGCCGACGGAACTCCACTGCCCAACGAGCGAGGCCAGACGCGGCGCCACCAGATGGCGCTGAGGGAAAATCCGCTGTGCTAGATGGATTGAGTCTACGAGTAGCTGCGGTGCGTGGTATAAGTGCTGTCCAAACAGCAGCATCCGAAAAACCAAGGGCCCGCAGCAGTGCGTACAGACCTAGTAAGTCGGTACCAGTGCGATATTGATCCCGGACAGGACCAGCATTATTAAAAATTGTAGACCAGTTTATGCCGCAGCTTGTGGTTATGTCGTTTGGGTCGGTATCGGTATCAAAAACAATTTGAGGCGCTTCATTGGTATTAGGCTCTTCCGGATTATAAGCTTCTGGCATATGCACGTAAGCTTCGTCCCAATCGGCTGATGGAGGAGTTGATGCGATGGCATAATTGTTCCTAGTAGCCTTAAAGTGTTTGTTAAGAGCCTTAACTACTACACCCTTTCGATAGAACGTGCCAACTGTGTACGTGGTACTGGGGCAGCTGCGCCGTAGCGTTACTCGTGCACCAAAGTCTGTTTTACTAGTGCTGGTAACAGCTAGTACTTCTTCCCCATCTGGGATCAAATTTCGCGTAATACCTCCACCCAATACGTTTAGCGATGTTTGTAAAATTGCTGATCTACTTGGCGTGCGACTACCAATTGATGTTGTCAATTCCAGAGATGCTGAACGTTCTGCCAAAGTGCGGCTATCTACTACACGGCGAATGTAAACAGATTTCCCGATAGCGTTGCTAATACCGAAGCTGCTGGGCACAGCTGCATTGGTTCCGCTTTGGCTCAATGCCGCTGTGATGTTGATTCGAGCAGGGGTGCCAGGCGTCCAGGCTGTAGTAGTAAGCAAAGCCCGCCAATCGTCGCCTTCAGGGTTTTCAACCCATACGTAAGTACCGCCCGGCAAAGAATAACCGTCTGCGGCCACTAACTGAGGGATTGTACCTGTGCTATCAGCGGCCAAAGCCTGCAACAGGGTGATGTTAGATGCGCTATGGCTTGCCACCACCCCCAACGTGATTCGCCTGATTGCAGGTGTTTTTTCGGATGGGTGAAGTGGGACTCTAATGCCATCTATCAACCAGCCTTTGTCCAGCGGAACAGCGGTTCGGCCGTAGCCTGTGGCAAGCGCAGCGCAACTGCCAAATGTAAAATTTCCGTTCGATGAGACAATTTCCCCCCCCAGGTCTGCTCGCGCCCTTGCAGTGTGACCAACACCAAAAACAGAAACCTCGCTACAGAAAGCATCTCTGATTACCAGTAGATGGCAGTGAGCACGTTGGGGCTTGATCCGTCTATTATCAGGGATTGTATCTATATAAGCCTGAAGGCTGGTAGGGGTAATCCAGCTACCACCAAAATAAATTTGCAGGCTATTTACGTCTTTTTGGAGGGAAATTCCAGTAAACTGGGCTGTAATTGTAGATTTTAGACCACCTAAGTTGTCTCCATTGATGAACAGACCACCCATACCCCACTCACTACGCACGCTGATGCGTTCGGGGTAGGCAGATGCGCCCTGTACTGTATCCCAAGCAGAACTTGGGGTGCCAGTAAATGCGCCAACTACTTGGTACTCACTTCCTCGTGCTACGCTCAACGCAGCAGAAAGATTAGCTCCAGAGCCCAGTGCGGTATAAGCCTTGGTGTAAAACGAATTTAGATGTGACTGAGATGGGTAACCTAATGCGTAGAGCAAGTGTAATGATTGATTTTGACCGATAGGATCACGAAAGGTAAAATCAAGCGCATGTACGTCGGGTGTCTGATATAAAACACAACGAATATTGCTGTAATCGCTAGCGATATCTGCAGGGGCTGGTGCCCACATTGGTATCAATACGGTCTTACGTAAGTCTTCACCGTCAAAAGCAGCACCTCGTGGTAAAAGCACCCCTCCAAGGGTATTGTCGTTAAATGCAATTAGCTCCTGCCAAGTAGGAACCTTACCATTAGTCCAAGTGCTGATAGGAACAGCGCTTGAATGAGATCCTGGGTGGTTGTAAATAAACTGCGGACCTGATGCCATGTGAATAATCACACAGTCACGGTGAGCCCGAGGATCAGTAAATGTGTACCAGCTTAAGGATGTAATTATGTAAGCTTCTAGTACTGCTCTGTTAAGAGTTTTGAAAGGGGTAATTCTTGTATAACCACACTCCAAACGTTGGTTGCGAATACGCTTGAGTTTTTGGGCAATTTTCTCTTCGTCGGTGCCGCTTGACTCAAAGCTATTAAAATCTCCAGTTACAAATGTGTCTCGGCCAAGAATATCATCAACGTAAAGATGAAACGGAGCCGTAAGCGGATCACTAGGTTCTGCTGAGCCGCCAGCAACATTAACATTGCCTACCAGTTGACGCAGGGTAGAAGCCATCACTGAGGATTGGACAGCAGTGTTACTAATTTCACCAGCTGCAACAATTACCCACGTAGCGTTAGATGTAGCTCGATAATGTACGAAGCCTCTTGTTTTATTAGGAAAAGTATAATTAGCACCGCTTAAAATGTCTACTACAGACAGAGTAAATGCTCCACCAGCTTGCCTTATAATTTGAAATTCAGTGCCATCTTTTATGCCTGAAGTAGGCAGAGTAATGGTTCTATTTGCAGTCAGCGTTGTATTAAATACCTGTACAAGGTAATCGTTACTGATTAGAGTAACATTTACATCACCACGGTTTTGTGTCTGATTAACAGGAATTACTGACTCCCACCCTGTAGGAGTACCATCTGTATTTATCAAGAAAGTTTTAGTATCAGGTTGCCACCAAAGCTCACCTGTATAGTCTAGTGACTGTCCATTAACTTGGAATTGGTCAGGTCTTACACCTGAATTACCTACATATGCATTGCCGATACGTATGACTTTATCTGTAGATGAAGTAGTAGCAGTCCTACCTATTCGTAAAAAGAATCCTAATGAAGTACGAATCAAACTGGTGCTAGTAGTACCTGCTGAACGATGGTTAACTACAGGTTCAGCCCGAGCAAACTCATTTAACTTTGGTACTCGATTAAGAGTACTAGTTTCTTTAACAACAACAATGTCGGACATACAACCTCAAAGTTAATGAATTAAAAATCAGGGGCCGAAGGCCAGTTTAAATATTCAGGACTGTTTACATAAGTCTTTAAACTGGCTAGATTGGTCTTTGTGGACACTTCGGTCCGTTTGTTGCTAGCTTCTGTGCGAACAGACTCTCTCCAATTACTCCAATCAGTAGGTATGTCTACGTTAATTTCTGATTTTCTAGTAACCATCCAGTCAGAAGGCTCTAGTAAATTATAAGCCTTAGAACTCACCGCTGCAATCAAATACTTTTTTGCTGCACTCAAAGTCGTAGGTAAGGGAAAAGCAGACCAAACCCAATTCTCATTAAACCAGTACATTTTAGTGCCTAAAATTACCTGAGCCGGAGGTGCTAATTCAGTAGTATCTGCAGGCTGGGACCAACCTAAAGTGTTAACTACTACTGCTTGACCTAAATGCAAGGTTTCAGTGGGTGTAGTAACATAATAAACTTTAGGGTTTTCATAAGCATAGATTATTTCCTGAGCTTGGTCTAGTTCTGTTTGCCAAGCATCTAAGCTACTAATAGATTCAGGCTGGGCGTTAACATAGTGTACTAGCCCCCTACCTAAAGTATCTGAGAACTCTACTAGATCTATAGCAGGATTCATACCACTAAGGTCAACACCTCTAGCTGTGCCTTGTGGTAAGACTATTAGGTTTTCTCTAGGTCTGATTTCAGTCACTGCAAGTTACCTGGTGCAATTGCTTGTATTTCTACACCTTCTATTGTAGGTTCTTTACCTAAAGCAGTGTTGAATAAAATATGATTGGTCACGTCAGCCCGTTTTACTGATTCGTTGCGATGACTTTCAACTGCTGCTGCAGTGTGGCGCTGTTGGTTGGAATTTTCTATTAGTAAAGCAGGTAGCCACTTAAAAGAACAATCCCATTCATCCACTTGTTTACCAGTATTAGAATCCCAACCTGTAACATGAGTAAAGAAAACACACTTAGTACCTACGCAGTCTTCGCGGATCAGAGGGCACCAAGTACCTGTCTGTAGTTGCATTAAGTTTTAGTGCAAAGGATCATGTCTATGTATCTTACCGCAAAGTTCATAGTGTTGCCAGTTGTTTGGCTTACACTAGCAGAATTAACAGTAACGCCCGTTCCAGACCCAGTAACACTATAAGGGCCACCTGGCACTTGGTTACCACCTCCGCTAAAAGCAGTAGGTCCAAAATCCATACCATCTTGGACAGTTGATCCCCCTGAACTTACACCCTCATCGTTCCTTAACGAATAAAATGAGTGTGAGTGTGACGGGTCAGTAATACCATGGTTGTGGTCTACTAGAGGTACTGTTCTATTAGTAAAAGCTGCGGTAAAAGCAACTGAGCCACCAGCCCCACCACCGGCTCCGCTAACAACTCTCAAAGCGTAGTCGTCAACGTTAGTTTCTTGTACCCACCCTAAAGGAGCAGTTGCATTATGAAAAACAAGCCTAACACCCGGCTCAAAAACTCCCAAACCTACAAATTTATTAGCAAACACCACACCTAGTACTTCTAGGTGTCTAAATTTACCTGAATCAGCTTCGACTACTTCGGCTTGTAAAGTACCTAATACACGAGCTGTTTTGAGTAAAACCTCCGAGGCCTGGGTAAGATCTACTAAGCCTCCAGCAACTACTAAGTTAGCAGTAATTAAGTGACCGGTAGCTACTAGGTTTTCTAAACGGAATGCATTTAATAGCTCAGGACGTTGCTTAGGTGTGTTAAACACACGTGAGTTTGAATCAGACCAATCAATCAACCGGCCCTCAGCAGAAAACATCAACCGAGGAGCGGCTAACGTAATTTCAGTGGTACTGCCCACTACGTATACGTTGCCACCTATGTGGTAGTTACCTGTAGTATCTAATCCAGTAACTCTTACTACACCTCCATTTTGTTCAGTAGCTCTAGAGTTATACAGTTGTTGTGCACTAAGTACGTTGGCAACCGTTTCATTAATAGCAACTGAGTAATTACCAGAAGCGTAACCTGTACGATCCCAAAAATGAGCCGTTAAACAAACTTTAGAAGGCTGACGGAATTCTACTGGAGCAGCACTAACATAAACCTTACGTTGGCTAGGAGGTAGGTCTTTACCATAACGATTAAAAAGCTGAGCCAGAGCTGAGTCATTAGTATCAGCTGCATCACTAGGAAAATAAGGCGTCCCTAAGTTAGGAGCTACTGACTGCCCACTATACAACAGCCCAAAAGCTGATACAAAACGCTCTACAGCCTCACGAGTAGTTGAATATTGACTGATACGATCATAAGTACTAGCAGCACACTCACACCCAGGAAAAATTGAGGGTGTAATACTACTAGAACTAGGTGTTACCACCCCAGCTATAGAATCATAAATAGACAGCGAAGCATCAGGGTTCCAATTAGGGCTGTCTAGGTCTAACTCCGGGAATAAGTAATTCAGGTTTTGTTTGTAGCCTGTTGTACCCCCACTAGGTGGCAATACCCCACCTAGCAACACGGTTAGGTAGTAAACACCATCTTGGTTTCCAGGTTGGTATTCGGTAAGAGTCTCAACGTCATATACCCAAAAAGTTTCTAACGTATCGCTATTACTAATAGGAGTCTGTATTACTGAAAAGCGTTCCGGAGGTTCAGCTTGAGCTACAGTTTTGGGTATAGTAAGTTCTAGTCGCCACAACAAGTCATTAGCATCTACCGTTTGGCCTGTCGCTAGAGTACTTCCGGGTCGAAAGTCTACCTTACGTTGTACATAAACAGCGCCAAACAAATCTGGTACTAGAGCAGAACTATCCCAGTCTCTCATGGTACGCTCTAAAAACTCAAAGCTACCACTTTGAGCTTTAACAAAAAGCCGATATAACAAATTACGCCCGTTCGCTACATCATTCCAATCGTTGGTGCCTTCTGTAGCAGCTTTAGCAACCCTTAGATAAATCAAACCTAAAGGTTGACCTGTAGTTGGGTCAGTAGTACCAGTAGGTTCCCAAACGTAATATTGTCGTTTAGGATTGTTACCTGAGGTGTCATCACTTAAAGGTTCCCTTAATAAAACATAAAAGGGTACTGCTAGGTAGTTAGCTTTAGGTGAAGGGTACGTGTAAACGCAGCTCCATACTCTCTCAGCAGCTCCACCTGCTTTACCTAGCAAATACAAACCGTCTAGAACCAACCACCTTTTTTCGTAACCAGTACCTGGAGACTCTATATATTCCGGTACTGCAGATTCAATAATAGGTGCACCTAAGTACAATCTCCTAAAATTAGCAGTTTGGTTAGCAGCAGTTTGAGCACCACCTAAGGTCCCACTTACCGTACCTAAGGTCTTAGCTAAGTTAATACGGTTGAACGAAATATTGACTACTTGATCGGTAGCAAAACCCGTTAGAGGAGCATCATAAGCAGTTATTACAGAAGGATCGTTTCCAGTAAAATTCTCACCATAAGGTATAGCAGTACTACCTTGATTAGTAATACCGGGAGTAGTAGTAAAGTCAACCCTTTTAGCTAAACCACGAAGCACTCCTTTAGGTGGTACTAAAGCAGTGACTTTACCTTTGGTTTGCAGCAACTTAGCTGTAGCAGCATAACCAGTAGCCTTTAAGCTAATAGCCCCGTATTGACTACGATTACCTGCACCAGTAATTACACCCCCACCACTAGACCAAAACTCATCTGCAAAACCTTCTACTAGGTTGTCGTGAGCTCTAATTTCAGCGCCGTTAGTAGCGTGCAAAAAGTAGTGCCGGTAGTCAGCTTTGTACTGAGCACTAACGCTAGAACCAGTACCACTACTAAAAGCAATATCCAAAATCTGAGTGGACTGTGCATGACAATTACGGACGATTACTGAAGCTTCACCTTCCATCAATAAGCCGTCAGCTAAAATACCACACAGCCCAGTTTCAGACCTTAAACGACAATCTCTAAACTCAGTAGGTAATTTAGGTGTAGGATCAGTACTGCTCAACACACCTGGTGTTTGGTAACCATATTTAGCACCGTTAGCCCAATAAGCTGCGTTGTTAGTAAATACAGGTCTAGTTGCAGCGGGAAATTCAGACCAATCTTGAATGCTTACTAAATTAGTAAAAACTTTCAGTAACTTGGCGGAATACAAAGCTAGTTCAGCGGTACTTAAAGGTGCAGCTGCTAAAACAGCATGGTGACTAGAACTACTAGTAGTACCAAAACAAACACGCTCTACTAAAGTCTCAGCCGAATATCTTAAAATACTACTTTTGAAAGCTTGACTAGTAGGTACGTACAACGGGCTAAAAACAGTAGCTGCAGGGTCCTTTACGTAAATGTGAACTTGAGGGCCCAATACCACACCACCGTAGACACCACTGCCTACACCAGTAGGATTGAATAAATCATAAGAACCAGCGGCTGCCTCAAACTCTAAGTTCTTAGCACTTACAGCTAAAGTATTAACTGCTCCAGCACTAGTAGCACCAGCTTGGTTCTTTACGTTATAGGTACCAGGCTCTACGTAAATGGTTACGGGCCCTAGCAACGAACTAATCAAGTTAGCCTGTAGCGCCGCTCGCTCTAAAGTCTTAAAGGGGCTAGTACTAGAAGTACCTTTGTTGCTTACTAGATCACTAGCATCAGGGTGCCTAGCATTCAAATAAACACTAGTAGCACTAACCACACTAGACTGAGCTGCTAACAGCCCTTTAGCTGTGTAAGGGCTAAGAGCTACTTTGGTATCCAAACCAGCAATAGCTTGAGCTACTGTAGCTAGCTGTATAAAACCCGCTCGCTCAGTAGTGGAATACAACTTCCACTCACTAGAAGCGAGAATAGGAGTCTCAAAGTCAGTAAGAGAGTTAAACGCTAAACGAGCAGACCGGAGGTCCAAAGTAGCGTTGGGGAAAAGCAGCAAGCTTTCAGTGATCGTTAGACGCTTGAAGACCTTAGTATCAGAAGTAGTATTACTGGTTAAGTCAGTTTGTTTACCTGTCTTTAAGTCAATGACTTGCTGACCAATAATGAAGTTACCATCTTGGTCCATTCCAGTATTGTAGACCCGACCACCAAAAGACTCTTTTTTGATCCGGGCTATAGATTGCTGAAAAGTAAAGACCTTGTCTTGGAACAACGGTAACGCAGAAGAATAATTCAAGTAACCCTGCCATTCCCAAGTGTGCCCAGCACACCTGATAGTAGAAGGGCGGTGTAGGTTGGTACGTATAGTAGTAGGTACGTTTACTGTTCTGGTACTAGCTTGTAGTAAAGCTACCCTATCAGACAACGGCAACCCGAGTTCAGACAACAGCGTGTCTACGGCTTTATAGGTAGCCGAAGTAGTAGGGTTAGCTACAGGGTTGTTAATATCAATTTCTGGATAAAGTGTAGACAATGACTCGTTAGTGGCTCCAGCCAACATCAAAGCTACGTAATAAGTACCTGTAGGCAAGTCAGCCCCGTTGAAGTCAGTAGTCTTTACATCTGCTACAAATAACGGTGTAGTAAGCTGCAATCCCATCAATTGCTGGTTAAGCCTTAATACAAAGTTTTCTACAGGTCGCCGCTTGCTGGAATCACCTAGACCTTCAAGCTTAAGCCACAGAATACGGTCGTCTGATTGTCTTTGATCAGGGTTGCGTTTAATCAGTATAGGAAACCCCTCAACCAAAGTACGGTTGTTGTAGATACCGTTGTTGGTCGTTGAAGTATTAAAAAACCACCCGTTGGAATCCTGAGAATAAAAAGGAGCTGTGTCTACCAAACGAGCTGTATATTCAGTACCGTCTACACCAGTAACGTAAAGTAGTTCCCCAGGTTGGTAAGTAAAAGGAGCTACACGATCTTCACTAGGTTGGGCATCTACGTAAAGCTTTGCAGGAGTATTGATGTCTGCGTTGGCAGGTGTCTTTAGTTTGTAGCTAAGAATCGGAATATTGAAAACAGTCGGGTCTATAGGTTTAGGTAAGATAATCGTATTGATAAAAGAGCCCGAGTCTTGCGGCAGAGCCGTAGCCGCAAAACCCTTAGCTACTAAGGATAGGTCGCCAAAGTTAGAGCAGCTGTTAGTAATAGAAAGCTCACCGCCGTCTTCTGCTTCGTAATGAACAGCAGAACAAATCACAAAACAACTAACGATCTGGATGTAACCACCGTTAACTGCTCGGAAAGCCCGGTGTCTCCATTCTGGTTTGTACCTTTTGTTTCCTGGCAGTGTGGTGTCTGTAACAAAAGCACGTGGATCAGCTTGCAAGCTTACGTTAGTAAACTGAGCAGTAACCATAGACTTAAGGCCACTGACCTTAGCGCCGTCTACCAACAAGCCATTAAGGCCAAACCGGGAACGAACCGAACAATTAAAAACATAAGGTGATGCTGAAACAGTAGTATCAACAGCTAAGAAACCAGTAGCATCTAAAGCCTGATTACTGGTAACCGGCGCTACTATCTCAGTTTCTGGTATCGAAGCTTGAAAGTCTGCTAGTACCACGTTAGGGTTACGCCGCAGCCCTAACACTTGGTATACCTTAGAGTAATAACTAGAATCCGAACCGGTTAACTCATCAGCGGTAGCAAATTCAGCACACCCACAAAGGTGGTGACTACTGTAGTTAAACGCGTTGTCAGTAAAAGTAAAACCATAAAGGTACGAACCACCAGTAAGCTTAAAAATACTGGTACGACCGGTACCAAAACATTCTGGGTCGGCCAACCAATCATTAAAGTTCCCTACGTACCTAGGGCGAAGCTTGGTCTTCCTAAGATCTAAAGCTACTATCGAAACACCCCTAGGTGCAACCACCCCACCTTTAATGGGATTAAAGACAGAATAGTTAGGGTAACTAACAGTATCTCCTACAGCCCAAACGCCTTTCATTCGACGAACTGTAATACGTGCGTTGTCAACCGCAACAACTATTGCTGAACCACCAGAAGAACTAAAAACTTGTTGGCGTGGGTACAAACCTTCAGCCCAAGCGTTGGTAACACTCAACACACCAGTAGTTAAGTTGATAGCTGTAACTAACCCACTTAGGAGCTGTGGGTTAATAGGGCCAGTATCAGTAGCCGTTAGTCGAGGTAAAGCTGAATAAGATACTACCCCTGGACGGTTATCTAAATGATAATCTCCTGAGTGAATGTAAATAGTATCCTGGTCATACAAGTCATTGTTAGCTCCAGCTTGATAAGACCTTAAAGCAGAAGCTATTAACGCTCGTTCTGGGGTAAGAAAAGGTCTACTAGGATCTAGACCGTCATTTTCAACCGAATCATCACCTATAGTTTGGTCTACATGAATCTCATTTGACTCAGTACGACGCGTAATAAAACCAGACTCTTCTGCCCAATTAGCCAACCCAGCCGGGTTAATGGCAGTAGTTTCTGAAACACCATCTTGAATTTCTTGTAAAGTTGCTAACCTCACCAAACCAGCTTGGGTCTGAGTAGCATCTACTGGACTAACCCTAAACCAAGAGTCACCATTATTAACAAAAAAAGCACCGTCTGTTTTACGTAACCACAGCTGCCCTATTTGATTTAGCTTGGCAGCGTTATTACTAAAAGTAATTCCTGGAGCAGTAGTTTCTGCTGCATCCGTAGTAACATATGCTGGACCTACACGTACTACTTGATCAGCTACACTCTCATTAGACTCAGTACCAACTCGTAAGAACAAGCCTACCGAGCTAGCAATCAAATTAGCATTTGTAGAACCGTAATTAACTGATACTTCACCTAAGTAAAGATCTTCAGGTGTATTAGTACTAGGTACCCGATGAGGTACACCACTAGATCGAGATACGTGACGCAGAATATCAAAATCCCGAGGGGTGCTCATCTAACCTTAAGTGTCTTAACAGAGACTAGCAGGCCAAGTAAGTCACTGACAAGTACTATATGAGCTAGCCTAGTGGTATACGTCAACCACGTATGGACGGTGCAGAATGCCTAACTCTTTCAGACTACGTCAACAAGAAAAAGGTCAGGCAACTACATCGACAAGCTATTTTCAGAGCTTTTGACCATAAGTGCGCTTATTGTGGCAGTCCAGCTCAAAGCTTAGATCACGTTAAACCACGTCACAAAGGAGGTCAAAACCTTAGTTCTAACTTAGTACCTGCTTGTTTAGAGTGTAATCAAACCAAAGGTAGCTCTGACTTATGGGACTTCTACCACAAAGGTCAGGCTTTTTATTCAGCTAGTAGAGCTGAATTTTTAAAACAGTGGGTTTCAGGTGAAATCTTAGCGTTAAGGGCACTAAGTGTTGAAGAACTCGGCAAAGACAACGTGCACATATTCTTAGTAGGTTTCAACTAAAAACAAAGTACAGCGTACGGTGTAATAACACTTAAGTATGTCTGAAGGTGCTGAAGCGCCAACCTTAGAACCTTTTGTAAGAGGTAAAAAGGGCTGCCTTAAACTCGTTACTTCTCCATATTGGGGTAGTTGGTATAAACAAGTAGACGATCCTAAAGGTAAAGACGTAGACGCAAAAGAACTGCTAGAGCAATTTTGGATTAAAGAGTCGTTTGATAAAGTACCACTACAGCAGCTACGTAGGGTGGTTACCTTTTATAGACGTTATGTGTCTAACGTAGCAGCCAACTCGACAGTAGATACTAATGAAGTACAAGTTTTGCTGCTGCGATCAGAAACTGATATTACAGCATGGAAAATCCTAGTTCCTAAACAAATCATTACACCCGGAACAGTCGAAGCAGTAACTCATCCGTCTTGTGATTTAGAAACTGGTGAAGATCACTTGGTGTTTCCGCCTGAAGGGTGGGCTCATGCTGGTAGTAGCCACTCCCATAACACTATGGGTAAAAGATCCTGAAGTCTGAGTAGAATAAGGCTAATTTGTAGTCTTACTTTGCTTACTTACGCAAATCCCCGCGACGTACACGTGCGCCAAAAAGTGGTTGAACTTTTTAATAAAGGGTTTACACCACAAGAGATTCAACAAGAACTAGGTCTCCGCTACTGGCAACCTGTTTATAACGTGCTTAAAAAAGCTGGAATCTACGAAAAGAGATCTACTAGGTACCATCGTAAGTATTTTTTTAACGAAAACTACTTCGATAATATCAATACAGAAGACAAAGCTTATTTCTTTGGTTTTCTTGCAGCAGATGGATGTATTGATTCTGATGCACAAAGGGTAAAAATAGCCCTTCAAGAAAAGGACTCAGATATCTTGTATAAGATGGTTTCTTACTTAAACGCAAACTTTGAGCCAAAGTTTGTAAAACACCATTCTTATAATCAAGTTCATCTGTGTTTAAACTCAAAGGTTTTTAGGCACGCTCTTATACAAAAAGGTATGAAACCCAGAAAATCTTTAACCATGAGTGCAGAGTTAACCGACTCAATCCCTGAACACCTAATAAGGCACTTTCTTAGAGGGTACTGTGATGGAGACGGTAATATATTCCTAGGAAAAAGATATAAGTCTGGGGTTAAATTCTCTGTATCAGTCATAGGGACTAAAGAATTTCTTAAATCGTCTTTTCTTAAGCACTGTTCTAGTAACTCTCCTCTCTCAAAGTATAACTCTTGTGAGATGTGGTGCTGGAAAACAGCCAAGATAGATCACGTATTTGAGTTCCTTAAATACATCTATCAAGATGCAACAGTCTACTTAGATCGTAAGTACAAATACGTAGGGGATTACGTAACTTCAGAATGTGCCCATATAAAATCAGGTGAATTGCTGGAAATCTTCCTGCCTAAGGCAAAAGACAATCAGCAGCCAAGTCTACTTGCTCAAAGTAAGTAGAAAGGTTCAGAGACTATCCCGAAAGGGAGTACGCTCAAGCGAGCGGAAGCGCCTGAATACCTATAGTTTAACTATAGGTATAAGATATAGTCCCATCCCGCATGACCGCGTTAGAGTCATAATACCGAAAGGGCGGATGTCTGTGTAGCGAACAGACACGTAAGTAATTGGCATTCTTTTCAGGTAAAGACGACCGAGGCGAACTAACCGTACCGGGCTTGCACTTTGTAATTGGTAGGATTACTACTTCTAGCTTTGAGATTAAAGCTTCAATCGTAATGAACCGTATGCGATTTCTAGTACCTCCTGATTGGGTACTAGAAATCGGAGAAATTCCTTATAAAGTACAAGATTCAATGGTAGGAGTCTTTACTGACTCTATAGCCGTACCCTACGCTGAAAAAGTAGAAACTTACGTTAAGCGAGCTAACGAAGCTGTACCTAAACGTACCCCTTTACCTGGTAGTTATGGACCTAGGTGGACTCGTAATAATACAAACCATGCTTATAGCTGGACACCTAAAGGTAAAAGTCCAAACGCACTGGGAGACTTTTCAGACCTACTAGGAGACGTAAACGAAATTGGTTTGTACTCTAATAAAACCGTACAAATAAACGCGCGGTCTAAACCACTAAGTATGGTTGTCAAACAGCTTAATTTGCTGTTGGACGGACTTAAGTATCAACACTCTGCAGTAGTCTTTGAAGCTCTGGTAAATAAAGGATTCATCAGTGAGCAAGCTGCACTGATAGCTGCAGGTGAAGCTACAGAAGTCGCACAGCAAGCTGAAGTGTGGAGTTTTAAAAAGCCTAGCGGACTAGCAGACCTAGTTGATAACTTCAATGAATCAGAAACTGAACCCCCACAAGATCAGTTAGACGCTACCTTTAGTCTTTTAGCTTCGTTGCTAGGTGACTTATACGATGGTTACAACGAATCAGACGCAGTGTACGGTTTACTCTACACACTAACTCTTATTGATAAGAAAACAGTACAGCTGTATACAATTGAGTATAAAAAAGCACTTAACTGGGGAGTTTGTCTAGCTAAGCGCCTACCCAGTACGTTTGACGGTGATTGGACAAGCGTAGAAAAACTAGCTGTGGTGCTGAAATCTTTAATAAAAGATGACCACTACCGTAAAATAGTTTACGGAATTCTGTTGAACGTAGGGTACCTAGAAGCCGAAAACCTACCAGTTGACAGCACCACGGCTGAACTTTGGCGGCGTAGCGCTGCTGAATTTACCGATACCAATACTGATACTGACTTAGGTTTGGCAGCCACTCACTACGAACCTGATTGGACTGATCGTATTTAAATGAGCACTTTCACTCTAGCTACAGAGCAACCTACACCTACCAGAAAGACTATTGCCAGAGGTCGCCATAAATTTATTGCTTTCCCTGGCGAAACCCAAAAGGCACTGTTTTCATACACACTTGGTGGTTCATCACACCAATGCTTAGACGTTAATGGTAGTACTAGAAGAATACCACAAAATTATCATTCTGTAAGAATTTTCACTATCACAGCACCTAGAACTGCTCTGGTACCTTTACCAGAATCTGGAGATCAAAAGAAATGGTTAAATATTTTTACTGAAAGAACTTGCAAAAACTGCTCGCACTTAGCGCAACCAGCTCTAGCTGTACAGTCTGCTTTTCTAGCAGACCGCAACATAATAAACCTTAAAATAGACGCACTAGAACGAGTAGTAGCTAGGTATCAAACTGGAACTTGTAAAGGTGTACAAGCACATCAAACAGGTATTTGTCCTGCCTCACACAACATAGCTGAGGGCTTGTCCTCATTGGACACTGCAGTTATGCAAGTTCCTGCTTTGTGTCTAATGTCTACTTATACTAGTCAAACAGACCTACTAGCCTTTAGCGAAAGGGAGTACAACCTTTTTGCTTATCGAGAAACTGATCAAAAAGTAGGCCCTTACTGCCCAGCTAATGTGCACTCATCAGGAAAAATCTGTTGGGGTAGAGAAATGCAAAACAGCAACGTTAAACCTCGCACACCTAAAGAAGCGTTGTCTATGTACTGGGGGTCTGGTTTTAACCAAGACTTAGCGTCTCAACGGGGCTCAAGTCTAAAAACTACTTTAGAAAACTATCGACAAACTGAAACTAGTTACGGAAAACTACAAAATTATTTGCACGAGCATAAATACGGTACCAGCCAACCGTGTGTCGGCATCTATTTAAGCTCTTACAGAAACTTGTTGCAAAAAGTTCCTGCTGAGCACCACATAAAATTAGGAGAAGAGACAATGGTACTAGCTTGGGTCTTATACGCTGAACCAGAAAGGTACGTACTAGATTGCAACGGCTTTCTGGTAGAAATGAGTAAATTAAATGGCTCCTCCACAGTAAACATCCATAACCTTACTGAATCCTGATGAAATTCGACCAAGTTCACCTAGTAGGTCTGGGTGGTACCGGTTCGTACTTAGCTAAACCTCTTACTAGGTTGCTTAAATACCACAACCAAGGTACGACTAACTTACACTTCTGGGATAAAGACCTAGTAGAACCACACAACCTGATCCGCCAAGACTTTGGTGCTGAAGCTGTAGACCAAAATAAAGCTGAAATCATGGCCTCAGAACTAAAGTCTATCAACCCTTACATCCGAGTACACACTGGTTGGTTTGTACCTGATACCCTAAACGAATGGTTGACTCAACAGCCAGCTAACAATTTGTTAATAGTACTGGCTGTTGATAACGACGCCACGCGTAATGCAATCATCGTAGAACTAGATGCAATGCCCAACCAAGACTTTGTGCTAGTACTGCCAGGTAATGGCTATGACACCGGCAATACTTATTGGTACGGTAGGCAAGGTAGCGAAACAGCTCCTGTACACCCGTTCGACGTAGCGGATAACTGGGCTTTTCCGCAAGACGGTTTGCCTGGAGATTGTGCAGAAGAAGCTAAGTCTACACCTCAACTTATAACCAGTAACTTTTCCCAAGCACTATGTTCGTTGGAGATCGTACTAGGGCTATTGAACGACACACCTATGCCATTCAAAATGGATTACTCGGGTCCTAATTTCAGTATTCGAGCAGAAGGTAAACCTACGTACTTTCCTAGCTTGATTAAACCTGAACCCGTGGTAGTGGCGGCTCCTGCAGCCCCAGTAGTAGAGCCCGAACTCCCAGTAGTTGACTTGTTCTGTTAAGTCAGTAACTACCTCCATAGGTCCTGCCTACTATAAGCCCTCTAGCAGCCATACTTAACACATCAGACTGCAAAGAAGAGGTAACGTGTAGAGCAGGATCTATCAAACCCATATTGTAGTTAAACTTCTGACCAAAAGTAACTAAGTCATCAGCGGTAGGGTCTTCTTCAAAGGCCCCTAGTTCAGCTCTCAATAAACCGTAAACTACTGGAGCACTAGAAACAACAGTACCGCTACCAGCAAACAACGCAATTATGAAACAACCTAACCCACTAGTAGGAGCAGCAGTAAAAGTTATTGAATCACCTGAAACACTAAAGTTTGCTGCTGGAGACTGCGGTACACCACCGATAACTACGTTTAACTGAGCTGCGTTTACTGGAACAAAAGCACCACCGGACAACCTTAGAGGAAAAGTGGTACGAGAACCATTAAAGAAGGTAGAAATGTCATCTAATACTACGTTGCTCGCTGCATTAGACATCAGTAACTACCTCCATCCCAGCTAGTACCCGTTAAACCTACAGTACCATCCATAGCTTCTAAAGAACCACCATAAACCAAACCTGTACTCTGTTTTCCATCTAACACCGTAATAGAATCAACTACTAGCTTATCTAAAGTGATTACACCAGCAGCGTTAATATAAGGTATTTTGAGATTCTCAGCTGTAGCAGTAAGGTTGTCTGAACTGAGCAGTTGATCTAAGTTAAAATTATAAGCTTCAATATGAGTACGCAAAGTATCAGCAGTCTCATCATTATCTGATAAGCCAGTAGAAGTCCGACGCAAACCGTTGTACGTAATACGGTAAGGTCCAGCTGGAGGCGCTAAAGTGTCGTTATAAGCAGGATGTGCTAAAACATCCCCGAGGTCCGTTCCTTGAGTAAAGTTAGGCATTAAAGAGAAACACTTCCTAGTAGAATGATAACTGACCTGTATACACCAGCAATGACTCTTTTCTCAACCGCTTGCACCCTGCAAGAACTACACGAACAACTAGCAGCAGTAGAGCTGCGCATAGTCAACAATCAAAAGCTAAAAGCTCAATACGAATTACGCAAACTAGAAATTGAAGGGGAATTCCAATACGCCGTTGCTTTTGACAGTACTCTCAAAAACGATACCCAACGATCAGCTGTTTTAATAAAAGAAAAACTAAGCTCTAAGGAATGGATTCAGCTCATGAAAGTGGATCTTCCTAACGTAGAAGCAGAACTAACTGCTGACCACTTTAAGGAAAAAACACTCAGAGAAATCGTGAGCTGGCTAATTAAATCGTAAGTAAACAGTACAACGTTTGGTCTGTAGTACTATTGTGTGCGTTTTGTGGCTTCATCAGGTCTAATTAAACCCAGATATATTAACTATTCTTCGTTACACTTAAGAGACTGGTTAGCATCAAAAGTAAGGTTGCTACTGAAACAACAACCAGTTAACCAGACACCTAATAATCCTTTAGAGTCGTACGTATATTACCTAGAACGTTTTAGGTTTACTCACTTGATGCTTAGTGAACTAAAAACCTATTACCCTAAACAAGCTGCTGTACAAGACGGCAGTGTATATCACCCGGTGCTATTTGACATAACGTCAATTGATACTGCTCGACTTCGTCTAGAAGCAGCGTGCTGTGCATGGCTAAGTTGGGATGGTAAAACCCTAAAAGACGTAGGGGTACCTGTAGACCAGATACCTGACGGGTTGTCTTATGGTTTAGTGTTACGGTACCCTGAGCCAATAATGAGAGCTGCCTGCTATTTAGCAGAAGAAACTAAAGAAGAAGAACTGCTATATCGAATCACCCCAGAAAAACACTACCAAGCAGAACAATTCGCGCTGCAAGAACTAAGACGTAGTTTTGACTTAACTGAAACTCAAATAGATAACATCCTTTCGGGACACCGGCAGCATTCTTTAGCTGTTAGGCCCTTACCTTAATTACGAATCACCAGCAGCTACAAATAGTTCAACCAAAGCAGCCGGATAACCTTCAGGCGGTTGCCCAGCAGGCAGCGACAAAGGTTGAGCCGGAACTTGCACTCTTATTGAAGTAACTACATCCAATGGAGTTTCGCTGGTATCCACTACGTGCATAGTAAAAGTACTCAACAGACTAGTGTAACTAGTACTAGCAGTAGTAAAGGTTACTCGTACCGGTCTAGTGGACTTTACCAGCAAAACTCTAGGGGCTGTAAAACCTTGAGCTGCTAAGTTAAAGTCTTCATAAGACGCAGCTGGAATCCTACTAGTGATGTTGTAAGCGTAGATAGGAGCTTGCCGAGTGCCAAAAGATGCCTCGGGTAACTTCAAGAAATGCTTGACGTTATTAAGCGAGCTGCTGACAGACACACTAGCTGTAGCAATTACGTTATAAGCCATCAAAAAAACCAATACTAACTCTATGTTACGAAACTGTCCATTAGAGTACTACAACAATTGTGCTGGAGCAGGAAAAGATTGTCGGGTCTGTAGTGCAGGTTCAGGTCTTAAAAACAAGTGCTTATACCAACCACTAGTACCGCCTGAACACCACTGTTACTACCACCCGTTACAACAACCTGATAATCCCTTAGTAATAGAAAAAGAAAAGCGAAAAAAAATACTTAAAAGAGCGCAAGCTACAGAACGTACCGTAGAGCAAGAAATCATAAAAGGTACTTTGAGGTCGGGAGCAGCTTTAGGGGATGGTGACCACTTGCTGTTAGATAGTATCCGCCAAGAAGTCAAAGACCGAGGCGCCCGAAGTTCATGGAACCTGAGTTGGAGCGAGTATACTAAAGGCTGCCGGCAGGGCATCCAAGTTTACGCTGTTTCCATACAGCCTCCGAGCGGCCCTCGTAAAACAATGTATATGATGGAAGAACACGTATTCACCGCCTTGCTAGCTAGTATTCAAGCATCTCAACATGAGTGACTTAAGTGATTATCTAAAGAAGAAATATAAAGACACCGTCAAAGTCGGAGATGACTTTCCTCCTATTAAGAGAATTTCTACCGGCATTTTAGGACTAGACATCATCTTAGGAGGTGGGCTACCGTTAGGTCGAATAGGTGAAATATTCGGTATTGAGTCAGGGGGTAAAACAGCTACCTCGTTGGCTTTGATCAAAGCAGCTCAACTACAAGGTATCGAGCCTGTTTTTATAGATATGGAAAGAACCTTAGACCCAGACCAAGTAAACAGAACGGGTATTGATAACGAGTTGTTCCACCGAGCTTTTCCTAACTACGGAGAAGAAGCTATTGATCTAGGTCTAGAAGCAGCTACTGCAGGCTCTAAGTTAATCATTATTGATTCTGTACCAGGCTTAACCCCTAAGTCCACAGAAGAAAAAGTCGAAAAAGACTCGGAAGCTAGGTCTATGGGAGCCGTAGCCGGGCTGCTTACTAGACTAATGGGAAAAATCATCAAAGGTGTTGAAACCTCAGAATGCTCTTGGATATTCCTAAACCAAGTTAGAGACAAAATGAACTCTCCTTATGGAGGGGTCCACACACCAGGTGGTCACGCTAAAGATCATATGTGTTCTTGGCGTTTACAAATCACACACGCTATTCAAGAAAAAGATAAAGAAGGCGTAATTACCTCGTACATCAAAGGCCTAAAAAACAAGACTGCCCCAGCAGGTCTTACTGGGGAACTAGTAATAGAAAAAGGTATCGTAAACGCAGCGGCTTCCTTAGTAGATGGTGCTATTCGAGCTGGGCTCTTAGAAAAGGCGGGCAGTTGGATCAAGTTCTCTAATGAAGTAGTAGAAGAATTCAGCCTACCCAAAGCCAACCTAGCTCAAGGTAGTGTAAAGGCCGGCGCTGAACTGCTAGCTAACCCTGAGTTGTACAAGATCCTATACAACCGCTCTTTGATAGCTAGCGGTGTACTGCCTGACCGAATTCCTAATTATTGGAAACTGACTAATGAGTGACTATAGCTCGCTAGAAACACCAAAACTAGAACCAGCCGACCAGCAGTTTTTCACTTACGCAGCCCGAGAAGCTGACCTAGCCACAGCTGAATGTCGACAAGCTAAAGCGCTATTTGAGGAAGCAGCTGAAAAGCAAAGAACCAAAGTAAACGCTATACAAGAATTTTCTACTTACTTAACTAAAAAATACCAACTAACAGACGATCAAGACATCGACCTAGACGGCAACATCATTAATCGAACTTAAGTGGACTTTCTGTATTGTAACGACCTCGGTACTTATCGTACTGGGGTTTTATCTTTGGGGTGTGAGCCTTTAGCGTTAGACACAGAAACTATGGTCCGACCTGAATATGAAGGTCGAGGCGGCAGTGCTCTGGACCCTCATACCGGTAGGATATCTCTAGTTATAGTCCAGCACTTAAATCAAATACCGATCATCTTTGATCTGGTTTGTTTAGAAGCTCTAGGTTATGACCCAGAACCGCTAGTTAAAGCTTTAGACACAGCCGAGTACTTACTAGGAGCCAACATCAAGTTTGATGCCAAACAACTCCGAGGAACTTTAGGTTACACACCTAAGAAACTTAGAGATGTGATGCTGCTAGGTAAACTAATCAGCAACGCTACTGGATCTAAAGCTGGTAAAGCAGTAGGGCACTCGCTAGGAGACCTAACGCGTGAATACCTAAACGTCCACTTGGCAGGTAAAGGCACTTTACAAAAGTCTACCTGGGCTACCGGAGTAGAATCTCGTACGTTAACTAACGAGTGGTGGTTAGAAAAACTAACTTACGCAGCCAACGACGTAGCTTACCTATTTCCCTTACAAGCTGTAATGCTACCGATACTACAAACACCACTACCCGATTCTCCACTTACTCAAACAGGTAACACTGGAGCATGGGGGTTTGGTATGACCATAGCAGTACAACGAGAGTTTAGGTTGTTACCAGTAACAGCCGAGATGGAATACAACGGGCTGCCTGTTTCTAAAGACTTTATGACTGCTTTTCAAGAAGCAGTCAAAGACTCTCTGGATTCTTTAGGGGTATATCTGTCCATAGAACTAAAACTAGACACTCCTCAAAAAGACTGGTCCGGGCGGTTAGTGCCTTCTTTAAAAGCCTTAAAAGTACTGCGCTCAGCTAGTGGGTTACTAGACCTCATACGTAAAGCTCTAGACTTCCAGAAAATAGACAACGTTCAAGCAGCCGTGCTGCAACGTATGCTGTCCATCCTAGACGCACTGGCTGCCGCTAGCACTGCAGACGATAGCACACCCACTACAGGTGAGCTGTTTATTAACGAAGACGAAGAAACCTTATACTCAGAATTAACCGAACTAGAACACTGTAAGTTAATAGCAGCCTCTCCTATAGTCCAGGCTATTTTGGACTTTAAACGGCTGACTAAACAAGATGGAATGGATTTGCGTAAATACATAAACCCAGCTACTGGTAGGATCCATCCTAGTTACAGTCAAATAGGTGCTGCTACCGGACGGTTTGCTAGTTCCGGGCCTAATGCCCAACAAATCTCCAACAAAACCAAGGTATTACTAGATGGGTTCCAAACCCTTGGATTGGCCTCTACGTAAAAGGTCAATAGGCTTTGAAAACAACCTCATATTAAAAGAGCTGCTACTGCTAGGGGCCTTTAAAGAAAAAAACGCTATAGCTTGGCCCTCAGACACTGGCTTGACAGAATCAGAAACTAAAACACTACTAGAGTCCTTACGTAAGAAGAACCTTATTCGCGGCCGAGCACCTTATAAGCTAACCACTAAAGGAAAGAAAATAGTAGCCGATCACTACCACCGTTTGTTAGCTGAGTATGAATCTAGTAGAACCCAACTACCAGTTTCTGGCAACACCCAGACAATCATTCGTAACGAAGGGGAAAGTTTGGATTTCAGTTGACTTTTCAGGTCAAGAGCTAATGGTAGCTACAGCCTGGTCAAAAGATCCGGCTATGGAGCGAGCTTTTACAGAACCTGAAGTCTTAACCTTACCTGATGGTACTACTTACAAAAACCCATACGCTGACCTGCACACACTAACGGCAGTTAAGTGCTGTGCCCCAGCATTATTCCAGGGAGTCCCAGAACACGAGTGGGTAAGTAACGCTAAAGAAAACGGATCTAGACACAACGGTAAAACTACAAACTTTGGGATTATCTTTGATCAAACAGCAGAATCTCTATCACTACTCAACCACGTTAAACTGACTGAAACTGAGCAATGGGTAAAAGGCCACAAGCAAACCTACGCAGGTTATCACCACTGGGCTGAAGAATACGGAGCTATAGCTGCCGCTCGCGGCTTTGCTGTTAGCCCGGTGTCTAAAGCTATTCGCTGGGTAGATGAAGAAAACTCCAAAGGTGGTGGGGAATCGCCAGCTAGAGCTGCGGTTAATTATGCCATCCAAGGGGAATCTAGTATGATAACCAAGGAATGTTTGATCAGGTTATATGAAACTTTGCCACCAGAAATAAGAATACTAAATACAGTCCACGATAGATTTTGTCGTGGTTAAATAACTTTAATTGCTGGAAACTCCTTAGAGCTTAACTCACCACAACGTAGTCGGCAACGACAAGCGTGACGGTTCAAAAAGAGTTATGATTGGGTCTAGTACTTTGTCTGACTAGCAGTGTAAGACTGAAAGCTCCACTTGTATTGGTAACAGCTAATGGGACAGGGACCAATCCACTCAAGAAAAGCAGGAATGCTCTTTTTAGAGAGGAATATTTTACCTTTACCGTCAGTTCGTGAGCGAAAACCCAACGACTTGAGTTGAATCACAAGTCGTTGTCGTTCAGCCAATGTAAAAGAATGGGCTGCAAATGCAATTTGTCTTAGGTATCCGTTGCAGGAGTCAAAGCCTCCATCACCGATGTACCACATAGATGCAGCTAAAGGGGTTAGTTGTAAATCCCGAGGAAGAATCTTTTTCTTCTCCGGATACCAGCGATGCCAAAAAGGTATGAGAAAATCCGATCTCAATGAGTCTACTTGGTAGGTTACACCTGTTGAGTAACCATTAGGTTTAGACTGGAGGTTAGGAGAAAAAGGAACGGATTTGCCTAGCTGGGCTCTAACCCAAATAGAAAAGTCCTTTTCTTTACAGTTATAACCAAATCTCGGGCGCCCTAAAGGTGTTTTCGAGTAGTTGGTTAAATAACCATCTCCTAACAGCAGACCATCCAGTAAGCTTCTCATTAAGCTAGCAACATTTGCTTAAGTTTAGCACTATCGGTTATACAGAAGAAAAATCCTGATGGACAATCAGCAGCCAAGGGTCTAGGCTGTAACCAGCTTAGATCAAGGTTCATCGGCTATCGCGGAAGCGAGTAGGACTCAAGAGAGTTCGAAACGGGTTACTAGTGAAAACTAGAAGATATAGTCAGAACTTTTGCGAAAGCAAAAGAAGCCTTACGGAATCGGTAAGGCTGCAACACTAACGGAGATCAATTTTGAGGCGCCAGGCCGATGTTGGCTAGACTTAGATCGCTCTAAATTTGATAATAACTTACTAATAAACCCTGTGTTTGCTTACGATGAACAAGCTCTAGCTACAGCAGAACGCATTACGCAATTAATGGTAAACACTGAAACCGAGTTCTTTCAGGCTGCCGGCTCACCTATTCAAGGTCGAGCCGAATACGCTATAGCCCCTTATTGGAAACACTAGTACTCACGCACCTAAGCAATGGTAGAAATCCAATTCAAAGCTCTAACCACCGTAACAGTGGCCATTACGGAACCTGTTTACTCTAAAATAAGCAGTGTACGCTCTAAATATAACAAACTAGAATCGTTCCGTAGGTGGGATGGTGAGCAGTTTTTAATAATAGAAAAGAAAACCACTTCTAAAGGAGTGGTGTCTGTAACCCTTACAAAAGAGATTTATAAAGCCTCACTAATAAAAAGCGAAGAAGCCTCAGAGCAAATTCTAGGTAAAGGTAAGTACGCACTCACTAAAGAAGAATTCTATACAGAACTAAAGGCAGCCATCGGACCTTTCTTAGCTACTATGGAAGGCTAATGCCGCTACACCTGGTAACCTATGAACTTACCGATACTACAATAAGTTATTATCCGAAGACTAAATTAGTGTTAGTTGATTGTGCTGACGAAGAAGAAGCGCTGGCCTTACTAGAAACCAAACACCCTATTACTTATTGTGGCGTTGAAATTCTAGAGTTCGAGCCAGTATTAAGTAACCAAAACACAAAGAAAACCTAAAAATATATAAAACCAAAATCCAAAAAACCAAAACCAATGAGTGCCTCACGAATTGATTTAGCTCAAGTTACAGACTTAACTGAAGCTACTAGGTGGGTGTATGACCCCGACAAAGAACTATCTGTAGGTGCTGCTTTAAGGCATGTACACCTAGAGCAAGTTAGTAATGAAAAAGTAGCCCTGACGGCTTACGCTACAGGTCAAGCTTGGTTGCGCCGGCTAGCACCAGCTAGTGGTGTAATAGGTACCCAGTACCTCTATGATGGAGAAGACTTGATCTCCCGAGTAGCAAACCAACAGATCTGGCGTAAGTCTTCTTTACGTATAAGTCAGAACCGTAACGGATCACTAAAACTAGAATGCGTACAACGTATTGAAGCTGACGGAACTGTAGTTTCTGCAGGAAATATCAACCTCAATACGTACTCAGGTGACTTAGATGATTTCTCAATACCCGACGCCAGTGATTACGTATTAGTAGCTCACACTGATTTAGGGTACGACTTTAAGAGTCTAGCTAGGGTAGCTGGAGAATATTCCGCTCTAAGGGGAGATTCAGCTAACCGAGCAGTATGGTTGTGCCTAGAACAAAACCTACGTCTAAGCGTAACCGAGCGGGCTTCTGACCGAGGTATTGGGCTGTTAACTCACACCTTACCTACTACTGTCGTACACCCTATACGTCTAGGCTTTCAAGGCCGGCACCTTAATAAAATAGCAGACGTAGTAGAAGAAAGCCCAGTACTTACTATCCACGTTGATTCTTTAGACAACCCTACACGAGTAAGGTTTAGTGGTTTTGGTGGGTGGGTAGACCTACCGGTAGTAGCCGAATACCACTGTAGAGCTCTTTCTAGGGGAGCTATGGGTGTGTTTCTAGGTGAAAACTACACACGTACTGAATCTGAATCCGTAATTTTCAACGTAGAAGACCTACAAGACGGCATAGCTATCCAAGCTCCTAAGAAAGGAGCCACTCGCAATGACGTAGTATTAGAACTACAAGACCAAAAACTGTTGGTATCAAAGCGTTCTGACATACGTAGGTCTGAGCTTTCTACCATCCCGTTACATGAAGCTAGCACCGTAGAGTGGACAGACGTAGTAGTAGATCACACTTACTTAACAGATGGTGTAACTGCTTTAGATTCTTTCTTAAAAGCAGCTGACAAAAGAGCACGGTTACCTGAACTAACTGACGAACCTACTACACCTATAAACGTAAGGTTGGTCTCAGTAACACAATCAGTGTCTAGTAGTAACGTGCATTTGTTGCTAATCCGACCCGCTATCGACCAAGACTACGAGTGTCAAGTAGCACTTATAGTAAACACCAAAGCCCAAACTAATGACTACAACGAAGCGGACTAAAGAGCGTACTGCATATCAATGCCAGTACCCATCAGTACTACCTTGGTCCAAAAGGCTGTGGGTACTGCAACCCGGAGATCTAGTACAACGAGAAAACGTAGTTTACCGAGTGTCTCAAGTTATTCGCTCTCAAATACCAGGAGCAAAACCACGAATAGTCTTAGTACCCAATGAAGACCCCCTACGGGACACAAACGACTCTGATAAATCAAGACTACAACTGCCAGCTTTGCGCACTGGGCAAAGCACGAGCACACGCAAACACTCAACTGAAAGCGGGACAACCACTCAAACAGTGCATACCTGGGGCGGGACCTCGGGACCTCAAGACCTTAAAACTGATAGTGATTTCTGATTACCCAGGACACTATGAAGAACTCTACGGGTGGCCACAAGTTGACATCAATTCCATAAAAGGAGAGCGTAAAAACGGGGTGCTGCTACCTAGAAACTCAGGAGCGTTCTTACGAATGGTCATAAGTGGATTGTTAGGGTTGGACTCCTACAAAGACGTTTGGATGACTAACGCAGTAAAATGCAACCCTACAAAAACTAAAGTCATAGAATCTGCACACCTTAAACCTTGTGTGCGGCAGTGGTTAGGACCTGAGTTACTAATACTAGATCAAGAGTGCCCTAAAGTACCTTTACTGGTGGCTGGTTTACAAGCATTCCGAGCAGTTAAAATGCTGTACCGGCAGCACACTACTCAACTAGAAACTTTAGGGTTCAATGGGTGTCGGCGTCGGAATGACCTTACGCTAAACGGCAGGCCGGTAGTGTTTGCACCTAACCCAGCCAGATCAGCTAGGTCTGAACCCCGCATAGAATCAACCGTGCTATTTAATGGTGGGAAGTGGGTAGTAGGTGAAAACGAGTGGTTATATCCACCACCACTAGGCTCACCAGTACGCAGTTTTATTGAAGACCTAAAGTTCTTGGCTCCGCTTTTAAGATGACTGAAACCCTAGTCTTTGAATCCTATGAATCCTTAGAGCCCTTCAGTCCAGTAGAACCTAAACTACTTTCTGAGAAAATCAGCGGGTACCCTCAAGCACTAGCTAAGGCCCAAAAAGCCTACCGCAGCTACCGCAGCAGTTTTACAGGAGCTGACAACCGACCTTACCAAGCTGAATATGCAGCTTTGATGGCCCTGCGGCGATACAACATAATGGGGTACTCAATGGGTGTGGGTAAAACCAGTATTACTCTGCTCACTATCCAGACCCTATACGAGCGGCTGAGTAAAGAAGCAACACCTTACCGAGCAGGTCTAGTACACATCTGTGTACCTTCGTTGTTAGCTGTAGCTAGGTGGGTAGAAGAACTAGAACGTATGCCGGCACTAAGGCATAAATATCGTGTGATTACTAAAGAAAAAGACCTACTAACTGCACCACCTCAAGGTAAAAGCAGTGAAATCTTGTTGTATACACACGACTTTCCTAAAGGGAAAAGCAAAAGACTAACTCGTGGTACCAAAAACAGCCTGGCTCATTACTTAAGTAAGTACTACCGACCTGCTTTCTTAATCATTGATGAAGTACACGGTCTACGAGGTGGCACGCAGCGTACTGGAGCCTTAAGTTACTTACGTGGCAGAGCGCGTAGGGTATTGGTGTTGTCTGGTACTCTTTCAGACGGCAACCTAGCTCAGATACATTCGTTGTGTAAATTCGTTTACCGTGAGCACTGGCCTTACCGCTCACCTCAGGCTTTTTCTGCACTGTTCGGGCAAAAACAACGCCTGGACACTAACTACCTCTACGGATCAGCTAGGCACACTGAAGTCCCAGAAAAGTACTTACAAAAACTAGATCCTAGTAAACTAGGGACCTACTACGCATTAATGCGTCACTTTATACATCGAGTAAAAATAGATGAACCTCAAGTAGCTCCTTATCTAACGCTGCCTGCTCAAACAGTAGAACTACATGAAATAGAACCTACTACAGAACAAAAAGCTGCCACTGCAACCTTCATTACTACACACCGGTCCGCTTTAGCTGCAGCGGCTCAAGCAGTCACCGTTACACAAAAAGCCGCAGTGCTGCGGCTCATACACCCTTTAATTGAACTAGCTAACTTTCCTACAATTCCCAGTAATAAACCTAGCCGCTTACTAGAAATAGTCCAAGCAGCCACAGGTAAAGTAGTAGTGTTTTGCAGCTACGTAGGGTCAGCTCGTTACGTGCACGAGTTTTTGATAAACCAACTGGGTACGGGCACTGCAGTTAGACTTTACGCTAATGACCCTGAACTAACACCTAGTACTTTAACCACTAAAGCTAGACAAGAAGTGCTCGACTCTTTTCGTTACAACGATCAAGTTCGAGTAGCAGTGCTGTCTATCAACCTAGCGTCTGAGGCCATTGAATTCCCTACAGCATCAGACACTGTTTTTTATTGTATGCCTTGGTCCAGCTACAAATTAGAACAATCAGTGCACCGAGTTGTTAGACCGGGAAACCGTCATACACAGGTCGGTACCCACTACTTATACCAAAAAGGCATGATAGATGAGCATCAGGTAGCTTTAGCTATAGAGAAGATTAAAGCTAGTCGACTCTTACTAGACTATGAGCTAGACGCTAATGTGGAAGAAGTAGACCTAAGTCCTGCTGAAGCCCTCAGGCAACTACTAGCTGGTTAACCTCGCACTTACCTTAATGTTTAACGTTAGTCCTGAAATTGCCAAGTTTATTAAGGAACGTCGTCCTTACGGTTCGTTATACAACGACGTAGGTCTCAAACTGGAGACCATAACCACCTACCAAAAAAACGCACTTAGTCTGCTGTGTTCAGCAGAAGACTGTTCTGACCTTAGGGGTGTAGTGGAACAACTCCAAAGAGCTCGTGACAAGTCCACCGTAATGATTCAAGCCATCTTAGAAAAAATCAATCAAGAAGAGAACAAAGAAAACCACGAGGACGAGCTGCACCAATTTTAGATGCATAATTTTGCATACGCTTCAGCTCCTAAAGTGTGGGGTGACTACTTTGGGCATGTAGAAGCTACTGCCCTTTGTAAAAAATACGTGTTGAACGGGGCTAGGTCACTACCCCGTTCTCTTTTTGTTTCTGGGCCATCAGGAGTCGGCAAGACAGCTTTAATTAGGCTGCTAATTCGTTCTTTTAGGTGTCAAGGTCGATTACCTACCGACCCAGATCCTTGCGGGCAATGTCCAGCTTGTTTAGATCAAGATGAACGTCTAGGAGACAAAACCTTCACGGACGTATATTGGAACCAACCTGGTGGCGGCGAAGACGAAACGTTGTACGCCCAAGTAAAAGCTTCTTTGCAGTCAGCAGCTCGGGGTCAACTACGTACTAACCGTCCGGAACTAGACGTAAAGTGGGTAGTATTTGATGAATGGCAAGCTTTTCCTAGTAACATTCAATCCGAAGTGCTACTACGCACAGAACTTGAAGTACCAGGAAACAACGTTTGCTATGTCTTTTTGACTATGCAGGAAGACCGTTTATCAGAGCAAAACAAAATTGCTCTGATGCGCCGGGGTTCTTTTTTCAGGCTACTGCCTTTTAGTAACGTAGAAATCCAAAGGTTTATAGCTGAACGGTGGCCTGAAGTCTCACCTGAAGTAGGAGCCATGATAGCCAATAAGTCCCGTGGTTCAACCGGACTAGCTGTGGCTTACTACGATAACATTCGTCAACTAGACCTTAATCTAGGTCTGGAAGTAGCTGCTTACACTCTAGGTCAAGCTCGCAACGACCATCGGTGGGCATTGTGGCAAATCTTGGCTAATCGAGAGCGAATCACCAAACTACAAGAAGGTCTGGAGTTCTTGCAAAAAAGGGTAGAGCCTTTAGAGCTCTCTAGGCAACTACATCAAGACCTACTAAGAGCTATGGTCGTACCTACTGAACAGCAACTGTACGCTTCCAGTATGCTGCTGCAGTACCAAGCTCACTACCACAACACTTCGTTGTTAACCTATTTGGTAGCTTTGATGGGTATGGAACTAGTAAACGAAGCTGCGGTCTTTGCTACCTCAGGGGGTTCACTTGGATATACCTCTATCTAAAGTTTACCTAACTCTAGGAAACGTTGAGCAGCTCTACTACACACTACAAAAACCCATCCGGTGTAAATACCACCCTACAACCTTAGAACTAGCTAAAGAAATAGAAACCCCAGTGTTGTTTGAAGACCCAGATGTTTTAATCTGGCCTTTGAGCCAAACTGGTAGCGGTCTGATAAAAACTAAAGCTAGTAGCACACCTAAAGGTGCTATTCCTAGCGACCAATTTGTAAAAGTAGCTAAAGGTAAAAGGGTCTTTATTATGTTCTGTGGGGTAGACGGTATAGTCAGCAAAAGTGACGTTACAGCAGCCAAAAAACTAGCTGGCGGTTGTTTTGAAATACTAGACCTGCGAGGGCAGTCTTTTAAGACTCACCAACCAGAACTAGATTCCGTACTAAGTAACTACCCCCTAACAGCTAAACACGCTGCCGCACAATTAACTAAACTGCAGGCACCACTGCAGTACCTAGTAGGTGAACTCTACCCTAAAGTAGAACACTCACTAATACAAGACCTAGCAACTCCTGAGGGGTTAGTTAGATGGGGTTCTTTTAACAGCACTGAGATCTATAAGTACTTTTTGCTACCTAACTACAAGCTGCCTCCTATTTTAGCTACAGCTAGGGCATGGGGGTTAGAACCTTACCTGACACCTTTTGTAACACTAGTAAAACAGGACTTAACCGTAGCCTCACCAGGAGCACATTTAGCCAACTTTGCAGCTTGGGTTTACTACGCTACAAATTATTGGGCCACCGCTAACGCCACTGGTTTAAGCTACTACGAACCACCTAAAGGCTTAGGGTATTTTAGGTTCACGCCTTCATTGACAGCTAAGCGGTATTGGCACGCTATAATAAAAGGGGATCTTACCTGCCCCAAACAAAGTACAACGTCAGGTAATACAGTAAACACTTCACTATTACCACTCAAAAATGTCTGACTTGACCGTAACTACCGAACCACAATTCCAAGGTCTGTACGACCTCAACTTACAAAATACAGAAGACCTATTCGTAGACAACACACCTGGATATATCCCACTTGCACAGCAAGCAGTACCTAAGGCTTACGATCAAACTTGGAAAGCTCACCGTATCGTAAAATTCAACTCCGAAAAACTTGAATGGCGTCTGCCCGTTAGTGCAGCAGAACGAGCTGAAGGAAAAAAAGCACCTCAAGAAATTCTCCCTACTCCTGATCACCAATTTGTAGCAGTGCGTGGTATCCCGTTGGGGTTCCATTATGGATTTAGTCTGACTGAAGGTAGCGGCACTGACTTTAAAGTACATTGCACTACTACACGAGTTGATGAACTCTTGGGACAAAATTCTCGTACCATTGAAGATCGCCACCCTCTGGAATTCCCTTTGGGTCGAGTAAACCAAAAAAGAACAGAGCCGCACACACCTAATAGGTGGTTTGCTAATAACCCTCACGTAAAACTTTACGGTTCTAGGGGACCGGTAGGTCAACCTGCAGATGCACCTTTTGCGCTGCCTAGGTTGTGTGAAGATTGCGTAAAAGCTGGAGAGCACTACATTGGTAGTGAAGAAGCGTTCAAAGATCCTAAACAACAAATCCCCAGCTGCCGCATGTCTGGGTACTTGTTGTTTGCCGTATTCGAACTGGGTATCCAAGATCCTACAGATCTTATGGAAGATCCAATCAACGGAACGGTCAAGGTCAAGTGGCGTAGTGTGGCCGAAGCTAAACTTCATACTGAAGTCAACGGTCAACGTGTACCTCTAGATCGACCGTTCATCTTGAAAATTGAAGGTCTAGGTAGCTCCCAGCAGTCTTCTATTGGTAAGGGGGAGTACGACTGGAAGGTCGAAACCCAAGCTGATAGCAATACTTCTATCCTGCCTGCAGGTAAAAAACTGCTGTCAGCTGGAGATTTCTTTAACTACATCAATGACCGCAACTTTACTGGAATTCGTAACCGAAAACTAAAAGGCGGGAATATCGCCTATCCAGTAGTAACTGAGGTCTACACTGGTAAGCTGGCTGTAGCTAAAATGAACTCCACTTACATTCCGGTGTTCCTCCCAGTAACTGATCCAGAAGTAATTGCAGCTAACGAAGACTGGAAGCCACAAGATTGGCTGCTGGCTGCTCTAGCAGCTTTGCAATACGAGCGTTCGCTGGTATCTCCTAATGGAGCTGTGGCCGCACCTGCTCTCCCAACACCAGTCGCAACAGCAGCTTTGCCTGCTAAAACCACTCCAGCCAAAGCAACCAAAGCCAAAACCCCTGAAAGCTATCTAGCAGAACAAGGTTTTGAAGTATTTGGTATACCAACCACCGCAAACTAATCTCTAGGGGGCTTCGGCCCCCTTTTTTAATGAAACCCACCGTTACTTTTGATGGAGCCACAGCTACACTAACTGACGTGCCCACGTGGGTACACCAAAACCTCTATGAATTACTGTCTTGGCAAGACAGTAGTATAAGTCACCAAAACTACAGAAATAGAAACTCCAGGTGGTTTGAACCTCAAGACGCTACGCGCAGTGTCTATGACCTGAGGACTTACCGATTTCCTACTGGACTAGTCCCTAGGGTTGTTGCTCGTTTACGAACACTTAAAATAGAACCTGAACAAATAAGGGACTACAAACCCACTACGGTAACCGAACCTGAAATCCCAGATTGGGCTTTTGATCACCAACGTGAAGCTGTAGCCACCGCACTAACTACTAAAAGGTGCTTAATACAAGCACCAGCAGGTTCTGGTAAAACTTACACTTTAGCTTTTCTAGCTTCAGCTTTTCCTCAGGCACAAATCTTAGTAACGATTCACTCTTCTAGTATCTTCAAAGGGCTCTATCAAACTTTTAGTGAATACTTTCAAGAGCCCATAGGTCGAATAGGCGGGAGTAAAAAAGAGTGGCAGCGCATCACTATAGGAATGCAAAAGTCACTGGCGTTGTATGCACACACTGACTTTAAGGAAAGGCTGCAAAACATAAACGTACTGCTTACTGACGAGTGTCATCATTTCGGTTGTAGTGAGGGGTTGAAGATCTCACTAGCCTGCCCTAAAACTTCTTATCGAGTGGGAGTAAGTGCTACTGTCAAGAGAACTGACGGGGCTGATTTTTTAGTAGAAGGAGCTTTTGGTCCTTTAGCGTTAGTAATACCAGAAAGCAAGATGGTGGCTTTAGGGGTCATACACGCACCTAAAGCATGTTTTGTACACGTAGCTGCTTTAGACCTAAAAACAACAGCTGATATAGAAAAAGTCTGGGGTTCTAATCCTAGGGAAGGATTCTACCAAGAAGGTATCGTACGTAACCTGCAGCGCAACCAACTAGTAATCGAGTTGTTGTTAGCTTTTTTAAGCTCCCCTACACGAGGTGGAAACGCTTTAGTACTAGTAGAAAGGATAGAACACGGCCAAGAACTTCAAAGGTTATTAGCTGCACGTGGGAAAAAAGTGGAGTTTATTGAAGGCACTAACACTAAGGACGCCGTACGCGATAAGTGGTTGGAAGCGCTTAAACGCCAAGAAATAGATGCTTTGATCTCCAGTGCTATCTTAGATGAAGGAGTTGACATCCCTGGCTTAGAGATAATATTTAACGCTGCAGGTGGTAGCTGCGAGCGGGCTGTAGTACAACGAGCAGGTAGACCTGGAAGAATAGATCGAGTAGGTAGTAAAACGCGGTGTTTGTATGTAGACTTTGATGACCAAGAACCTGCCTTCCTGAACAAAAACTCTAGGTTTAGGCAACTGCATATCAATGCCCGTTTTCCAGATTGTGTACAAAAAGTTAGTGCGACTACCCTAAAGAAAATATTCAATGAACCCTGATAAATTCCCAGGAGCTCTAGACACTCAAGCTGAAGTCCTAGCACTAGTAGGTAAACACGCTGTATCAGTAGGGTTACTAGATAACCCTACTGACTTAGAAACAGTACCTGCACCAGACTTAGTCTTACCTAAAGACATTCGGTAACTAGGTCCCTAACTAACAACAACCTAAAAACAGTTAGTATTAGGTAGTATTTCTCCGTTAGTACTATGTGGTTACCTAAGAAGCCTTATAACGGCAAAGACCCACAACAAGTAGCAGCTACTGCAGCTTCTGTTTGTGCCGGTCAAGTGCTACTAGCTTCATTGGTGCCACCCTTTCCACTACTAGTAATACCTACTAGTTTGTTGTTGGTTTTATGGTTAACTTATATGCCAGCTAAGAAAAAGAGTTTATCTACCACTTTAGTGGAACCTACGCCAACTATAAGATACGTTAATTCCTCCAGTAAGTTTCTTTTTTGATTTAACTACTGTAGTACCACACCCACCAGTTAATTTTCAATTCCTTACGATCCAATGCTTACTTATTCAGGTTTAATTGACAAAGCTACTTTTGTAGCAGGAATGGAAGCTCACCGAGCAGCTAATCGTTTAGTTCAAGGGCAATATTGGGGGCCCGATCAACGAGGGTGTGCGGTTGGTTGTGGTCTACAAACTATCAATGAGAAGCTAGGTCGTAACGAATGGCGCGGTAACGAAAGAGTTTTAAGTACATACTTAGGGTGGCCAGTATGGTCCGTATACCTACAAGAAGAAATCTTTGAAACACTACCTAAAAGTGCTGCACTCGATTGGCCAGTTAAGTTAGCTGCAGCCATACCTACCGGAGTAGAGCTACAACCTGCAGCACGTAGAATTACATTGCGTGTGCTAGTAGAAATCTTAAAGACTAAAAACTGCCAAACAGGTTGGAGTTATGTAAAGTCTGCCCACGACGTTATTCACTGTTTTATTGACGCAATGATCGACCGGCACTTCTGGCGATCTAGTGATTATGCGTGGTATCCATTGATACACAACATGGTAGAAGTATTACACAAACCAAAACTAAAAGAAGAAGATTGGAATAAACTAAAACAAGAAGTTTGGGCTAAAATTGCCGAGATCACCCTTCAAGAAGTTTCCAAATGTCGCTGACCACAGACCCCTTGTTTAGAGTTGAGCTGCTTACGTGTACGCCCAACCCACAAACTGCCTTCTACCAAGCACTGCATCAAGATTACAGTTCCAGTTTTGTTGCGGATGCAACCCCACCTTCAGAGTCTGAAGCGGGGGAAATTTGTGTAAAAAGGTTACTAAATGGTAAGCGTAATCATTGGGGGCCTCTAGAACATGCTATGATTACACTTAATGCAGGCTGGTTCCCGCATAGCGTAATGGTTCAAGCCCGTACTCATCGCATCGGGACCTCTATGGATTGTCAGTCGATGAGATATACATCTGGTTCCATTATTAAGGCAGCAAATGCAGAATCACCCTACTTAGAAGTAGAACAAGCCTTTTACTTAAGGCAACCTGGAGATTATACAGATCGTCAAGGAGCTAGGTATACTTATACTGCAGAACAACGAGCTGAAGACCTGCAGTATTGTTGGTTAGCAGCAAAACGTTATGCTTCTAAGATCAACCAAGGTTGGGCAGAAGAACACGCTCGTGGGCTGTTACCTTCAGACTACCGTCAGCACTTTGTATTCAGTTTTAGCTTGCGAGCCATATTACACTTCTTTGATATGCGCTCAAAACTAGATGCACAATCAGAGATTAGGCAGCTGTGTGATTTAATGTGGCCTCACGTTGAATTATGGGTACCAGAGATTGCAGCTTTCTACAGAAAAAACAATTGGGGCAAAGCCTTGTTGTCTCCTTAAGCCACAAATCCTACGCACTTGCATGTTAGGTTTAAACATTGCGCTTACTAGCCAAGTTTACGACCTTGCGATACAAGAGGACAGGGCGTAAATTACTTAAAGCCTGACCAATCCAACCCCTGTTCTTTTCCGCTCATTCAAATGGAGTCTGACGACTTCCTCAAGCAGTACCAGCAGGAATGCCGGCCAACCGAGCAGGAGTTCAAAGCCGTTGAACTGGCCGAACGCTACGACCGCAAAACAGAAGCCTATGACCGCACGATATGCACGGGCCCGATTCGTTACGGCTCGGTGATGCCGAGTTGCCTACACGAAATGGCGATGTCGAACCGCAACGCCATCGAGGTGCGCAGGTAGATCATGAGAAAGGCGGCGCAGCACGGCATTAGCCAGCAGGACATGACGCACGCCATCAAACGCCAGGATTTAGCTAATGGCGCAGCAAGTTAAAACGCCACCAATTGCCGCCTGTGCAAGGTGTGGTGCAAAAGCAATGTGTATTGACTGGGATTTTGACGGTAAGCATCGAGTTTGGTGTGACAATAATCATGTATCAACCAAGGAATGCGGTTCACGGCATCGCGCAATATGTCTCTGGAATAACGCTCAGATAAAGCTTCAACCCTCCACTTCTGCTCACTCAAAAATGACCGACCCCACCCCCAACGACCTCCCAGTGTCTACGCCGCTATCACCCGATGCTCAGTTCGTGCTAGATGCCGTCTTTGACCAATGGCCAGGTGGGCACAACCACCCCGGAAAGCCGCGATGCGTTGCCGCCGCCCTTCGTGCTGCCTCTGCTCGAATGATGCGCTTAGGTTACGACAGTGTTAATTCAAAGTACCTAGAAGGTATTGAAGCATCTTCAGATTTACTAGATCAAATCGCCACCGAACTGGAGAACCAACCATGACCCCCACCTTCCGCGAATTGTGCGCTGTTGTGGGCTGCACCGAAGAGCTTCGCGCCGCCCTGGCTCAGCCCGAGCCGGTGGCACCTACGGATCAGGAGATCATTGCCTTTTGGTCTGAGCACTGTGCAGGCGATGGAGACGCAGGCATCCTGCGCCTTGCCCGTAGGGCACACCCGCCAACAATACTACAGGAACACACTAATGACCAAACAAGACATCATTGAAAAGCTGCAGAACGGTTGGGACTTGGCTAATCGTGGCCGTGGCTGGTGGATCAGCGCTCCTCATATTGCTTACAAACACACAGAAACCTACGAGATCGAAGAGTCCATAGTGAAAGCCATGAAAAATGAAGGGATCATTGAGCTTGAATTGCCCTACACAACTTTGTGGGCACGACTTGTAAACCCCACTAGAGAGGAGAGCTAATTAATGGCTGATTTATCTTTCGCCGCTCAGAAAGAGCGGCGAGCAGCTAATGACCTAAAAATGACTAAATCAACAACAGATAACCTACTTGGATCAGACGGCCCTTATGAAGAAGGAAGTATGTTTTTTGCATACCATCATTACGCAAGTCAAAAAACTAAAATGACCACAGATGCCCTAGGTAACACTCTAAGTGTTGGAGATACTGTAGTTCTGGTAGAACCCAAAGTCTACGGTAAGTACCACGGCCTCACTACAGGAATAATCAAAAAGATTACCAGCTGCTATTTTTTCGTAGAAATCACAGCCGATCACCCTCATAAAGGTCGCGTAGTACCTAAAAAGGGTGATCAGCTTGCTACATACTGAAAGCTTTAGCACACTCAAATCAGACAAAATTACTTCCAACAGTACTATGACATCCGACAGATACAACTCAATAACTCGTGCATCACAAGCAACTTATAAAACTCAACTAACAAAAGTCAAGATCAAAGCTGGACCTGATCCAGTTTACCTAGTAGCCATAGTGGTAAACGACAATGACTACTACTTTACTTTCTATAACCTACTAGAAACTGTTGTTCGAGTTCTTAAGTGGAGACCTAAGGCCTCAAAGGAACACATAGAATACCTAATAAAACAAGGTATCAAATATCACTACCTAGCTTTTCAAGCTACTGAAGAATCCAATCTTGAAGCGCAGGAGAGTTACTTACTGAAAAAAGTTCAAATACTTTTTAATGAAGAAGCTCAAAAAGATATTGAAACAAAAGATCATGACCACGGGGCATGGTACTTAGTGACACATTCAAGTCTAATCAACAGCTATTAACTCACACTTTTAGCTCCTTACAACCATAAATGACAAACCCTCACACAACTCAACCTAAATCCTCACTAAAAAATACCAGAGGTTACGCAGCTGTAGGACTGTATAAACCTAAGACTCCTGAAAATGTAGGAGCTGCTATACGTGCAGCTTATTGTTATGGAGCTGTATTTGTAGCTCAAAGTGGTGTCCGTTATGAAGGTAGTGCTCTAGATACTGCCAAAGGTCACAGACACCTACCCCTACTTACAGTAGACAGTCTAATTAACACCATACCTCATGATTGTGTGGGGGTGGCCGTAGACCTACTGCCTAACGCTCGGAGCCTAGTAGACTACACACACCCAGAACGAGCTCTTTACGTGTTCGGTCCTGAAGACGGAACGCTACCTGCAGAGCTCGTAGAACACTGCAAAGACGTAGTATACGTACCTACTAGGTACTGTATGAACCTGGCAGCTACGGTAAATGTTGTTTTGTACGATCGTTTAGCCAAAACATGATTCAGTTGCAAAAACTGTTTAAAAGAACTCGTAAAACTACACTTGACCTGCAGCACCCAACACCAAACCTACAACACGTCGGTTTAGCCACTGAAGAAGAACTTAAAAAGTTTGCTCTAAAACACGGTGGGGGCTACTACAACTGTGATTGTCAAGAAGAAGCTGATGCATTAACTAGAACACACGTGGATTTTGCTAAAAAACTACTAGAGCAGTACGGTAGCTGCGTGGAAAATAATGAAGTGTCAGTGGAACGTGAGGTTTACCCTTTTATCATCAGCTTTGGTGAAAGTTACACTATCACCCTTCCTAACGGAGGTCAATATAACTTTAGTGTTGACAACCAAGGAACAATACGTGTTGCTTGTGTAGAAGGTGATTCACATGCACTTTTCTACATACCTAAAAACTGCGTACAGTACTTCATAGACGGACTGCTGAAACTCAAACAAGATTGAAGCAACTGACTTGACCAATTCAATGAAAAAACTAAAAGGTCTAGTGACCAGTAGCCGCAGTTCTAATTTTGTCAGGCTGGGGTACAGGAATTATCTTAGCCGGCGGATTCTGGAATACAGTAGGAGCTACTGTATTCTTTCCTTATGGAGTTGCAGTAGCAACTCGTGTAGTACTCAAGCACTTTAACGTATTATGACTGCCGAGCCTTTGATAACAGCTCAAAAAATGACTGCCAAGGACGGTACCACCTTAGGCTGGTACTTTTGTCATCCAGAATTTTACTGTGACTTTGAGCTAGAAAACGGAGTTTGGAGCGTGTACTTCAGAGATAGAACAAATCAGGCTAAAAACAGCGAGGTTTATGCTGAGACAACAAGCAACAGAAAGGCTGCTCCTCCTTAAGGCAGTACTACCTATGAAGGTAAACTTACGTTTACACGACGGTGTAACTAACCAAGAAATAAAACTCTTCCCAACCCCAAGTAGGATTACGTTCCAATGTTTAGCTGAAGCCGAGCCTGCTAAGATACGTGAACGTTATTTAAAATGGCTGGCCACTAAACTACCTGCAGAAATAGTAAGCCCACACGTATCAGAAGTGCTAGCTGTTAAAAAACCTAAGTTCTCAAAAGACTAAAAAAAGTAAAGCGTAAGAAAACCAATGCTAACTACACACAGCCTAATTCTACAAAAACTAGAAACAGTAGCTACAGAACAAGCAATAAGCATTATATATGCTACAGAATCTGGTTCTAGAGCTTGGGGATTTGAGTCTCCAGATTCAGACTGGGACGTAAGGTTTTTCTACTTGCGTCCTACTGATTACTATTTACTTAACTTTGAGTCTGCAAAAAGAGACTGTATTGATGCAGTAGAGTATCCTGTTCAGTCAGACAACATAGACCTTTCAGGATGGGACTTACATAAAACGTGCAGGTTACTACTAAAATCAAATCCAGCGGCTTTAGAGTGGTTGAATTCTCCACTAGTCTACGTTAACCAGTGTCAACTACAGCAACAATTAAAAGCCCTAATACCTTTAGTGTACAACCGCCGGTCGGCAATGTACCACTACCAACACATGGCTCAAGTAAATTGGAGAAAGTACATATCAAAGAAGAATCCGCTGTTACTCAAAAAGTACCTATACGTACTGAGACCTATATTTGCAATGCAGTGGATAGAAGCCTACGAGAGTCCAGTACCTATGCTGTTCGATGAATTAGTAAGTGCTGTAAATTTACCCACAGCAGTAAAAACAGAACTGGACGATCTGCTAGCACTTAAACGAGCAAGCTCAGAAAAAGAATATGGTGCACCTCTGCCAGCTATACATTCTTACATAGCTGATCACATAGACTCACCCTCACGTATAGTGGCCACTCGTACGCCGCAAGCTACTGAAGCTGCTAAAGCAGCAATAAGACAAGTTTTCTTTGAAACCTTAAGACTAATAAATGGTAGGTACCTGCCACTACCTAACTAACTAAAATAAACCCAGGGTCGTTAGCTCAGTAGATTAGAGCTGCCCTAAAACATTAGCCATTGGTTCGAATCCAATACGACCCGTTAACCCAAGTTAAACCACCTAGTCTCAGTCCTAATGAATGCCGCTGCACTTCAAGAAATTCTGACTCTGAGTCAAGTAGCTAAAAGTTACGGTATCGAACTAGGTGGTAATGAGTCTCAGACCTGCCCTTTTTGTGGCGGTGCTCGACAACTACGTACTACCCGAAACCGTTGGTATAAGTGCTACAAATGCAACCGTAAAGGAGACATATACCAACTGCTACAAGACCTAAAAGTTACTAATAGCTTTAAAGAATCTTTCAACATACTAAAACGTCAAGCTGTTAATTCCCCTGAATACAAAGCTTATCGCTTTAGAGTTGACGTACTAACCAGAGCTTTTGAAGCTTACCGACAGCGAGTTGTAGTAAAACCAGATGCCCCGCTAGGGTATTATGCTGGCCGGGGTTGGACTTTTAGGCACGGAGAAATAGGTTACGCAGATTCACACCATACCTTACGTAACGCAGGGTTCAGCGTGGAAGAACTAACTGCGGTAAGCTTAATAGCCTACGGTACTGAAGTATACTCAAACCACTTAATATTCCCCATACACAACTACGAAGGTGAAGTGGTTCACTTTTCAGCTCGTGCTCTAGACCCTACTGATGAGCTTAGATGGAAACATACTTCTGGTACACCACGTATTAACAACTTTTTGTACGCAGCTAACAACTTAAAAGAGTCCAGCTACGCTGTAATATGCGAGGGTATTTCAGACACTCGCTCGCTAATAGAACTCGGTGAGCCTGCTGTAGGTGTACTCGGTGTCACTATACCCCTAGTACAACATGCTAACTTGTTTCGACATTGCAAGTGCCTAGTGGCTTTCTTTGATCGAGACCGTTACGCCAAAGGAACTGAAAAAGAAGGTCAATACAAATCCTGGTCTCAGGTCACACCACACCTAATAGATCTAGCTGTAGAACTCAAGATCCCAGTGTTGTGTTTGATGACACCAGATTGGTCTGGCGTCAAAGATGCTAACGAATACCTCAGTGCTATAGACTATGACCTAAGCACTTATCAAAAGTGGGCATCCAAGTCTTACCAGCACTTACACGTACTAGCTGCAGAAATACACACTAACGACTTAAGTCAGCACCCTAATTTGTGGAGACTGCACGCTGCAGTACCTAACGCACCAGCCTTAGAACAATTACAAAACACGATACTACAACAGCACACCAGTTGGGCAGACTACCTTTTAGCACTACATGCCTAAATACTATTTGTATGTAGAGCCACAAACTCGCATACTAGCCGGCCCGGTGTCAGTATGCGGGTTGTACGCACCTGAGCTACTACCTACCACTCACCCTAAAAAGTGGGTAGACGAGGCTTTGGCTGATCATAAGCTCTACTTTGTTCATTATTACGTATGGCCCGACGAGTTAAACTTTGATACCTTACAACGCAGAACAGAAGCTGTGTGCGCTCGGTTGTTCTTTCAGTCTCAAACCAGAGCCACATATCACCGTTTAGTTAAAGACGTACCATACTCCTACAACTACGCTATTTATTACGAGCACTGCCCGGCACACTACCGTGTAGCCGCTTATTTATGCCACCGGTACCGGGTAAACTTAGTCACCACACACTACGCACTAGTTTACCCAGAGTACTCTCTAACCAAACACTGGGGCTATCGCAGTAGCCTGCACCTAGAAGAAATACTGGTCCACGGACCTCGAACAGACTTTCACCACTTAGGGTTAAAAGAAACCCTAACTGAATATTGGTTAGGTCAAATACTAAGCGGTAATCCTAAGTATTTAGCAAAACCATACCCACCTAAGTGGTGGGGATCCGAACCCTTTGGGGATACTGTAAGTCACTTAATGCAGCTTAGCGGTACTCCAGAACATCAAGCTTGGGTAAGGGACGAGACCACCCTACTTAAAAACAACAAAGCAAAGCTTAACGAAAAGAAAATCCGTCGTAGGTTGTTACTGCACCAATGGCAAAGTATTCAGAAAAACTTAATAGTTTGTGGGCCGCCCAACCTGCCTCACTAAACACCCTACAAAAACTATTAAGGATAGACCGATTAGCCTGTCTAGAACTAGAAGACGACGTAGCGTTTAATCACAACTTTAACGCTAACTGGTTTTTCGTCTTAATGATCCACTTGCTAGACACCTACTTAACACTAGGTTTAGATCCTACTGAACCACTAGTTAAAGAAATAACCACACACCACGTTTACCGTTTCCAGCGTGCGACAATCTTAAACACAGATCCTGAAGGTAAGTACCAACGTCTACTACACTATACTGTTCTCAGAGCAAAGCTTAGAGGACTAGTTGACAATTTACTTGGGTCTGGATCAGTCTCTAAACAACACCGGAATAGCAGTGAGCAACGGGAAGCAGACTGTAGTAACCCTGCAGAAATCTCCTGTTAAATTGACTGAACTGGAAAAGCTATATGAACTAGAGCTCCTACTGCAGAACTTGATCCAAGTACTAAAGCCTAAAAGGATCTACTTAGAACAAGTCTATTACGTGCGCTTCAGGATCAAGTCAGCACTTTCTTTGCTACGGGTAGAGACTACCTTGAAACTAGTGTGCTTACGAGAAAACGTGGAATGCACCAGTCTGTCAGCCAACCCCAAAGAAGCTGACTCATGGCCCAAGCTCATAGGAGCTACTAGCACTAAAGAAGCCACCGCAAAACTGTTCCTACCTAAGCTGAACGACGATTCCACCACAGACCACGAAACTGATGCTTTAGGTATCCTTTATGCAGGCATAATAAAAGACACTACACGCACTAAAACTGGTATGATGAGGGCGCCAATCATAAGGATCAATGCCCGAGACTTTAGAAAAGACCCCGGATCAGTCACAAACTGTTTCCTACAGTAGATTGTCTGCTTACCTAGAATGCCCTCAAAAATACCGTAACAAATACGTTGATCGACTGCCCGTCACACAACCTCTAGAAGACTACTTTCTTAAGGGCACCTTAAGTCACCGGATCCTAGAAGAGTACCTACAAGGCGCCACTATCGAAGACGCTACTAATCTAATCCTCCCTGATTGGGTGGTAAATAACTGCCTGATCCCTTTGGGTGCAACTAACGATACTGAAGACCTATATGAGCTAGCTGACTCCAGCGGGTTAGATTTTGACTTACTGGAACGTTACGTACATCCCACAGCTGAACTGTTGTACAGGTGCTCAGCTAACTACTCAGGTGATGAGCCCATTCGGAAAAATGATGGTTCAGTACCAGCAGACCCACTAGCGTATCCACCTTCACAATTCAAAAGAGAGTACGAACGACAGCACCTACACTTACTAAAAGCAGAACTAGACACCCAAGCAGCTCAAGCTTCTGTTGCTTTCAGGCGCTTTTCACTGGCAGATACTGCAGCTATTGCACTGTCTTACGTAGTAGGCTTCAAAGTGCCTGAATACGTAGATCATACCGTAGCAGTAGAATTTGATCTGTCAAAAGCCAAAACCGTTTGGGATGTAGACGAATACTGGAACGGGGCTATTGACTGGGTGTTTAAGATGAAAAACGGAGCTACGGTGATTTGTGATCACAAATCAGAAAAAAGAAAACCGTTAGGAATCGAAGTACTATTCCACTCACAACTTAATCTTTACGCTCACCTTTACTACGAACAAACAGGAATACTAGCCGATTACCTAGCAATCAATCATCTGCCGTCAGGAGAACTCGTACTAGCCAAAGTAGACATAGACGTAGTTCAGCAGAACTATTTGTATTGGCTGTCAGTACGAGACAAAATCAAAAGCGACCGTAATAGCAACCAATGGACAAAGCAACTGCCTACCAAATACAACTCCCCATGTGTACGTAGACACTGGAAAAGCAACGCCTTAACACAAGTTTGTCCTCACCTTACTAGCTGCTGGCCTCAGTATGCAGAATACCTAGGGGTAGAACTGGAGCCTTTCTTAAACGAACAATCCTTGCAAAATGCCGGTATCTAGAGGCGAGTTATATCAATACTTATCAAAGCGAGTGGGCATATCCAAAGCCACAGCTAAAGACTGCCTAACCGCTTTGAGTGAGTACACTGCTATCCAACTAGGTGAAGGCTTAAAAGTCACGTTACCTGGTATCGGTGTACTCAGCCGAACAAAAGTAAACCAGCGAGCCCGATTAAAAATAACCACGGGCTCAGTGTTGTCTAAATACCTAAGCCTAGCTCGTCCGTTAAAACGAGAATACTTCTTAAAACACGGGTTAAAGCCACCTACCAGACTTACTCAATTTGATCGCTGGATAAACCAAGCAGGTACTGCTTACTTAGCTCAGGTTTCTAAAAACCCCTTAAGTACGAAGTGGTTTAATACCGTCCACTTTAGTCTGTTGGCTTACTTGCAGTCCTCATTTATTTGGGGGCACGTTTGGGTGCACCCTATAAGCCATGAAACGTTTAGTGCGGACTTAATAAAAACCAAACTAGTAGCCTACCAACACATCGACTTAGACTCCTACCAAAAACTGTTCCTAGTATGGATTAACTTAAACGATCGGCACCGCACAGCTGAGTCTTTCGGCTGGTCTGAGCAGGTGTTGTACGAAGGGTGGAAAAAAGCTCTTAACGGCCTGTTACTACTGTTACTGTTCCCAGAGCTAGATCCTATACTTGGAGAAATCCTAATTCAAGATGTACGACCTAGACCAAGAGAAAGTGGCCCTGGAACGCGCTCAAAGCGCCATGGCCTTTATCGAACAACTGGAATTTATAACTCATTCTTTAGAAGCAATCAAGAACAGCGCTCCACTGACACTACATGCTGAGCTAGAAGCAGTAATAACTAGAAGCCGAGCGGTTTACGCTATGGTAAACGATTCAGAAGTAGAGTTCGATATAGTGGCTGAGCGTCGGAATTTATCAACTCAGTCTTTATCCAAGATAGAACGGCTCGGTCTAGGTAAAGAGATCGTACGTTTAAGACTGGAAAACCGACTGAACATAAAAGAAATAGCCGAGAAGTTCAGCTTATCTACAGCTACCATCAGTCAGTTCCTGAAGGTCTACGATCAAGCTAAACCTGACGAACAAGCTAAAATGCGCCGTACTAGTATCTTTGATACAGGCGAGCAATACGAGCGGCTGGGTGTTAAGTTGGACCTTTTGTTCGCACAAGTCCAAAGCTCAGATCAGCAAGTTAGCGTACAAGTATTAGGAGAGATGCGTAAAACCATCGAGTCAGCCGAACGGTTCATGACTAAATACTCAGAAAGGGAAAAAATGGAGCGTGTGCTGTTGATTATTCAAGAAATACTACAAACAGAACTCCCAGAACGTAGGGTAGAAGTCATGAAAAGGTTCGCAGCTTTAGGTCTGAAAGGAGCCACACCAGCTTCTTCTTTAGCCGTTTAAAACGATAAATACAAGATTTTTGTTGCTGTGCAAAGCACGGTAGTCTATTCTTACGTCAAGGTTCAGCAGATGCCCAGCAAGTTGATTGCAATGACAGGTCGTGTTTCTTCTTGGTTAGAAGACCCACGTTTTACTCTACCTGTTAGCTGCACAGTATTTAAAGTAGAAGACAAAATGGCGGGTCGAGACGGCATTCGAGATTCGTGGGACTTTGCTTCTTACGCAATCGGTAACGCCGCTGGAGCAGCAATACACCTGAGTAGTATTAGGGAAAAAGGCAACGTAAATGCAGCTGGGTTAGTAGCCTCCGGCCCTATGTCTTTTGGAGAGATTTTCTCTACTATCAATAAAATCATTCGTAGGGGTGGTATCTACAAAAACGGTGCTATCGTACTGCACCTAGACCTAACACACCCAGATCACCTACATTTCATTAAAGGTTACGATGAAACAGATGAAACCTTAAAGCAACTATCTAAGTCTCGTAAAGAATGTGATGAAATAAGCGCCATCCTTGAAAGCGTTCAAGGAGAAGAAGTAGAAATTGAGGGAGAAGTCTATACTCTAGAAGAAGCTCAAGAAGCATTTAAACTTCTTAAGGAAAATCTCAAACAACTAGAAAACCAAGCTCTGTCTGAATCACGCCGTACTTACGCTTGGGTTAAACGCTGTTTGAACGTAGAGCCTAATTGGTTGGAAACCACACCACCTGACACTATTACAGAAATCCTTAAAGCTATCGCTCGTGGTGACTTATGGCTTAATAAGATTCGTTATGACGAATCAGGTGAGCGTCTTTACGCTAATGTTTGCCTAGAAGTGTACCTGAAGCACCGAGGTACTTGTTTGCTGATGCACGGTAACTTAGGTCAAGCTGAAGTAGGTGCACCTGATTCTCAAGGTAAGTTTGATCATAACCTAGTAGCTATGTATCGTGAAGGAGCCACGTTGCTGTGCGACTTGCACGCTAAAACTGGAGTGGGTAATTCTGGTTATTACCTGCCTGCTGAGACAGATCGTCAAGTAGGCTTCGGGCTCATTGGTTTGGCTAATTTTCTGAGCTATCATGAAGTCAGCTATAAGGATTTCGGCCGGGCTCTCAAGAGAGTCAATGACGGCGAAACCGTGGACGTAGACTCAACAGCTAACAGACTTGCACTAGCCCTTAAGCAAGGTGTGGAAGCAGGTGCTGAAATCTTCCGAGCCAACCGTATGGAGCGTGGCTTTGCTATTGCTCCTACTGCTACTTGTTCTTACCGTTACCGAGACCTCAAAGGGTTTACTACTACACCTGAAATTGCTCCTCCAATCAACCGTCTAGTTGATCGAGATTCAGGTACTTTTGGTGTGGAAACTTATGATTACGGTAGCGTTGAAACTGCGGCAGAAGTAGGCTGGGAAGATTATTTTGCTGTTGCTAATGAAGTAGTACGCTTACACCAAGCTACTGGACTATTCCACGGATACTCTTTCAACAGCTGGTCAGACGTAGTTACGTATGACCTGGATTTCTTAAAAGCCTGGAACGACTCACCACAAACGAGTTTGTACTATGCCCTACAAGTAAGCCCAGACACCTTACGTAAAGACGACGCCTTGGTCTCATTAGACGAAGACTTCCGGTCTCTGTTTGGCTTTGATGAAGAACCCGCCGCCTGCAGCCTAACTCCTGGTAGTATTTGTAGTTCCTGCGGAGAATGATGTCTAACTCTAAGTCGCCTTATTTCCAAGTTCTGTCCCGCAAAAGGTCGTGGGCCCCCGTGGCTATCCAACGACAAGCACTCAAACCAGGTGCTGAAGAATCTATCTACCGAGCTCTGGCGCTAAGGTGCCTGGAGCTGCCGGTAAAAGAATTCTTAGCCCAAGGTCTTAAAGGTGAATTGCCCAAAACACCAGGAGTAATAGAAATCCTAGAGTCCAATCAAGCCGATGAAGATCGGCACGACTTGGCTTTTGAGTACGCTATCCAAGCACATGGCACAGACTTTAAGTCTGAAAAAGAAGCACAACACATCCTTAAGACTATGCTTGAGGATCCTTCACACCCAATCCTTAAGGCAGCTATTTTAGAGCGTTCAGTGTTCTTTGTGTTGCTGCCCTTTTACCGCTATAACGGTGACAAAGGATTACGCACTATTGCTAATGACATTTCTAGGGACGAACAAACACACGTAACCTCACACCACATGATCTGTAAAGAACTAGGTGTGAAGCCATCCGCGTCTCTAAACCGTCTACGCCGTGCAATCGTAGCGTGGGTTATGGAACCTCTAGAATCCACTGACAACAAGTGGCAGTCTAAAGACTTCTGGCTTAAGCAATCAGATGAGCTTTATTCTAAAGGTGTAGCTTCTGGCCTAGCAGCTACTAACGCCTCTGCAATGCCGGCGTTCTTTGAATCGTCAAATACTAATCTACCAAGCTACGCTTGACAACACCCCCTGGGTAGCCCCAGGGGTTTTTTAATGCTCGAACCATGCAAGTCAAAGTCTTAAACGACGCCCAACTGGCTACACAAGTCTTTACCGAAGACTCACTAGTAATTTGTATAGTAGATCCAGAAGAAGCAATCCCTGATGCTATAGGGTCAGACGACTCTACTGCAACTAACGTACTGTTTTTAGACTTTAAAGATCAAAATCCAGAAACCCAAGAACAGTTTGATGACTACGAGTCACACTTTAATTTAGAAGAAGTTACTGAAGTCCTACAAAGTCTAGAGGACCCTTCAATAGATGTAACTTACGTCTATTCCACGCAAACTACAGCTAGGGCTCTAGCAGTAGCTGCCGGGTTACTAAGTGCTACAGAAAAAGACTGTAAAGAAGTAATGTACCAGATCGTCAGTCAAGATCCTACTACTCATCCTAACTACTGGGTAGTAGCAATGTTTGACTACATGCTAGGGTTATCCGGTAAACTCACCACCGCTGCTGATGACTACCTAGCTACTGGACAAGTAATCAGTAAAACTGGACAAGTCATTAGTGGTGTAAGTCAGTAGTGTACTCACTAAATCGGTACGCTTACACGTGCCACCACTGGTTAGCTCACCAACTAGGTACCAACCAAGGTGAAGTAGTTACTTGGTGGGTCAACGACCATTTAATGGTAGGGTTTAAGTGTGAATGCGGTAAAGTATTGGGTACCCACGAATGCACTTCAGTCCCTAAACCTTAATGAGATTCCGTACCCCCACCAAACTAGAACTTTTCATTGATGGGTTTCATTACATTTGTTCAGCTCTAGAGCATCGTAACCAAACCAACAACTGGAGCCGTAACGTGGCTTTTTGGCAAGACTTAAATGTCGGGTGGTACGATATGTATATTTTAGATTAACGGACACACTACGTAGTAACCTTTGGGATTTGTATGACTAACAGCTCAGTTGATGGCCAGTATTCAGACCCTCTTTTTTCAGTTCCTTTTGTTACTCTAGGACTAGTACAAGACGTAAGTGAATTGCGAGTTATTGTACATAGTAAGACTGGGTTCAAATATACCTACACAGCTGAATATAACTTCAAAGTAGGAAGAGAGCTGGTTATAGCTAGTGTGAATCTAAGGTCTAAAAGTCCATTTACCGGATCGCAACAGTTTTTGGCAGAGCGGCGCATTAGTGAGTCTCGTGCGAACCTACTAAACGCAGTAAAAGCATACCAAAACCCTAAAGTAACACCTCAAGATAGCTTTGATGAGATGGTAAGTAGGCTTGCAGTGAAAACTCAACTTAGTAGGACCGAAGTTCTCCAGAGTGCTGTAAATTTGTACTCCTCATGGAGCACTAAAAGGTGGGATCAATGGTGTGCAGAAAATCCAGGTGCTCAAGAATGTAAAATGTATGACGTATGATACTGGTTACCTAAAAGAACGTATAGGCGGTGGAAATCCTTACTGCCGCTGTGCATACTGTAAAGTATCAGATCCACAAATTAACGGAGAACTAGAAAACCATGCTGATTGGTGTGAATATAAACAACGAAAGCTACTTGAGCAAAAAGTAGAACTCCTAAAACTTGATTACCAAGTAGAAAGAAAAAAGTAGTAAAGAATAATATAAAGTACACATAGTAGAAAAACTAGTTACCCAAACCCAAACCTCATGCATCTAGATGGTATTGCCTCAGTTCCTAAAACCCCTACAAACCTTGATTTAACAGCTAATAACAGATTTACTGTTCCTGTAACAGTAGTACTGTCGGCTGTTGACGAGCTGAAATTACACAAGTTCTTAAACCTACACTACTTAGGTGATGAAGAAGCAAATGAGCTGATAACCTGCGATAACCAACCATATGGTTTGTACCCTAAATACCCTGAAAAAGAGACAGACGACTTTAAAGCCGCCGTTAACCGTATTTGCCAGGAGCACACAGTTAACCTAGTAGTAACGTATGACGTACTAGGAAAGGCCACTTTTGAACTTGAAAACCCTAACCTAAAGGAGTATCACACGAAATGCTCACTAAAAGAAATCAAACCCGCTACAAAAAAAGTGTAAACTACCACTAGTTTGTACTTACCTCTATGACCTCAGAGTTCCCCGGCGTCTACGAGTTGCTAATCCGCGAGCCTAAAGGTTCCGCACCTAAAACACTAGTAATAACCTACGTCAATAACTCCAATCCTGGTTCAGTAATTACCTACAAAGGAATAGATTACACAGTAATAAACCGTTCTGGTTTGCCGCCTACTGGTCAGCTGCTGTTGCGCCGGATTTAATCCGTAGGTTACCTTAGACAACCTAACTATTTACCACCCTAATGTTAAACTACTGTCTAAGCTACTTAGTGCTTACGTGGGCTGTAGCTTATGGTTTTTGGATCGCTATAGGCCGCACTAGTTTAGTATATGCAAACGACAGAAAAGCACTACGGGCATTAATATGCTTGGTTGGAAGTTTAATGTGGCCACTAGGTGCTTTGTGGGCTACAACATACGGAACAACTAAAGTCTTAAGCTGCGGATGTGATAAATTATTTGAGTTAACAGTCAAACTCTTAGACTAAAGCTAAGCCCCCTACGAGGAATCGAACCCGCAACGGTATCTTACAAGGATACTGTTTTACCTTTAAACTAAGAGGGCAGCTTTATATTATACCAGCTACCCTAGTTGATTGCCCATACGCGGGCCAGTAGGCGTCCAATGCCCTGAGCCCCGATGACCTAAAGGCATAGGTTCGTGTGCAGCTGCTGCAGATTGTCGGTGGCTACCAGCAGGGTCATGCCCTATGCTTTCCACTAGAGTAGTGTATTTCTGAACCAAGCTGATACGTGCCACTTCTCCCTTTACTTCAGTTTCTTTAGTAGCTACTAGCTGCTTATCATCCCGAACTACCTTAAGCATGGGCTCTGCGTGTTGACTTGCTTTAGGATTTTGGTTTTCTACCACCACTTGGTGGTTTACTGGTGCTTTAGGTGTAGTTACTAAAGCTGCTGCACCTGCAGCCACTAAAGCTAATACCGCTGCCTGGCGTTCAGGAGCTACAGCTGAAGCTATCTCAACCTGAGTTTGTCTGATACTAGACTCGTAACTAACTTCAGGTAAGACAACACGTTGTACTGGATGTCTGGTCTTAACAGGATTTATGGGTATAACTACAGCAGGTTTAGGTACTAAACCACCACCTTTAGCACCTACACCTCGAAGTGCATTTTGAGGCGTAGGTAATACTGGAGCTTTAGGTAAGGTAGTGTTAATTACATCTCTAGCATGTACTACAGAAACACCGGATTGAGTTTCAAAATAACCAGACAAGCCTGTCCCACCCTGCTTAACTGTAACTTTACCTGCAGAAGGAGCAATAAATTTCTTTAGGGTGTCGAAGTTAATATCAATAGCATATTTAGGATCATGGTGACCCATAACACCTCTAGCTATAGCAGACTTTATCTCAGCATCAGAAGACTTACGAGTCAACCAAATAGATCCACCGCGAGAACCTTGCAAACCGTGTATTTCAATACGCTGCTCTCCCTGCCTAAAGCCTTCTTTAATAAAAGAAAAAGCATAAGTTTGCAGCAAACTAGCTTCTTGAGCTGTTTGTTGGCCTCGCAAAACATGTGAGCCACCGCGTTGATTAAGACCTAGGTGAGCATGTATAAAAGAACCGCCCCTAGAGTCCCTATCATTAGTTACGTAAACGGGCCGATCTCCACCAGTACCTGACCTAAATAGACCCCCTATAATATCAACTGGTGTAGTAGGACGTATAGCATCTGGACTTGCCAAGTACCTACGTCGTGTCTCCCACATCAATTCAGGACTCATAGTAATAGTTGCTCGGTTACGACCGACATGGTTATATTGACCACGACCAGAAGCATTTTTAACAGAAGCCCACTCACCGGCTAAAGCATCAATAGCAGCTCTTACATTATTGGACTTACCCCTTAAAAAAGCTGCCAGTGCAGGCTGCTTACTACCTATCATTAAAGCAATAGCAGCTCTATCTTGGTTATAGGGACTAAAAACATCAGTAGTCTTAAGACCCGCATCACGCATAGCTATTTTGAGGGTACTAGGTATAAACTGAGGAGCACCAACAGCATGGAGTCCGGCAGCTTGCCGCCTCATTACTTCTCCAAAAGTCATAGAGCTAAGGCCAGGTAAGCCTCCAGGAGTATCACCAGCATTACCTCGGTTTACTGAGTTATAGCCACCTTCGCCAGCATAAATAACTCGTAATAAAGGAGTAAAAGCACTTACTGAAGCTACATAAGCACTACCAGTAAGCTCACCTAAAGCACTACCTAAACCATCAGTAGCACCTTGAGCAAAAGATCCCACACGCCTAAAAGTTTCAGTAGCTAAACCAGTTAAGTCTTTAACACGGTCAGCAGCCCACTGAAAAAGATCCCAAGACTTTTGCTCGTTAGTCTGCCTAAAAGTTTGCTCACTAACCCACCGTTGTTGTTTACGTGTTTTTTGATAAGCGGTTTTTTGAGCAGCTATTTTACGCTTTTGAGCAGCTATGTAGTCATACATAACTTGTTCAGTAGGCTGCAGCGTTAAGTTAGAAAACTTACCTGGAGTAGCTGCCGCTGCTGAACCACCACCAAAGACAGAAGAAAACCCCCAAAGAGCTAAACCAGCAATCGCTGTACCTAGCCAAGCTGCAGCATCACCAGCTCGGGTGATCATGTTACCCGCAAATCGACTTACCAACTCAAAGTCACGCTTACCAGCTTGAGCTTCAGGCGTATTAGCTAAAGACTCACCTTTAAGTAGTTTGTCACGGAAAGATTCATCAGCTTGAACAGCTGCTCTGACTTTATTTCCGTAAGGTGTATCAGAAGCTATCAAACCAGCTTGTAGTACTTCTAAGCCAATAATGGCTAGATTCCCGCGTCCTACTGCACCTTCCCCTACTAACCTACGTAAACCCCTAAAACCCCCACGAGTGCTAGTAGTTGGACTGCTACTAGGACTAGCACCAGCACCACCTCCGGCATTACCACCACCCGTACCACCCCGAGGGCCGCCACCACCCTTAAAGAAATTCAACAACGCAATACCACCAGCAGCAGCACCAATCGTATTAGACACAGTACCAATATTATCGTCATCCATAGATTCATAACCAGGTAGCTTATAAGTGCGCCAGGTTCTCATAGCTATGGAGCTAAGTTGTTTAGCTATAAGTGCCGGAGCAGCCACACGAGCTACAGAACTAAACAACCCACCTACGCGAGCAGCAGAAAATAAAGACTGTAAACCAGTAAACAGAATAGTAGAAGTTACAGCTGCACCTAAAGCAGACACACCTGCATCCACTAGACTTTTACCAGAATTAACCGCTTCGTCTATTACGTTGAGTACAGTTAAACCAGTACCTAATTTGCCACCTATCAACGTCTTGGCCCAACCTAAGGGGCTGGCTAGTAAGTTAACCCCTTTTTGCCATAAATTAGGAGAACCAAAACCTTTAGTAGGTCTAGCATACTGAGCTCTGAAATAATCAAAGAAGCGACCTTTAAAAGTAGACCTGGTACTATCCTGTATTATGGAGTCCCTAAAACCAGCGTCTTGGTAATTAGCCAAACTAACAGCTGCCGCCTCCCAAGGTCTTGATCTAGGGTCGTTCTGCATTAAGTAAACTTGAGTACCTGCAATAGCACCTAAACTCTGACTAACGTTAAAAGCAATCAATAGTGTATTAGCTACTGCTAGAGAATTACTACGAAATGGAGAACGAATAAGACGAGCAGCTAAAGGCGCTAACAAAGAAGCAGCTATTAGTCCACCTGCACGTTGATATAAACCCAACTCAGCATAACCTTGGGGGTTATATTTACCTGCAGCTTGCATACTCTGAGCAATCTGGGATGTCCTGAAAGAACGGACCGGATCCCAACTTAAAGCAGCTCCAGCTACCGTGGACCAAATAGCCGTGCTAACACTACCCCTTAAAATAGAACCAAACAATGCATTTTGCAAAGGCTGAAACTCTTGGTCAACAGCCTCTGAACTTAGTTGCCACGCTGTACGATTTGGTTTCAGTAAACTACCGCTTAGCAAATTAGCAAGCGAAGAAGTTGCTAGTGTTAGGGTTCCAGCTATTCCAGAAAGCCTAGACAACGCAGTTTTTGACAACCGTCTAATACCTAGGTTTAAACCTATTACCGCAGCTGCACCCAACCCAACGCGTGTGATATTCCTACGATTAGCACCTGCAGGATCTAGTTGGTCTTCTTGGTAAAACTGATCAGTAACAGCGTCAGCTAACGGGTTATCTTTGACTAAATCCTGCATTAAGAAAAACGTACCAAAAACTTGTCGGCTACGACCACCGGCAGCAGTAACAGCCAAACCCGCTGCGTTCTGAAAAAACTCAGAATAAGCAGTTTGGTACTGAACCCTACGTGAGTCACCGTTTAGTTGACTAACACCCAAACCAGAAGATATTAGGCCCCCATAAACAGCAGCAAAACGACCTAGTTTACCTGCTAATCCACCTACTAACTTACGTGCTGCAATAAACTTCTCATTTTGTAAAACCTTAGTTTTAAACTCCCTAAGAGCAGGGCGTATGTTTAGTACCCCAAGAAACTGTTGGACATTTTGGAAAAACTTATCTATACCGCTGCCTACAGCACCTATACGAGTGCCTTTAAAAGCACCAAATACTCGTTTAATACCCGTTGTTCCTAAGGCACCATAAACACCATAACCTACAAGTGCTAGAAAACCAGCCAAAGCGGGTAGTTTAAACACCCCTAAAGAATTAAGGTTGTGAACCGGGAGCAAAGGCAGCAACGCTAACAGACCTAAACCCATACCGGTGTATCTATTCTTAAGAATTCTTCTCCAAGTAGGAAGAATTCCTAAACGTTGGCTACCAACGTAACTCTTAAAACTTAAGGGTGTATCAGCTGCAGGCGTGGGCTCAGGTAAAGCTGTTGCTACAGTTGCAGTAGTTATAGGTCCCATACCAGGAGAACCAGGTCCTCGGGGACCACTAAAACCTTTAGGTCCAGGTAAGCGCACACTAGAGTCTCTAGTTACTGTTGTTACTTCAGGCTCTATATTGACACCTTCCAAATACGTCGCGTAGCCTTTTTGTAGATGCCTGAAGTACGCATACGAACCTGCACCCACAACAGTACCTGCCGCAGTAGACAAATGGTAGTCTTCTCCATAATCAAAACCCCAGTTTTTACTAGTATTGTCACCTAGGTAGTTAAAAAGACTAGTAAAAGCAAACGCACCTACACCAGCCGCTAAACCATAACGACCTACACGTGAAACTTGACTCTTACCGTAAACGTAAGCGCTTTCTTGGGGGTTCCACCTACGAGCACTATCAATACCCAACATAATCTCAAAAGTAGAAGCCGAAGCTAGCCCCAGCCCAAACTTAAGGCGGTTACGGTCCTGTTCATTTAAGTTGGCAGCAGTAGCGTAATAGTCACCTACAGCATCTCCTAATAACCACACACCTAAACCACCTAAAGCAGCACTAGGTGCTAGAGCGCCCAAAAACTTGCTGTTCTTAGAAAAACCTTTACCTAAAGCCCTAAAAGTAATGCGGTTACTAAGACCTGCAAACCTAAGACCCCCCACAGTAAACCGCCGGGTTTGGTTAGCTAACCAACTAATAGCGGGCTCAGTAGTACGGTTGGCTACTCTACCTATACCACTACCTAAAGCCTTTAGATCAGTTGTGAACTCTGATTGACTTACTTTGTCACCTAGGGTCTTAAAGTCCCGGTATACAGTACTCGCACCGGTTAAAAACGTACCCCAATAACCTTTGTTGCTAGCTTTAGAACTACGCCACGCCAAACCAGCAGCAGTTTGTAGTAAAGAATAGTCATAATTAGCTGGTTGGGGGCGAGTGTAATAAAAGTTAGCAGCTGTGGTGTCTACCATAAACTGGCGCTGTCTCATAGCTGAAAGCATCAAGTTACTTACTAGAGACTGCGACCTAAAACCACCCTGGGTAAGTACTCTTTCTGCATAACCCGAGCTACCAAAATAACGAGCATCAAATTCTGGTTCTGGGTCGTATACTGACCTACCCATTAAGGCTGGGCTGAACAATGCATCGTCTAGCTCATTAGGTAAACTAGTAGCCCTAAACAACCGGCGTTTTTGCATCGTTTCTGCACGCGTATTAGCATCTTCTCCGTATTCTTCCATACGTGGTCCTTGCCAACTACTAGCTGTAGGTAGCAAGCCGGTTTGCTCTTCCATAAAAGACCTAACCGTTTCTGGCAGCAGAAAACGAGCTATAATACCAAAACCAGGTACGTTTAAGGCTTTCTTACGAATTGCATACAGCGCAGGATCTAAGATCCGAGCGACGGTATTCAACCCACTTAAAGCAGTCTTTACCAAAGGAGCTTGACCTACCGCCGCTAGGCCAGAAGCTAAAAAGGCAGTAGTAGGCTTGATAAAGTTTTCGTTTACTGTGTCTGAAACACCTGACAAAAAGTTTTGAACACCGTTGTTGGTAATTCGATTTAGCCCTACGTAAGTACCTACGGCTGCCAAACCAGCAAACGTAGCAAAAGTGGGGCTGGTAGACCATGCTTTACGTAACAGAGCAAAAATACCTAAACCAGCCGCTAGCTCCCCGCTCTTAGCAACTACAAAATATCCAGCTCGTGTTCGTACTGATTCACTAGTAGAGCCTAGGTAAGAACCAGCAGACAGCAGCTCATAAGCTTGGACTAAATTAAAGTAGTCTATCAGCGTACTAGTACTGCCGGTTATACCTTCACGAACTAAACCAGAGTAACCTCTTTGCCTAAAGGTTTCATTGATAGCCTTTACTATAGTATCCGTTGGAATACTATCTGATGCCCAACGTTGAGTGCCTTTACCAGTATAACGACCCGCTAGTGACCTATCAGTTTCTTCAGTATTTTCCAAGAAACTTTCGTGTACTAGCAGAGCAGCATTAACGTAGTGGTTTAGAGCGTGCAGGCGTTTTGACTCAGCATCAAGTATCCGTGAGCCCCTCACGTTTCTTTCTAAACCGTATTGTTCAATGATGTTATTTGTACGACGCGGATCATATTCTTTGCCGTAAATCTGTTGGGCAAAGTTTTGTTGGTCCGTAGCACCACCGTACATACGAGCCATGTCGTCTAGCAAGGTTTGTTTAATATTTTGAGGTGATAGCTGCTCGTCAGTTAAACTAAACATGCTATTTCGAGCAGTGTTATAAGCGTCAGCTACTTGAGAGCTAGCACTAGCACTAGGAACACTTACTTTTATCTGAGGATTAGTAGTACCCCCACCACTACGAAGACTAAACTCGTATGCCTCACCTTTAGCAACTACGTTAAAGGTAGCTGTAGCTCGACTCCTAATGTCTGTTTCTGCAGGTACATAAGGCTTAACTTTAGAAGAAGCAGCAAAAGTAATACCAGCTAAACTAATAGCGCCTAAAGAAGCCAAACTTGCAAAAGCAAGTGTAGAAAACAACGCACCACCAAAAACGGCAGAAGGCAAAGAGCCTTCTTGAAAAGACTGAGCCGTAGCTTTTAAGGTACTAGTAAAGTAAGAGAAAAACGGGGTACGACCTAAGATTTGTTCTTGGTAGTAACCTGTGTAGTTCCCTAATTCATCACCTGAAGATTTACCAGTAGCGTAGTCCAAAAAGTCATAGAACCCTTTCTTAAAAAGGTCTACTGAAGCTTCACCGCCTACTCGCGCAGAAAAGTTATCTATGTTAGGAAAGTAAACTTTGCCCTTTTTAGATAGAGCCTGAGCTACGTTGGTCTCATGAAGCAGACCCATCAAGATTTCTACCGGTCTTTGGTTAGAAATTCGGATTAGTTCTTGCTGCCTTACACGAATAGCAGCAGATAAACCTTGACTGGTACCTAGTTGGTTGTATTCTTCAGGTCGCGCGGCTTTTTGAATAGTTGCAGGTTGTTGCCTAGGTACAGCACTAAAGATTGAGTAAAGAGCTGAGGTTGAATTACGACTGGTTTTATACAAAGACTGCAGTAAGTAAACCTGATCCTTAGTAACCGACAACCCCTTTATCATTGCTAGTTCTGAACCTGAAATATCTGTGTAAGCACTAGTAGCTTGCACGTAACCTCTAAAACCATTTTTAGACTCTGACAGACCTAAAGGTCCTATCAAAGAAGCAAACATATTAGGGTTGTCTTGATAAGCTCCGGTTAGCTTTTGAATATTCCAGGCACCTGTAATGGTACTGCCAGCTTGTTCCAGTAACCCCAAAATGCCTGGGTTCTGTTTAGGGACATTAGCGTATCTAGCCCGTCGAGCTAAAGCTAATTGAGCCTGCGTATAGTTATTTTGACCACCAAAGTGAAAAATCAGCATGGCGTTTTGCAGCCAGCTCATCTCTCCTTTGGGACCTATAGTAAGCTGATTACCAGCTGCTAAAACAGCTGCAGCTAAGCTGTAAACCGCTGCGTATTTAACACCCTTACGAGCTGCCAGGTTAAAGCGTAAACCAGCAGTCTCTACCAAAGCAGGTCTTAAAGACTGTAGGTGTAATAAAGCATCACTTTTACCTTTAGCAGCACCCAACGCTGCTGCCAGAGTTTTTACTGATTCGTCTCCTAAACCTAAACCTCTTAAAACCCCTTTATCACTTGCGTTAAACTTACGCTCATACGCATCCCAAATACCTTTTTGGTATCGAGCTGTAGTCCCAACAAATTCAAAATTAGGGTCACCAAAACGACTGAACTTCTCAGCCCCAGCAAACACGCCGGCCCTAGCTAAAGCTGTACCGTAGTAAGCACCAAAAAACCCACCTATGTACAACTGCCTAAAGAAATTATCCCGCGCTACGTTACCTGCAGACCAATTAGGGTCTTGAGCTTGTGTAGCTTGAGACTCATAGATCAAAGCTAACGGATTAAAAACCGAAGAATTAGGAGAAACTAAAGAACTATACGCTAAATAAGGCAGCAAATAAGGGGCTAGTGCTCTCAACGCGCTGCCTCTACGCATAGCACCTACAGTAGGTGAGGTATCAAGTAGAGTCCCAAAGGCACCTTTTATTAAGTTAGGTGCTACCAAAGTAGGAACTTGAGCCCAAGTAATAACTCGCTTAGTCATACGACCAGCAAAACCAATCAAGTCACGGGAAACAGAACCCTTTGGGTCTGCTGCACCGACAACGTTTTGGTTTCTGACAGCACGATAAACAGAACCCAAATAGCTAAGGGCACCTACTGTTCCTAGTGCAGCGTAAGTTTGTGATTCAGGAAAGAAAGTTACTACTGAGGCTAAGTCAGCAGCTTTACCCCAAAACAGTGCTGATTGTTCATCGTCATAAAACCTAGAGTCACTAACTAAACCAGCTCTTTTTTCCAGTAACCGCTGCATACGGGTTTTAGTTGCCCCGAAACTAAAACCAAAAGGTGCCATTGGTGTAGAACCAGCACCTAAAACAGGCATAAATTGGAAGCCAGCTCCTAGAGCCGTAACACCAGTTCTAGGATCTGAACGACCTACTACAGCAAACTGGAAGATAGGTGTAGGTATTTGTGCAGCAAAACTATAAGTGATGTCTTGTCGAGTAATGTCAGGAACACTCAACCGTTTTGCTAAATCACTTAAAGTTTGAGCACGAGCTGCATAAATAGGATTTTTCCAGCGCTGAGGGTCATTATTGATAATGTCTACCAAGATACCCTTAGCTATTGCATTTTCAGGATCTATCTCAAAAGAGCTGCTTTTGTCTTTACGGTAAATAGCGTTAAACAGGTTAGCAACAAACGAGGTTGAAGCTTGAGCTATAAGTATGCCGGCTACGGCACCTACCATAGCTCCTGTTTTGGAAAACCTTACACCCTTACGTGTAGTAGTTAGAATCTTACCTTTTTCGTAACCAATTTGCTGGTATTGAAGCTCACCATCAACTAGACCCTCAAAAACACTTACCAAGCTCCCACGCGATTTACCGGTACCTGATTTACCGCCTATAACTTTCTTAGAATAAACCAACTGACCTGGTTCAGTAACCTGAGATTTATTAAGTATAGTTTCGTCTTTTAAGTTGTACTCAAACCTATCAGTAGTACGTTTGTGCATAACGTGACCACCCAACCAACTACCACCCAGCAAAGCTAACGTAGCTATAGGTTTAGGTACCGTACCTGTAAAGTAAGTCTCATTCCATCGTGTCCATTCTGAATCTTTATTCTGAGTCCGGTAACCAAAAATCTCACCTCCTATTTGGCTGAGTAAGTCAGCGCCTTGAGGTTGCATATAGTAGTTGTCAAAAATACGGTCTAAGACCAACAATGATCCTAATTTAAAGAAACCGGAGCGAAACTTACCAAACGAGCTAACGTCCTTAAAGCCACTAGCACCTAACACACTAGAAAAGCCACCAGCTCTAATCAGGTCTTTTTCAGCTGCTTTTAAGCCAAGTAACTGCTCACCTAGGGTCCCGGTAGCGGCATTAGCTCGGTTGGTTACTCTGGCCTGACGTAAGAATATATCTCGATGTATCTGTAGCATCTCACGTACAGAACCTTTGCTAGCAAAGTTTCCTATTAAGTGACCCATACGAGTCACCGATTTAGTCAAACTGGTAAAACCCGGACTTACCAAAGAACTAGCTGAACGATCAGACCCCGGTATTACACTCGTACCACCTTGAGATATAGTACGAGTGCTGGTATTACCAAAAGCCTCTCTAACCTCAGGAATCCACAACCACGGACTAGCAAAGATAAAACGCCCTATTTGATCAGCTGAAGCAGCAAGTGCTCTAACACGATCAGCCCCAATACCTTTGAGAGTTAACTGATAAGAGTAACCTTTAGACTCATCTAAAAGGTTTATTTGAGGTAGCTCATGAGCCAAATCCCTAGCTGTTATTTTAGCCTCTTGCATCTTACCGGTTTCAGCAGAGCCAGCTGTCATTACATAGTTTAAGAACGGCTCTAAAAAGTTATTCCAAACACTAGAATCAATACGCCTAAACACACCTATAGTGCCTATAGGGCCTGATACAAGCCCTTTAGGCTTTACTTCTAAGCTGTTTATATCAGACAAAAAGCCTACTTGGCTGCGTTCTAACTCAACTAATTCTGAAGCTGTAATACCTGAGTGTATTTTGCCTCCAAAGCCTCTTAAGCCTGCCTGATCCAGTTCTTTCCAGACTTCACTACTAATAGGATCAAAACCGTAGCTGTTAACTTTCTGTAGCTTACTGTCTATTAAATCGCCAAGTTGTGTTTTACCTTCACTTTGAGCTACTTGAAGAGACCTTAAAGTATTAGACTGCAGCACGTGCAGCATTCTTTTAGAAGTTTCTCCTGGTTTATCACTAACAGAAACCTCATACAACTTGTTGTACCAGCCATCTAAAAAACCACCTTTTAAGCCGTACTGAGCCATAGTATCCGCCGCACGTTGCTCAATATGAGCTCGTAGCAGAGTAACACCGTGGCTAAACACAAAATAACTACCAATTGCTTGAGCAGTTTGTATTACAGTTTCTTGAGCAAAACCCAAAATACGTTCTACAGGGCCTACTTCGTTTTGGGTCTTATAGGCAGAACGGTAGAGCTTTTTAAGGCTGCCATAGTCCCTACCAGCTTTAGCATCTTCTAGGTCCTTAAGCCAGTAGTAACCTGACATAGTGTCCGTGGCTCGACCTATGCCCGCACCTAACAACCCTAAGAAACCCAACCCAGGTTTGTAGACATCGGTGTTAAAAGTACTATTTACCCAAGCACCTACACCTGGATCTGAGAGCTGACGATCTAGCTGCCTTAACCAAAACCCAGGTTGGGAGTTACTTACTAAAGAATGAAAGTTCTCATAGACACTAACTTTAGTATTAGGGTGGTTAGTAAAAAACGACTGCGGCATTCGGGTAGGTAACCGCTGTAGCATACGCCGCTCACCGGCATCTGCACCCAGCTCCCTAGATACTGTAGTAACATCTACAAACAATAAGTCCCTGACGTTCTTAGGGAAACTACGATACGCTTTTTCAACGGCGGATTCTTTTACGTAACTCGGAGCTACGTCTACAAACTTAGTAGGGTTATCAGAAACTTTGATAAAACCATATTTACTAAAACCTTGAAGCTCGCGGGCTAAAGCATCAGCCAATCTACGGTCGTTCAAGTACCGAACTTTTTCTAAAGTTTTGTTAGCGCTGCGGGATGAGATATTATAGGAACCAGAAAACAACTTACTGTCAATAACTCCTGCTTTAGCGTGCTGCAAGAGTTGTTTAGCGTAGTCAGCGGGTTGTAAATAGACTTCAACCCCAGCAGCACTCAACCCAGCTAGTAGTTTACTAGTAGATTCTTGATTACCACCACCTTTTGCACCTTTAGGATTTTGACCATATACTCTAACGTCTAGACCTCGTTGTTGAGCTTGCACTAAAGCTTCAGCTACTACAGGGTCGGTCATGTAAGCTTCAGCAATATATACACGTTGCTGAGCTTTGTTTATATCTCTAACTAGTTTGTCTACAAATTGAGGTCCGGCGCCAGGACCAGTAACAAACACTGAACCACTCTTCAAACTAGCCTGCAAACCACCTACGTTACTATTACGATTTAGACCACGCCCTATAAAATCAGCAATACGTGCATCGTCAGCCAACACCTTAGGATCAGTGCTACGTACAGCAAAGTTAAGCTGCTGTAGACGCCCCCGCTTAGAATTCAGTATAGTGTTTAAGTTACCTGTTGAGGTAAAGCTTTCTGCGCCAGGCCTAAAAACCTGTTTAAGGTGTATATTCACCAAATTAGGACTCACGCCTGGCTTATACGGACCTACGTCGTCTAACACCAAAGTACTGCTACGAGATATAGCTTGATCTGCTCTAGCTCTTACAAACTCACGTTCACGCCGTGCACCTTTATAAGTATCAGCACCTGCATTAACGTATAGCTCTCTAAACTTATCTAAATACTGACTTAGACCGGGCTGGCTTTTAACATCATAAAAAGCACCCCTTAAAGACCTAGCAGGTGCTCGCTGGAAAAAGGCACGAGTTTGTTCACCTATGGCCTCGGGCCCATAAAGAGACTCCGTCCCTGAAGTATAAGTTCCAGACAGAGTGTCAGCCATTAGGTGCGCACGCGCTCTACGTTACCTAAAGCACCTACTTTATACTCTTGAAGCATGTCTAAAGTAGCAGCAGGTTCGTAGTTAACAGTCAAGTTCGTACCTACTGCCGGGCGGTCAAAACGCCAAGCCAAAGCGTTATATTCAGCTACCCAATTATCTCCACTAGAAACAGACACTACACGCCATACCTTAAGGGGCAAGGTAGGGTCTTGATCCCCTAAAGCAAAAAAGTATTGGTTTAATAAGGGCACAGAAGGCACAATCCAAGTCTGAATGTCTAGCGGCGTCCGATTGCCAACCCGAAAGAATTCAGCTTGGTAACGACCTATAGGTAAGTATTTATCTGAGGGTAACAACTGAAAGCGCAACAGCCCATCAGGAGGTACATCTAACACTAGCGAATCAGGTATGTACTGATCAGGTCCTCTACGATTAGACCTAGGTGAGGTAATGCGTAAACGGTACTTAACGTCTGTTGGATTAAGAGCTGAATCGTCAGGGTTTAAAGCCCAGGGCTTAAATTGTATGACTATAGGGGTGTAAATCTGACTACCTGCTTGGATTAAAGTATCTGACATTATCAATACGGTGCTAGTTCCAGCTTAGAGCAAACTACCAAGTGTCTAAAGAAAACCTAGAACCACCACCTGAACCACTAAAACTACCCCATCGCTGGCGGGTACCTAAAACTTCCCTTTTGAAGTTTCCTCTAGTAGAACTAAAGTCATCTTCTACTGTAGGAGAAAATATAGCCGCAGGTTTTGGTACCGCTAATTTCCTAGAACTAGACCAATCAGCATGGGTGTTGCCTACTAGTTGCCAGCAAATGGCGGCGACACAATCAGCCAAATCTTTGCTGTTATGGACTATAACTCCTGCTCCGACAGCAAAGTTATCCCAAAGATCCACTGACAAATCATAAACAGGAACTGGTTCTGATAATACAACCTTAGTAGTAGAAACTAGCTTTACTAGTTTTGTCAAACACATCAACTCAGCTTTACAGGTTTCTAGGTCTTTGGCTTGTATATACTCACCGCTGCTAAGCATAAATGGATGATCTGGGGTACACCTAATAACAGAACCATTATCTAAGCCTACATCTAGCAGTTCTGTTACCTCCATGGTTTTACGACCTCTAGCTCGACCAGGTACCAAAGTACCATCTGACTTAGCACTATATAACCAAACTTCTTTTCCTACCAACTCTGAAATCATTGGTGTAGTACCATCTAATAATGGTATTCGAGTTTCCCCGACTAAACATTTATCTGGCTTATGGTCAATTTTGTTAGCATTAATCAGCTGTAAGTGTATGAGTTCATCTTTTAGTAAAGATGTAAACTCTGACATCCTAGGGAAAATAATCCGATTCTCGTGTAGCAGCTTCCTCAAACAGTCATACATATCAAGTTGTATACCTCTACTAAAGAAAATAGTTTCAGCTCGTAAGCCGTTAGCCTTAAGACGCTGAATAGTCTCTGGAGAGTGAGCGTGATCACTGGTAACTTTAGCTAGCGGCCGTTTACGGTTAATCTCATAAATAACAGACTGTACATTAGTGATACTGACTTGAATGCCGGGCTCAGGCTCCCAAGCTACTAGACCGTCTATAACCACTAAAGTTTCACCTTGTGAGTCGCGTTCTTTATGACCAAAAGCTAAACCGTAAGCATCACGTTTAACTGCTGGATCTAGGTGTAAGTAAGTAACTATACCGTCAGCTTCAGCTACTGTTGCTTGCATCCTCACTAGACCATCACCACCACTAGTGTCTTTCACTACTTTGATCTTTGAGCTGCCCCTAAAAGCTCTTACTACTTCTTCTTTGTCCAAGAACGAATACTGCCCTGAATGGCGTATACCTTCAAACTCCAAAGCAGCTTTAATAGGATCTTCTGCATACTCGATCTTAATGACTGGTTGTTGACGACCTGCTCGTTTAGGGTTAAGGTCCCAAGATCTTAACCTAAAGCCTACCATTGAGTCGGCTACTTCAGGATCTTTACACGTCCGATAAAGCTTTTGTATAGCATCTTCGTCTTCCCAAGCAGAAGAAATAGCTACCCTCAAAGCATCTAGCCCAAAAGTAACACCTGAAACACCAATGTTAGACCAAAGCTCTAAAGCGTTAGACTCACCGTTTTCAGATTTAAAGCGAGCTACTTCATCCATTACCAGCAAGATCACACTAGATCCTACCTGAGAAGAAGACTTAGAATTACCCGCGTAGATATATAGTAATTTTTCCGGATACTTGATTTCTTGTTCACCTACTATTATTCTTTTTTGGTCTATCAACCTGCGGATTACAGGTACGTAATACAACAACGCTCGGGCTTGACCGTAAATAGTACGTTTAGTTTGTTCTGCAGCGGTAGCCATACAAAATATGGCTATAGGAGTAGAAGCTGCTATACCGTAGTGCAACTGGGGCGAAGACTGTAAGCACAACTTGTAGAACTCATAAGCAACTATCAAAGAGCCAACCATCGTGTTGTGGTTGGTGAAGCCCTGTGCAACGTATTGCTCACACCCAGGTACTGAGAGGTCTACACAAAAAGCTTCAGAGTCTTCAACAGACTCCACGAGATCATAAAAGTAGTCGCAATCTCGTAAGTACTTAAAGTGCTCGACGGCTTCTAGATCACTACAATGTTCCTCAGCAAACTCAATCAAAGCCGGCAAACGGTAAGCACTGAATTCTTCAGTGGAGTTTTCTTTAATAGAATTACCTACGATAGCTCGAAACTCTAGCTTTAAGTTTCGGGTTTTAGGTCGGTCTGCATAACCAGAACCTAGTAGTTTACCGGCGGCGTGAGCTGAACCTGGCTGCTTGCCTCTATTAGAGGGTAAAGAATCACGCAGCCTCTTCAGCCACACTTTTTGGTTAGGTATACGTTCGGTATCACCTCCGTCTCTACTAGCAGCAGCTAAATAGTCAACTAACGGTTGCTGTTTTCTTGGCAAGCCAAAACCTATTTCAACAGCAAATCTCTTAACGCTGCGTTGCCCTCTTAGGATCAACACGTAATAATCAGTTCCTTTGACATCTTTAGTTCTTACACGACTGACTACACCAAAGTTTAAGAGCATCAGCTGTACTTCTTCGGCTAACTGCTTTGAAGCAGTAGACAAAGTAACTTCTCGACCACCTTTCTCGCAGCTACCGTCAGCAGCAAAAAGACCGGACAAAAAAGCAGCTTGTACGTCTTTAGGGCTACGGCGTATAGACCAGGGTACTTTTTTAGTAGTAACGTGAGACTCAATAACAAAACCTAAAGAGTCAAAGTAACTACGCAGCACTTTACAGCCAATTGACAACCTGGCCCCAAATTGAGACCTCTTATCTTTAGTCTCCTTGGGGTACTCAAGTCCCGTTTTAGTAACTACGTCTGTATACCAAGGAATGTCTTGTAAGTGCGTAGTAAGCTGTATTTGGCAATTACTGGTCCAACTGCCGTCACCTACCAATAAACCTAAAAGCCTGCCTAAATCAGCATCTAAGAACTCAGGGTACTGCCGCTGCTTAACTGACATCCCATTGCTGTACTTAGTAAGGCTAGGGGCAAAGTGTTTTATTGATACGTATTCTGTAGGAAAAAGGTTGGTAGCTCTGTGTATACAAGCCCACTCTCCCGCCTGAATGTCCCTAAAGTATCTCCACTCAATATTGCCGTGCGTATTTAATACTTTGATTCTATGTTCAGGGGTGGCTTCCAAGTTGTAGCTACATTCTGTTAGTACCTTTTTGGTTTTGGTTTGACCTTTTACGTAAAAGTTTTCAGCAGTAGCTCTTTTATTAGTTCCCTCAGTAGCTACGGTGTGGCTTAAAGGCAAAGCCACGTCTTTTAGTTGCTGCATACCTTGTTCAAGGGTAAGCATGTTCAGGTTCTGAGAAACAGACATAGCTTCTTTAAGCAGCTCGTGTCCATAAATCATACCATACTTTTGAGAGCCTAGGAGGGTATACAGACTGTGGCATTTGCCCCCCCTACGACCACATTCTAAAATCAGAGCTTGTTTCTTACCAATCTCCATTTCTAAGGAGAAACAGAGATCAAAAGTAGTACGATCTAGTTCATACCAAGTTTGTATAATTGCTCGCTCTTCATCATTAAAAACGTAATGCCCGTAAAAGATCTTTAAAATAAGCATCTGGCGGACATCTAACTCGATGCCCCAGTCTGGGTGTATTTCTTGCTCAATAAAGTCAACTATATTAGTTACTGCTGTATCAGTAGCAAACTTGGTTTGGAGATCTGTGACTAGATCATCAAAAAAACCATCAAAATTAAAATCCAGCCCGGCCGATTTGCTCATACCACTACTAGTTTCAACACCAACTGATAGTAAAGTTTACCAGTCCCAGTATTAGTTACTATTTCTAGATCTAACCCAGTACCTGCAGCCAACGGGCCGGTTAGGTAACTACTAGGATAACTACTAAGCAGCGCCCCGCTGGATTGAGAATAGATCCTATTGGTTAGTACGTTACTAGTAGTGGGAGTAGTAGCTCCTACTACGGTAGCCCCAGCCCGCAAGCGAACACTACTAGCAAAACCTACAGACTTCAAATAGAGGTCTTGTATCCAAGAACTATTAGGTAAAGACAAAACTACCGGGCAGATCACAGGTGCAGTAACGTCTAATACACCACTAAAAGAATAAGTAGAAACCCGAGCCCAATCAGCTGGTCTAACAAACCCTGCCAAACCAGCACCGTCAAGCTGCTGGAAGTCTTGTGTAGCTGCTGAGGTGTAGAACGTTACTAAATTACTGCCTGAACTGAGGTTAATACCATGTATGCAATATACGGTCGCACTAGTTTGTGGGTTCCTGACATAAAGCGTACCGTTAACCACAGTTTCAACAGCTGAAACCGTAAGCCTTAAGGTACTAGCAGCTATATAAGTAATAGTGGCCGGTACTACAGTAGCTAAGATTTCTTCAGCTGCATCGTTATATACGTAAACCGCATCTCCTATATTAACGTTGTAGCACCTAAAGTCAGGAGGAGTTACGCGATCGTGGGTGTGTACGTTGTACTTACCATAAGCTAGTGTAGGGTCTTCTGTTTGTAGCCCCCCAACACCGCCAACTCTAATTTGAGGATAAGCAGCGCTATAGGTCATTCGTCAACCTCTTTAGGAGCTGTTAGGTGGAGCTTAATACCAGCAGTTTGAGTCTGACTTATGGCTTGAATCAAACTACTGGTAGCCGGTAAGTCAAGACTAACATACCTAGTAGCTACATAATTAGCCAGAGGGTCTATAAATACCGGGCCGTCTACTACGTAAACCTCTGGGTTTCTCGGGTCATAATCTTTAGCTAAAACCCGAGGGCGGTCTCTTAAAGCTGCATTAGCAGGCAGCGGGATTTGATCAGAAGATTGTATTTGAATTCCTCCTAAGGGTAAGTGTTGGTAACGATAACCTACTGGAGGGCCAGGCTCTAAATCTAAATTAGTACTTACAGGTCTAGAATCCGAGCATAAAACCTCAGCGCCTATTAACGCTAAATCTCGATAGGGAAAACCAGCTACTGATCTAGGCTCTAGACCTAATTTGGTATTTATAGGTCTGGAATCAGAACACAAAAGTTTTGCAGAAAGCTTAAACCCTCTACTAGGACGATACACCAAATTAAAATAGTCTTCAGCTGGAGTGTCAGGTTTAAAGGCTTGATTAGGCACAGTATAAGAATCGTAATTATCCCCTACAGCACCTGGCAGACGAGCTGAGTAAGGTTTAGGTGTTGGGTTAGTATAAGTAGGTGTATAACCCCAAGCGTTCAGCAAAGTAGCTAAGTCTTTGGAGCCTAAGGTTGCTACTAGCAAACGTCTCAAAAAAATATCAGAAACTAAAGACCGCTGCGGTAACATCAAGGTAACCCAATCTCTCAAAGCACGTCCGGTAGCGGTAGTAGGAGCTAAGCTGGCTTGTTTGATCAAGTAACCCAAATACCAAGGGTAAGAAACTTCGGCCTCTGCTTTTAACAGAGCCCCTAAAACGCTTTGGGGGTCTTCATCAACTGAATACCCTGACCAGTTAGACCCATAAGGCCACAACCTACGTATTTCTTGAGCTGCATTTTCTACTAAAGTAGACGCAGCTTGCGACCTATAATCAAAAGCTGTGCTCAACACAACAAAGTAAAGCACTGACCTAAGGTATAAAGCCGCTAAGCAGTCTAAAGAATAACTAGTCGCATTATTAGTTAATTCGGCACTTTCAGCTGCCAGGTTACTAACCCAACTAGGTGCTTGTGGTTGTGTCAAGTACAACCACATAACTAGGTAATCGGGCTTAGAACTCGTAAGACCAGTATGAGTATTAAAAGCTGCGCGGGTTGTTTCGTAACGATTAAAAGCTGAAGCAGCCGCAGTAGGTCGGAACTGTAAAAACCACCAAACCTGATAAGCAGCAGCGTTTAGTTGTGTGTACTTAATCCCAGCCTGAGGATCTGACCTAACTATTGTAGGATCTTGCGGGTCTGGTTGACCTACGTAATCACGACCTACAAATCCAGAGTAGTCGGCAGACGTAACGTCTTTATTAGAATCCACCAGCACTTGGTGTAAACGAGAAGCACGTACGTGTATATCAAAATCGTAGTCTATGGACAAATACTGGCTGAGAAATAGGTCTACTAAATAAGAACCTGCTAACGTAGGAGTCTCATAAGTAAAAAATCCGGCCTCACTACAATAAGCTGCGTATCCACTAATAGGTGAAATCGAAAAACTACAAAACGTAGCTAAAGCCTTTACAGAAACTAAAAGCTCTTCTTGGAATTTATCTCTAGCACCATACAACGGTAAAGCACCTACTGGATAGGTTTCTTGTAAAGCCTTAATAGCTAACACTAGAGCTAACCCCAGCAGCGCGTTAGGTGCTACTTCTTTAACTACATATTCACTAACAGGTGGATTCAAAGGAACTGGAAAGCGCTCAAAACCCCACGTAGGTTCAGTATTAACGTTTAGGGTATCAGTGCCCACAAACCAAGCTCTAGAACGAGCTTGGTATATGAATTCCTTGATAATAGATAACACTAAAGAAACTTCTTTAGCTGCTACGGCAGCCAGCAGTCCCCAAGCTACAGTCTCAGGAGGAGACTCCAACATTGAACTACCTAGATAAGGACTTGGAAAAAAACCTCGCTCAACCCAGGGTAATAACAGTTTGTCTTCTACACCAGAAGTATCTACCGTCAGCACACCCTGCACAGACGGAAGTCTTTTGAGGTACAAACGATCACTTAGGTAGCTACCTAGTTGAGGAACCTCGATGTTGCTAGTACTACTAGGGTAAGTAATCTGTCTATATTGACGACCATCTAGCAAGGTAGTTACTTCATACGTATTTATAGGTACACTTGCACTCAACTTACGCCGCTGACTTAACTTACCTGCGCTAGAAAGTTTTAAAGCAGTGCGGTAATTATGATAAGTGGCAGTTACTACCGAGTCATTGGGGACTTTTACCGCCACTACGTTTGCTGGCCCAGTACCATGAGTAAAATTAGGATCCAAAACAGATCCATTAAGGTCTAACCCCAAGGAGGTATAAAAAGGCAGCAAACTAAAGGTCACTAGCTGTTCACCGGATAGGTTACTTTAATATCACCTGGGACTAATAATTCTCCTACACCAGCTGCTACTGAACTACCTACACCAGTAACCACTACAGACCTAACAAAAGGACGCACGGCGTTAACTATAGCTTCAGTGTAAAAGGTCTCCCCTACCGACAACGCTCCTATAATGGTACCTACCAGAGTGTTAATGTTTTCTGTTAAAACACTCAAGTCAGCGTTCAACCCCCTAAAGGGTTCTACTATTAAGGTCAGGTTCAAGCGGCGTTGTGTTACCTGACCTAAAATAGGTACTACTCCGGCGGCCACAAAAGGACTGATGTAAGTCTTGAGTTCTTGTAGCTGACTAGGAGTTAGTAAATCTAAAGAATCAACCCATAACTCCACATACCCTCCAGCTACCGTTTTTACAAAAGCTTTAGTAACCAACGGGTACTGCTGCAGTTTTAAGGTAAGCTCTTGTTTAGAGCCAGTATTAGTTGACGCTAAATATTGACCCACACGCTGTCGATAAGTACTGTCAGATTCTGTGTCTCGACCGCCGGTTAAGTCTCCTAGATAACCACTAAGGTGGGTACTACCTACCACAAACTGAATCTCGGGTCGCTCTAAACAAAACAGCTTAGTGCCTGCTGGAACATTGCTAGCCGAACCGGACAACAGAGCCTTAACCAGCAAACGGACTTCAGTGTTGCTGTATACAGTAGCATCAGAAACTACCACTACGTATTGGTTGCCGTTAGAAAAGTCAACCAACGTAGTCTTACCTGTTAAGGTATAACTAGTCAAATTAGACTCGGCACTGATTATAGCTAATACGTAACCTTGAGCGTAGGTTTCTTGCAACCGGCTAACACCAAAGGATTCACCTATAGCATCTAGCTGTGTACCTACTGCAGTAGTAAGTGAAGCGTTTAGTTGCTGTAGTTTTAAGTCTTGACTGACAGCTACAGCAGCTACACCACGAGCAAGGGTATACACCACTGAACCAGGGTCAGTATCTAACACTAAAGAGCTACCTGACTTAGCTACAGCAATCAGGTAGTCTTGTTGTATTTCTTCAGTGGTTCTTACTTCAGGCATTAGGTAGCTACCATATTAACAGTGTTATCTAACAAATCTAAATAGGTCAAATCTACAGCTACTGAACTAGACCCTAGTGTTTTGTTAACAGACAATACTTCTATTGTAGGGTCTGCTGCCAAAGACTCTGAAACAACTTCTTCTAAAATAGACAGATCAACTTCAGTAGCCGGCAAAGAAACTAGTTCTGGTAGCTTGCTGAAATAATTAGTATCCAAGTCAACCCAACCGGCAGCTTCCTTAACAGCTCTGGTATAACCACCTACAGGTGTAGTCAAGCGGCGCTTGATAGCTGGCGCACGATTACTTTCAACAGCTAACTTTCCACTAGCAGTCAGCTGCAGATCCCCTGAAGGTTTAATAACTAGGTCTACCTTCACTGCAAGCTAAGAGGAGTAGTACTGTCATTGTAGTTTCCATAACTGAGCAAGGCCAACCCCGGACTACCTACAGTCCAAATAACCTCCGCACTACCTAAAGGCTGGGGTCCTTTAAAAGCCTGAACACAAAATAAGTATTCACCTGCCGGCCACAAACCAAAACCGGTTAAGGAACATTCTGTAGAACTAGCAGTTCCTACAGCTATAAACTCAGAGTCCTTAAAAAGTGACCAGCCTAAAGAAACACCTACGTAAGACTCTGGGATGGACAACCTAACCTGCAAACTCCCACCAGCCAAGTTGGTCAGCGGTTCAGGTATAGGTAGATTAGGTACTAGCAACTTAGTACCGTATTTAACCGTTGCCGGCAAAGACAACACCACTTCAGCAGTACCTGCTAATGATTCAACCACTAGCCCACGTAGGTCCTGCCCAAACAGCAAGATATTACCTGGCACTAATTGGTTATCAGAATCCCTAACCACCACTTTTCTTGCTGTTTGTTCTAAGACTACAAAAACATTAGGGCGGATCTCGGGAGAGTAGTTGCTAGTAGCGGGTAAATTAATGTCCATTAAATTAAAAAAGAACGGCTTAAGCGTAAAACTCACCTTAAAGGTCCCACTAACGAGCGTCACCTAAGGCAGTCTTTTCAGCACGAGCTGACTTACCTTCAGGTTGCTGCAAGTAAGTAGGAGGAGTCTCTACATTAGAGTAAGGTTTTGTAGGTAAAGCAACAGGAGGTGGTGGAAGCCCACCTTCTTCACCTTCTTCACTTAAATCACCTTCTTCACTTAAATCAGCAGTTGAATCAGCTGCAGTAGTTGAATCAGCTGCAGCACTACCAAAGTCTCCAACAGCTGATTCTACAAAAGGAGCCCCTGTAGCAATATAGTTATCTGCAGCAGTAGCTAACGCCTCTTCACCAGCTGGGGATTGTACTGAAACTACCGTATTTTGTGGCGTACTAGTAACACCTGCATAACTAGCCCAACTAGAAACTGCTGCAGCAGTTGGCCCTAAAGAACTTTTTTGTAGCATTTGAGTTACGACAGCTCTTCCTGGTCCGTCTAAAGTCTCACCTACAAAATCAGCTAATTTAGTAGGCAGAACGTCACCTAGTAAGTCTTTAACCTGACCTAAACCTAAATCAACAACAGCACCAAAAGGATCTGCAGCAAACTCAGCTACATCTTCTAGTACTTTAAGTGAATTTCCCACACCGGGCAAAGAACCAGCTATTCCTACCGTAGACACCAAAGCCCCAATAACATTTCCGTCTTTTATCTGAGTAGCTAAAGTAGCAATAGTAGCTGCGTTAGCTAATACGTCAGTAATGCCTAAAGAAGAAAGCTTGTCTAAAGCATCTAAATTCAAAGGACTGCGAGCTGCCACACCCGCAGCTCCCATATTGATGTGTACTAAGCTGCCATCTAAAGAAAGTATTCCTAGTGCAGAAACTTTAGCTATTCCCAGCGAACTTATGTTAGTAACAGCACCTGAAAGGCTCAAAGCACCGGTAGCAGACACCTGCCCCACTGCCCCAGCAGACACAGAAAAGTTTTTCTGAGCAGACATTTTTACAGCATCACCCGTAAAAACCACATCTTTAGTAGCTCGACCTACTAAGTAACCCTCAGCTTGCATATTAATAGACTCTTCTGCTTTAAGGTCATACCTACCGGCAACACCTTCTAGATCACCTGCTTCAAAAACAGATTTGGTAACTTGCAGCTTTTGGTAACCAGTAGCCTGAACAGCAGCAGCAGACTGCCTAAAATAATCTTTAGCATAGCAATAATCTTGACCTAACACAGCTCGGTGGTGTGATCCAGACTGTAAAGAAATCAGTTTACTAGCTTGTACCCAAAAATGCTCCGTAATATTGGTACACGTAGTTAGCACTTGTTTTAATGATTTACCTTGAAAACTAATCACAGCCGAATTAACAGACAACACCGGTGTGCGGATGTCAAATTGGCTAGTAATATCAAACCTAGCTAAAGGTTGTAAAACAAACCCAATAGCAGTCGTGTTTTGGTGACTAATTCCAGTACCATAATCTTTAGCTAACACGCCAGCAGCTTTAGCCAGATCAGCTTTAAGCTCTTGCATCAAGTCAGAATAAGTGTTGAGATCTTCTTTAAGGGTGCTCATGCTATACCTTCACTAGTAGGTACTAACGGGCCGCCTGACAAAGTATTGTCTGCAGCAGTAGTATCAACACCATCTTTGCTGGCCGTAGTCGGTTGGTCAGCAGTAGTTTCAGCAGCGGGTTTACTAGGCAGCCAGTCTAAAACAGACTTAATAGCACTGCTTAAGTGCACGGAATCCAACAGACTAACTAAGCCTAAAGTCCGAGCACTACTTTCTTGGCGGTAACCATATATGTCATCACGCATAGCCCGCAGTTGCATCTGGTAGTCTTGTAAACCAGGTTCAGGTAAGCCGTTAGCTAAATACAAATCGTTGTTAGATCCCCTGGGGTTAGTAGTACTTTGCAGACCAAACAACAAGTCATACGTACTCAACACATCCTGAAAACCCGTTTCTATAGTAGTAGTACTAGTATCTGCTGGTTGAGGGAAAACAGGAACCACATTACTGTAAGACTGCTCGGTTGAGTAACTCTCAGTAGCTAAGTAAGTATCTAAATCCACTGCAGTACCTTGAGGGTCAGTAGCTACAAAAGCAACCGGGTTACTAGAACTTAACGTAACGCTGTAACTACCAACACCTCCAGTAGGAGTTAAGGTACCGGTGGCATCCGGGCCGTACAACGGAAAAACCTTACCTTCTACAGGGTTACCTAAAACATCAGTAACCTGCAAGTTAATCCGATTACCAAATTGTTTGTCTGCTTTTAATAGACGAGTAGTACCTTTAGGAGGTTGTTGTTGTAAGGATAAAAACTGCGGATCTGCAGTTTCAGCAATTTCTGTCAAACGCAGGTCCTCAGCTTGATACCACCCGACAACATTTATACGTGTGTTGCCAGTAGCTAGAATAGAATCTCTATCAGAACCAGACAGCCAATACAACGCTAGCTGCTTTGCATTTCGTGCACTTTGAGAAGCTGTAAGTATAGAATCCCAAGTTGACTGTATGGAGTAAGCGTCATAGCTAAGAGCTAAGCTACAAGCTAGTTGGTACTTTAAATCAAAATAAGCTGTAGAAGCATAAAAAGTATCCAACGGTAAGCGTAACACCGTTTCAGGTTGTGCATTCAAGAGTTCGACCGCTTTTAGGTAACCTTCTACAGCTGAAGCCTGTAAAATTAACAATCCACCGCTGGGTTTAGCCAAGCTCAAGCAGTTACTTAAAGCTCTAGTAATAGACTCCCTATGAGCCTCAGTTAACAAAGGAAAGCACAAGTAAAAAACAGAATCCTCATATTCACCTAAAAAGACCCTCAATGCCAGCTGATTAGTCTCTAGTGGTAGTTGCTGTCTACGTAACTGGTAGAGCTGTGTTAACGCTGCTCCACTAGTGGCTTGATTTATGGTAGTTAAAGTTGCAGGGATAACCGCTAAACCCGAAAGGTCTAACGCTGAATAAAGCTGAGTCAGCCGATCAGTAGCATTACCTACAAAGCCCAAGTCCTGCCAAACTACACCTACCAAAGAACTCAGTAGCTCAGTAGGCGTAACATTAGGGTTTAGTTGAGTTGCATAATAACCTAATGAACCCAGCACGTCAGCATACTTATAGTCTGGAGGGTGCTGAGGGTTAGGGCTACGGTAGGGCCAAATATCATCATAAGAATAAGCAGCCCATGCTTTAGTAGAGTGCCTAGTAAGGGTACTCTTAGCAGCATCACGATACTGACAATTAACTAAACACTCAAACAACCCCTTACCTAGCAAATAATCTCGATAGTGTAAAACTGTAGGGTTAGCAGCTTTAGACCAGCTAGCTAAATACTGGCTAGCTAGACGAAATAAAGCAGAACGCCCCTTCAATAAAGCCAGCAAATACTCTCGGTTAGACTCCCACCTAGAATTCACCTCAAATCCAAGCTTGAGGTTACCTGAAGCAAAAGGAAACTCAGCTAGAGGCTTGGATCTGAGAGACATAAGGAAAATAAAACTGCTGGGTTGGTAAATGACCTAAAGCTACTGGAGCATATGCCTGACCTAACAAACCAGCTAAAGAGGCAGTAGCAGAACCTAAATCTAGTATAGTGGTGTGTGTAATCCTTTGAACAGAAACTGTCAAGAAAGACAGCAAGTCTCCTGTGAGCAAACTCAAAAGCTCTGTCTTGAGAATAGGTTGTTGCTCACTAAACCAACGGACTAGATAAATAGGATCAAGCTGCTGGCTAGCATCAAACTCCGCATAACCTAGATACTCAGTTACTGCAGTAAGATCTTCACGTTGCCCTGACCATAATTCTCGCAAAGGCTCTTCAAGCTGAGCTAGACCGGGGTCTACTAAAGCTACTAGTTTTACCAAACCATAAACACTGTGGTTTACCCACTGCTCTAAAGCTACTACCCACTCATCTGCTTTAAGTAAACCATAACTAGTTAAAAGGCTTTCTAGTGCTAGCTGCGGGTTTCCATTAAAGTCACCCTGACCAGGAAAAACATAGTAAAACGGAGTAGTAACACGACTAGACAAAGAAATATTCATCAGGCCACACCTGCATCTAACCTAGGAAATAGTTCAGGATGCACAGGAGGTAATTCTTTAGTATCTACATAAGGAGGCAATACTTGAGGAGTAGCAGGTGTGTACTTACGAGTACAAGCTTCTAGTAAAGCTGCACGACTGGTCTTTTTAGCTCCTTTAGGAGCAGTACCTAAAATCTGTTTAAGCAAACGACTAAACAAGTTCAAAGGGTCCACAGCATTCCACAATAGTAACCCTAAAGAATCCTTAGGAGCTAAAGCACTTAAATACTGACCACCTAGCCCTAATAAGGTGCTTTCAGCCGCACTAGCTGACAACGCCACTTTACCAGTTTTAGGGTCATAACTAACAGGCCCTAAACTCAAACCTGATTGATCATTACGCAGTTGTAAAAAGTCAGGAAGCTGGGCATTGGCAGTACTCAAACCATAATCAAAAGCTTGAGCCGCCAAAGAGTTACCTACTACTTTTAGTTTCCCTACATCGAAAAAACTAGTACCTTTTTCTACGTAAATCTTACCTGTACTGTCTGTACGTACATACATACCAGGACCTAAAGCCTGCTTGTCTAAAGGTTTTATAGTACCATCTTCAGCTTTAGCTAAGTCTTTAAAAGAAACGGTTAGTCCACCAACCCACAAGCCCTCAACACTAGACCTAACTTGTGCAAACCCAGGTTGGGTTTGATTTAAGCCCGACAACCCTGAGTCCACTAAGGTACTAAAAACCTGACTGCCTACATAAACTTCTGACTTGGAAGGATTATAACTAACACCACCTACGCCTATACTTTCAATACCCTTGCCGTCTGCAGTGCGAGAAACATTCAGCTGAGCATAACCAGGTAAGTATTTATTAATCTCACCTAAAGCTAGATCTAAACCTCTAGACAACAACGTGCCCAACAAGTCAAAGTTTTTCTTACTAGTCCCTTTTATAGCCTCTAGGTTTTGCTTAACACAAATATTTATCTGAGAGTTTCGGGCCATTTCGGCCTCAGCTGCCCACCATTCATCTTCAGCTCGCTTTAGTACTGCTTGTTGGAATTCTTTATTTTTAGGTAAAGTTTGCTCACCCCACAAACAGAATTGCGGAGGCTCTGGTCTAGGTACAGTAGGGTTTGAATCTGAAGGTATAGGTGCTACTAAGTCTTTAGACTGCTGAAGCAGTAAAGAAAACTTACGGCGGGTTTCTTGAGCTTCTGCTGAGAGCCCATTAGCGTTAGCTTTAGCAGTACGTTGTGTTATTGATCCATTAGTAACTACTTTGCAATCAACTTTTTCTACTACCGTCCCTAATGGAGTAACAAAAGTATGAGCACCAGCGTGTCTACTCATTCTACTAAAAAGGCTGCGTGTACTTGAGCATAACCTGAATAACCAAAACGAACAGCTTCAAGAGGTACGGTAATAGGTAAAGGCTGTAAAGTAACACCTTCTGAAACCATACCTGCAGCTGGAGCTAAAGACCGTTTAACGTAATTAGGTAAGCGCCCTAAGTGTGGCCTAAAGCTAGTTATATAAGGCCTACCTGAATCACCACTTTCAAAAGCTACGGTTACTGCGTCTCCATAAGACAACGTAGTTTGAGTACCTATACCGTTAGTAGAAGCGTGGCTAGTGGCGTTGTTAGTGACTGTATAAGTGTAACCTAAAGCTGGAATAAAAACTTGAGCGGTGCCCGCTAAGTGATCTATAGGCGTTATTGCACACACTACACCATAATGCGTGGCATTACGTTTACCATCATAATAATCACGCTGCTCTAAATACCTAGGGCGCGAGTTTAGGTCTAGGTGTGCGCTCATCAGAAAGGACTTAACAGTGCTAATTCAGTGTAATAACCTTCTTCTGCGTCGTTATATAGGTGAGTAATACCCTCTACACGCCACACGTTTTCGGGAGCTGGTACAAACTGCAAAAGGTTGGCTTCATCCTTAGGCTCTTGTCTGCTAAACGATAAATTACAAAGCTGCTTAGCACCCGTGGTGTTGCCATCCACTTTAACCTCTAGCGGTTTTTTTAAAACTTCAGGGCCTTCTATAGCTATATTTCCTTTACCATCGGTGTCCTTTATTTGTTGGTCGATGCTGCTATCTATAGCCACAAAAGCATTTACTTGATTCACTAACAGCCGACGCTCTTCTTTTAGTCGTTCAGGCTTTTGCGGATCAAACGGTACCCAAGTAGAGCCAGCAATTTGTATGGCTTCACCTGGGGCAAAAGAAGGGTCACCTACCAACTTACAACTAGCTGCTCTTAAATCCTTAGCTAGCTGCCGAGCGTACTTAATAGCTAAAGCCCCTACAGAAACCGCATCAGTAGCTGAAGGGTCTACTACTGTATAGTAAGTAGCTGGGTGGGGAATAGGGTTACCTTGATCTTGCAGCACCGGTGGTACTGAGAGTAAATGAGTAGCTAGGGTATTACTCGAAGTGCCGTCTTTTTGGTTAGTAACGATAATATTAGTCCTTAAGCCAATAGCAGACCGTTCTTCACGGTAGCTTAAACACATCTGCCTAAGATCAGGCACTACACCATTAGGGTACATCCGGTAGTAGTAAACCCGATTGAACCTCAAAGGATCGTCAAAACCAGTAACGTCCGTACCTCTATTTACATACCAATATTCACCTGACCGGTGATCAGCAAACATTTCTGTAGGCCAAGGCTCTTGGTTAGACAAGTACTTAATAAACTCAATAGGCACTCGCTCAGAAACCTGAAAATTAGAAGTTATAGATCCGGGTTCATATGCTTTACGCCCACTCAAGATATTAAACTTCAGTCCAGGATAAGGTAACCGGCCGTTCTTAGTACTAGCACCTAACAACCCCACCCACTCAGACTTAGAATCATACTTAGAATAAGCTTTCAAAGAATCATCAGGATCAGTTTGATTACGTTCAGCAGTTGACTTTAAATTACCTTCAATACCTACTCCTCGTACAAAGCTGCAAGGCCCACTTATTTCCTTATCATTAACTACAGCAGTAGAATCACGTAAGTCTCCTACAGCCCGTCGAGCTATAGCCAGAATCACAGCTGATCTAGTAAGAGGGCCGGTGGTCTGAACACCTTCTTTTGAACCAAATGTTTCTGCTAAACCAGATGAAGTACTACCAGCAACACGGGTATTATCATCAGAATTGTAAGTACCTAATGAATCCATCAAGTACTTCATTCGGTCCCTAACCTGAATAAGCAGGTTTGTACCGTTACGGTTAGTACCAGTAACAGTAATAGTATCCACGCCACCTACAAAAACCCTTAGCAGTCGGTTTTGTTCTATATCTTTTTCTGTAACAGGCCGTAAAGTATCAATGTAACCTAAGTAAATGCAGATTTCTACAGTAGGCCTTAATGGTATTTGGTAGTTTACAGCAGCAGGCGCTTGAGCCGTACTAGCAACCGCACCTTTAGCCGTAACTACACTTCGGTTAGCAAAACCCGCTATACCCTTAGCTGCTCGGATCGAAGGGAAACCACTCCCTAAATCGTCAGCATTAATGGTGCACTGCACTATAGCAGTACTAGAGCTCCAAAAACGATTAACGGTAACTTTGGCTTTGGTAACCAACCACTTAGTAACCCCTACAGGTTCCATATTCCTGATAAGGATCTTGCCTGCTATATCCGTAATTACACAAACAGGTATATAACCGTTGCCCTTCATGTGGCAGTTATCTCCCAACTTAGCGTCATAAGCCGGAGCCATTAAGCGTTGGGTAGCGACCACAAAAAAAGCTGCAGGGTTAACTGCAGCTTAGCTTATTTCACTTACCTAAGTGGTAACTAGTTAGTAAAATAGCTAGACCAATCAACCAAAGCGTTACTGTTTGAGGTAACACCTAAAGAAGGAATGTTTGCGTAAGTTCGGTTGGGATCAGCCGTAACACCAGGAGTAGCACCGGCCCTGGAAAAATTATTACCAGTGTTTAGGATGTTCTCATAGTGGTAACCTTCACACAACCCCTCAATACGAGTAGCAATAACTGACCTACCAGCCATTACACCAATAGTAACTGAGTCAGGCTTACAATTTTGCAGGTGGTACCGACCGGTTGTTTCCCGAGTGGAATGCAGCGGACGATTAGCTCCTGTTAGGTATTCACCAGTACGAGTGGCATTAGAATTAGAGATCCCGTTAGCTTGTTCAGTACTCAGGTTAGGAGCGTAGACTTCAAAAGTAAGTTGAAGTCTAGGGCTGCGATCAGGCCGCATCTCACGACCCATACTAGAAAAACCAAAGACATCCTGCATGATTGCAGTGTCAACCATGCCTCGTTCCAGAACCCAACCAAACTGGAATTCACCGTCTAGTAAACGGGGAATACGTTGGTTCATTTCCATATACGGTTCGGTAGCATTCCGAATTGTTAGCTGAAAACTAGCAAAACGGCCTACCAGCACTTGTCGACCAGTAGCTTGATCTAACGCGAATACGTCAGCATCAAAACCCTGCATCGGGTCAAGAATAGCGTTATTCGTAACAGTCCTATTTAAGGGTTGTGTCATCTAAAGTACCTCAGAAACCTATAGTGGAACCTACATCTACCGAGAAGGTTTCTGAAAGGTCTCTGATAACGTTGACCTTAAAGAAATCTGCAGGGAAAACGGGTGTTACTCTAATGGTAATGTAAACCTTACCTGAAATCATATCAGACTCAGAGTTGTTCTCTGGTCCACAAATAGTAGGAGCAACTCGAATAAAATCACCATCTCGCAGGCCAGTAGCTAACCGAGCATTTACAGCTGCAGAAATACGGCGCTGCAGTTCACGAGTATTAGGCTCTGATCTTACCCACTGAAGAGCAAAGTAAAGATCAGCCATCAGTTGGTCCATAATGCGACGAACTGAACCATACCGCTTGTTGGTATCACTAGAAGTAGTAACACCATTCAGGAACTTAAAGGCCCGAATACCTGAGTCATAAATCAAAGCTTCTGCATGTCCGGCAGAAATAGTTTCCAGGTACTCACTAGTAGACTTAGTGTCTACTGAAACCACGTTAGGAACTACTACTGAACCAGAAGTAGAAGCCAGAGAAATACGGGGCGGTCGGATAGCCATCAAAGCAGCCGCCTTGAGAGAAGAACCTACCCGAGGGTAAAGGTTACCATCTAGTGCCCTAGAAGTAGCATGACCTACTGTTAGTAGAACACGCTCAGAATCTAAACCAGTAGCCAACGCAGCAGCTTGACGAGCAGGCAAACCTGGAGCTGGTTCAAAAATACCTAACCGCAAACCTAACTGAACAGTAGCTGATTCGATGTCTGCTTTTATCCGAGTAAAAACTTCATCAAAATAACCATCTCCGTAGGTCAAACCAGGTAGCGTTACAAAAGCTACGTCTTCGTTAGCCAGCTGCTCTGCAGCAGCCAAAAAGCCTCGCTTACGTGCTTCTACAGAAGAAAAAGTAGTAGGGAAATAGTCACTAGCTCCAGTAAGAGGAACTGAGCGAATAAAAGCCCCAGCCTGAGCAGAAACTGAAGTAGTACCAGTATTAAAAATAGAAGACTGCTGTCCCAACGGTGGTGCTTGACGCAGCGGCTGCAGCAGATAAGTATCAGCAGTGGGACTAGTACCTACAGCAGCCTCCAAAACAGGAATAAAATAAGCCCTGATCAATGAGGAATTAGCAGTAGCTAAGTAAACACCATTGCTGTCTAGATCACTGTTTGACAACCGATAGCTTTCAGGAGCACTACCGTTAACGTTGCTATCTACTACTGAAAGATCAAACTGAGCGGCAGTAGCTGAAGTGGTCCCAGGCGTAATGGTAACCTGAATAGAATTACCATAAACACCAGGGCTAAGAGCTTGAACTCTTAGCAAAGGACGCCCGTTAAGAGCGTAGAAATCCCGATAAGCAAAAGTAGGACCTTCAAAACCGTTTTGAAAAGCCGAGTAGACTCCATAGCTAGCAACACCAAAAGCGGTGTCTGTAGCACCTTTAAACAAAATGTCTAGTGCAGAACTGGCAGTACCTACCGCGTAGCGTACTACTCGGTAGTAAATCCGGTTAGCTTCTATACCAATTAGCTTAGAAGTAAGTGTGAAAGAATAAGGAGGAACCAGCAGGTTGGATTCTGCATCAGCTACTAGAGAATTAAAAACAGCGTTGCTGTTAATAGCTGTTTCTAAGGAGCGCAAGATAGTAGCTGCCGAAGTACCAGCAGTAAAAGCACCTGCACCACTAGCAGTAGTAGAACCTACCGTAAGAGCTGAACGGGCAAAAGAAACAGAAAAGTGTCCGCCTTTAATCAAGGCAATAGAAGATTGAGAATCAGCACCAAACTGAATCTGCAAACCTTCATCAGTACCTGTACCAAAGTTCTCCAGCGGCAACACCGTCGCGGCTAATAACCCAGCAGAAGGAGCTGTTAGATACCCAAATCGACGGTAAGTGCCACCACCATCAACAGGTAACACTACATAAGCATCAATCGGATAAGTACTGACCGTGTCGGTGTAGCTAACACCCGAAATCGAATAGTAAGTGTTGCCAGCTGTATAAGCAGTAATTGAACTAGAGTCAATAGCTTCGTAAGCATAACCAAGGATGTAGTTACCTTTGTTAGGGTTAAAGACAGCCATACCATTTACGGTAGTAGCTGTGGTAGCCGTTACGTTACGAACTACATAAGCATCTTTGGTAGCTGAATGGTTAATAACCGGGGAGGTTACTAGGAGTTCAGTAACAGTATTAGCTGTACCGGTACCACTACCCACACCAGTAGCAGTAAAGATAGTACCTACAGTATTAGCGGCAGCACCTATCAGAGTAAAGTTGGTGCTACCTACACTAACAATCTCGTAACTGGTTCCTACCACAAAGGAAGCGGCCGTTACGGAAGAACCTACTAACCGCAGAGAATAACCAGGGCGAATAAACGGCTTAACTACTGAGTAGTTATGACCCGTAGAGTCTGCTTTATCCAACAGCACGTATTGATAAGCATCAATAGCCGCTGCAGCTGTTTCTACCTTTACTACGTTAGTAGCAGTAGAAACTGCAGTGGTACGTGTGCCGGCGTCTACGTAATCAGTAACGTGCAGCTGCAAGTTAGCTCGACCGTTAAGAGTCGAGTGATTAACCTTAGTAACAGCACTTTTTACACGTTCGTTTAGGTCCCTGCGAACCAAAGCAGAAGAAACGTAATTAAGCTCTACTGCTAACCCCACAGTGTAGTTAGTAGTATCAGGCAGCACAGAGGTGCTAGGGCTAACACTTTCATAACCCACTACAGGCTCTAGGTCCGGATTACCTGCACCTAGATAAAAAGTAGCAGAACCGGCGGTAGACTGCGGAACAGCTCGGGCAATGGTGAAATTAGTAGCTCCTAGGACTAGAGCATCTTGAATTTCTAAAGAAGCTGCAGAAGTACTTTCACCGTAAAGACGTACGATTTCCTCCCTAGAAGAAACTTGACGCGGCTCTACAGGGCCTCGGGGAAACTCACCAATCACACCAATACGATCGCGCCACGGCCTAGTTTGTGGAGTAGGCCCGATGATTGATTCGGTGAAAGAAATATTAGGGTAGCTGAGATCTGCCATGGGCTTTCCTAGAAAGGACGTACTACGAGTTCAATGGTCAGTAAGACCCTGTCTATAAAAATACTACGTGGGTTAAGCAAAAAGACAAATCTTATTTGCTGTCCTCTGTAATTATCACTTGTGGAACAGGAAAAGTATAAGGACTATCTGGCAGTGCACTAGTGCCTGAGTTGTTTAGTCCAGGTTCTTGGATGTCGTACTCAATGCACATATAAGCTGTATGAAAAACCACGTTGGATCCTTCTCGGATCCAATTACTGGTGGGGTAGTCAACGTAAAGGATATTAGGGTTACGGTGGTAAAAAGGATGCAATATAGGAATGTTTCGGATCACAAAACGTAATAACGGCATGTAATCACGTAGGATCTCTTCACCTGGTAAGATTTGTACGTTCAGTACAGACTGTTCTGTTTGAAAGTAAACTCGATCAGGCAGCAAAGACTGCTGAGGCTCATCAGTAATCTGAACCAACTCACCGTGAGGGATGTTAGTAGTGAGGTCTGTTTGGCTTACTAAGTCAGACTTTATTTGTATAGGTGCGTTAAATACTGTGTCTTGGTAGTAAAGCTGAACTATGAGCCGTATTGTAGCTGCGACTGCAGCTTGACCTACAGCGCCTATTTGAGCAGACTTATGCTTTTCATCAAAATGCATAGATTTATCTGCTATCAACCGAGAATAAACCCCACTGCTCAGTTTATAACCTGAATGGTAAGGAAAAACAGACAGCGTCAGTCCAGGTTCTATTAGCTCTAAACCACCAAACAACCTCCAATTTTGAATTAGTACCTGACTAGTAGGCGTAGCCTCGTTTACTATTGCCGGGTAGTAAATACCGGGGTTTTTAATCAAAGGGTGAGTAGCTATAGCGTTAAGCAAAGCCCGACAAAGCTGCCGCTCGCTGGCATAAAGACTCATAAGTAAAAAGGATCTTCTATGGACTTAGACTCATCTAAAATAGACTGCCACAACCTGGGGGTCGGTCTTTTTACTACGTAGGCTTGTTCTTTTTTTAATACGCCGTCTACTACACCACCAGTACCGTTCAAAGGATTTTTGACTCTTATAGATTTAGGGTTGCTGGAGTACAAAGTAAGATCCCTCATACGGTTACCAGTAGCAGTTTCTATGTCTGCTGGTACTTCTAGTATATCTAGCACTACGTGAGTAATAACCGTAGAATTACTCCACGCTATGAGTTCTACAGCAGACGTAGGTCCGGCTGCAGTAGGAGGATCATTACGTATTAAGGCTCCGGTCACCCTAGTGTTTACATTTAGCTCAGCTAGTGCGTTGAGTAATGCTAAGGATACTTGTGAATACCTATCAGCATCTAAAGCAGCTTGTGCTTCTGGGTCTGTGTCGTACAACCTAGGAATGTCTACAGTAACCTCAGTGGCTAATTCAGCTGCACTCAACGTAGGCTGCCAAGGTTGTACCCTAAAACGCAGGTGAGCTAAATCTTCTGGTACTGTAGGTTCTTTAGAAAGTACATTCCTAAAGTAAACCACCACGGGGTCGTAGTTTTCAGCTATAGAACTAGCACTACTGAGTTTGTTGTACCGCAGCACTACCATACTGCCGTTAACCGGATAAGTATTAAGTGAGCTGCCATGGTTACCCCAAATAAAAGGTGACCGGTTTACAGGCCAATCAGGAGTAGTATCGGGCCCTGTTAACAGTAGGATTTCAACTTTAAGGTTTATTGAGTAAGCCAGCATCCCAGGCTGCGGGTTACGTGGGTAAAAGACTAGTTGGTGGTACTGAGTAGCATTAGGGTTAATAGGATTTGTTAAGTAAGGACCAGAAAGGTCAGCCGCAGCTAGTAAAGCAGTATCTGGGTTCAAAACAATCTGAGAGTTCATATCGTCCGCTACTGCGTTGACTATCTGCCACGTACTAACACTACCTGTGTAGTCAGCTACCCTAGACCAACTATTAGAAACCCCAGGAACCTGCCACTCAACCCGTAAAGTTTTACCATTAGGGATGATTAAGTCTTTAGGTTCAAAGTAAAAGCCTACTGGTAAGTCTTGCTCTGATTCAGCTGGAGTCTGTACCGCGGACTCAGACAGCTGGTAAGTTTCTACTATACGATCTAAATCGGCTAGAGCGTTTTTCTCAATTATCTGAGCATGTTCTGCTTGTTCTTTAACCTGCGACAGCTGAGCTATCAAAGTGGCGGCAGTTAAAGCAGCAGCTACACGCCTAATACCATCACTAAACAAATTACGGTTAGCTAAGCCGGTACCAGTAGGAGCTCGGGCAGCATCATTAAACATTATTTCTTTAACTGCTGCTAAACCGCCAAAAAGAGGAAAGTTATCTTTCCTTCGTTTGGCAGCAGCCAGAATCAAAGCTATTCGAGGGTCAGCTTGGCTGGTAATTATATTAAAGATTTCTAGAGTAGTCCTTCTTTGCAAAAGCAAAGAATAGGCCCGGACCATCCGGGCCATATCAGCTAAGTCTTGAGACTCTGCTTCTAAATCAGCATCAGTTAAAGACTGAGCATCAACTGCAGGCGTACCACTACCTACTCCATCAGCTGCTGGGTAAGAAAAACGATCAGCAAAGCTAAAAGTGGTAGCCATAAACCCTCAGTTATTTGTCAGTAACTTCGACTGAAGCCCCAGAATCTTTAGTAACCTTAGCTTTAGTCTTAGGTTTAGGAGCTGCTGTCAGTGCGTTAAGTAAAACTTCACCATCAGCAGCATTTTGTTTGTAAATGTCCTCAATAGGAGCTACTGTATTAGCCGCTAGAGTGCCATCGGTTTCGACAGTTTCTGCCGGTGGGACATACACCCCGTCTTCTTTAGAAGGTACCGTAGGCAATGTCCCGTCCGAGAAAAAACCACCAGGAACAGACTGCTCTTGAATAGCAGGTGCTGATTCTTCTTCTAGGTGCTCAATAACGATAAATTTGTCACTGTACGGACCAGCCAGAACGGTAGCCCCATCTTCATTAGAAAGAAAGGGCCGATCGCCTGCTTCTACCTTATAGCTACGACCCGATACGAAAATCGTACACGGAGCTAGAGCTTTAAGACGATAAGACATGTTCAATTAGCAGGGTTAAAAAACAGATTTACGGATTAGTCAGATTACCAGTAGCATTCAGCACACTACGAGCGGGCGAGAGCACGTAAATATTAGCTGCCGTTACCGGAGTGATGTTTACGGTCTTGGTACCCGTAGTACCTGTATAAGCAGCACCCAAAGTAATAACACCTGTGCTGGAGTTATAACCAGTAGCAGCTAACGTAGCACTGTCAATTTGCAGCAAGTTAGTATTAGTAACAGAAGCTGCAAGGTCAGCCATAGTAGCCCGACTAGCTGCAGCAACAGTAACTGAAGTACTACCGTTAGTAAACGTAGCAGTTATAGCTTCAGGCAACACGTGGTAGTAAATGCTAGCAGTTACCAGCTCCAAAGAAGCAGAATCCCGCAGCAGCGCTTTAGAATTAGAAGAAACGTACGGGGGGTACTGATTCTCAATATAAATACGCTTTTCTACTTGCTCTACGGTAAAGTTAGCCGAGGCAACTTTAGCGATGTTTTCACCGCCCCAAGTACGGTTTTTACCAGACTGGGCAGGGCTAGCAGGAGCTTCGAACGAAGGGTCAATAGCACTCCAAGCTGTACCGTCATAACGGTAAAAAGCGGTGGCGGAGAAGTACTCACTGTAGTCAACAACTGAACAATAAGCATCACCTGCAGCTACTGCATCGCCGTTCAAACGAGTAGTAGGAGCCGAACCACCCAACACTACTGGAATTAGTGCACGGGTAGGATTAAGGTAAACCCTACGGTTAGTAAAACCATCAGGAGCGCTAGTGGAAGGTGCTACGGACACGTTAACGCTGCTACCCAAAGTAGCAAGCTGACCATCAAGGTAAGCAGTACCTGCTGAAAAACTTACGGTAACTGCTTGAGGGGTAGCTGAAGGGGCAGTAGCTACTAAGGACCAACTAGCTACTAGACCAGAGTTAACAGAAGAATAGGGGTAATAAGAAAGACCACCCTGACGACCAGTAGGGTAAAGGTCCTTCCAAAACCTGAAGCCGGGAGCGCCGGTAATAGGAACAGTAGGCATCTAGAGTCTCCGTAAAAGGTCAGGTTAAATGATCAGAATGTACCGTAGTTGACGTTAGCCTCAAGGATCAGCGAGCTGGTGAGGTCATTAGGTTCACAAACAGTCAAGTTAGCAATCCAATGGGGGTACACAGCAAAAGGCAAGAACGCGTCACCCATTTGCATAACCCGACCCGGAGGAGAAGGAGGTGCAGCATCAGGGCTGGTACGCATATAAATGCCAGCAGTACCGTCAGGCGCTTCACCCACGCAGTGTTGAGTCATACCCAAAGAAGCACCACCACCTTGCATATCACGAGGAGCTACCAGCGCTACTTTGTTAGCAGGCCAGTAAACTTTGATGGTGTTAGTAACAGGATCACGGTACAAACCGTTAATCTCTCGAATACGCAAACCAGCAATAGAAGTCAGGCGACCACCTGGACCAAAAGTAGCCCAACCAGCAGGCAGAGCACCTTGAGAAGCACCGACTGCTGCATTACCTGCTACCGAACCAGCTTGGTTAAGTACCATCAAACCAGGTAGACCTTGGTAAGCCTTAAGGTACTCGTTAGTAGACTGAATAACAGTCAGCAACTGAGGAGACATAACAATCTCCGTAAAACGGTTTTTGTTAGTCAGCTCTAGGTATTGAGCAATCAGTTGAATACAACGAATGATGTTAGCTCGGGGGTGAGTCCAAGGTACACCAAAGCGATCATCCGAAGAAGTAAAGAAAGCAGCTTCGGTACGACCTGCATCATTAACCAAAGCGGTAGCTGCAGTATAAGAAGTACCAGCAATAGTTTGAGTAGCACCAGCAGCTACTGCACCATTCCAGCCTTTATAGCTAAAGAAATTCTGGGCCGGGATATTGGTACTTACGTTAATACTTACACCAGTACGAGGATCAGTGTAGTTAATACCACCCAACAGAGTCTTGGAACGGAAAAGCTCCTTAACGCGCATGTGGCGGTTAACGAGCTTCTGAACCCGACGAGACACAATCTCAGCAGGTGACCACTGTTGATTTACAGTGCCCGGCTGGCGAAGTTGGTTAATAAGAGCTTGTTCGATAAAGTCTTCTTCCCGCACTGAAGCAGGAGTTACGCGCATCGAACGAGTCCGGTCGGGCTCTACAAAACCACCACCAGGAACACCAAAACGAACAATAGGCATAATGCCCAGACCTTCGATGATCTGTTCGATCACGATAGTCCGTTCGTTAATAGTAGTATCTGGGAAAAGGTCTTGTAGGCCACCAATTTCCACAGTCTCAAAAGATCGCGCCAGCATAGTCAGCTGCAGCGAACCTAGAGAAGGAATATCACCTGTATACGCGTAAGGAGTAGTCTCAGCCTGAAACTCTAGAGCCATTTGTTTGCCTCGAAGGGATTAAATAGAAAATCAGACTTGAGCAGCCCGAGCTTGGTTAGCAGCTATAATATGAGCATAAGGGTTTTCTTCAGCAACTCCAGCCGAATCTGCCGCAGATTCTTGAGAACCTTTAGGCTCGCTATAAACTTGCTTGTTATCGCTAGACAAAGTACGAAGCAGACCCATTACCTGCTCAGCCTGAGGCTCAGAAAGTACTTCTTGACGAAGCATTTCAGAATACTTTTCTTTAACAGGAGCAGCTAGGTTCAGCGAAGACACTTCAGACAAACGCTGATCCAAAGCCTGAGCTTTCAGACGAGCACGGGTTTGAGCTAGTTCAGTTTTTGTACCTTCCAGTTCACCTCGAAGGGTTTCTACTGCAGTTACTAGTTCAGTAAACTTTTCGAGATCAACTGCACTAGCAGCGACCTGAACCGGAGCAGTTTCAGTGGCCATAACATCAGAATCAGGGTTAGCTAAAACAGAAACGGCAAACAGCGTAGGGGCTGTGCCATCAGACTCAGAGAACTGTAGGTGTTCCCCAGCCTCTACACGAGGCATACGAGTCAAGAACGGTGTGTTAGTAAGTGCAGCACCTACTAATAGAGTACCAATAGATTCGCCAGTTTCTTTAGAGTTTGCATCACGCACAATCTCTGCAGAAGAATAGCGGAACTTCCCTTGCTTCGTGTTTTGAAAGGCCTCGTCGTCTACCGGTTCATATTCCCCAAAAAGGGTATCTGATTCTTGGTAGAGCTTATTCAAAAAGGCAACTGCCGGAGCACCACCTACAGTACTACGATCAGTAGGGTGACCTAGGTATAGAGGAGGCTCATAACCCGTTACTCGTGCATTCCAGTTACTTTGTATTTGGTCAAAGTCTTTCTGAGAAAAAGTAACCTGACCGTATTGGGGGTGCACCCACTCTCCCATAACAGCAATAGGTACTCGGATGTACCGATTACCCTTTGAATCGGAAGATTCAGAGAGCTCCCATCTGCGGTTATAAGGTAGCGGAAATTGATTCATTGGAATCTTCATCTCATACACAAATGTAAGGGCAAACGAAAGGAAAAAACAAGAGGTATTTTTGGATCAACCAAAAGCCTTAGTTACTGAACCATGCTTTGCTCTGTATTTCGATACGTACTTCTGACGAGTGTACTCCAAAGCCATAGCAGAATCAGGGTTACTAAACCTAGTTACAGTCATGTCTCTAGCTTCACTATATAACTCAGGGTCTGCAAAAACTAGGGGTTGAGGGTTAATAACTACTGGAGCTGGTACTACTGGAGCAGGTTCACTAGGTAGCGATACAGCTGTAGTAGCAGGTAGTTCAGTCGCTGGTGCCGGTGCCGGTGCTACTGGCGTAGGCACTACCTGTGGTGCTACAACTGGTTGAACTGGAACTACAGGTTCAGTTAGAACTTCAGTAGGCTTAGTTTCTAACTTGTTTAACAGCTCGTTGGCAGAATCAGAAAAAGCTTGGTTGGGCACTACACCAGCATCAGGCTTTACTGATCCGTAAAGCTCAAAAGCACTACACGTATAACCTGAGCTACAAGGAAAGTCAAACTTGGTGCAGTAGCCTGCACGATCTCTACCGTAAGATTCACCATAACTAGTCTCAAAATAGTGGCACTTGGCGCAACTCTTAGAAGGACCGTAATCGCTAGGAAGAGAACCTACCGGGTTACAGCAGCTAAATTTCCGTAGAGTTTCCTGAGACATAACACGTTGAGACATAATAGGTGTCGAGGGAGGTACCACCTCAGAAAACTGCTGGGGAGGTGCTACTTGAGGTTGTGAGTAAATACCTGCTGTAGGTGAACCACCAAAAATAGGTTCTATAGCAGACCCGGTACTCGCAGCAGTTAGTCGAGTACTCTGATTGATAAAATCGTTCAGTAAATCCAAAGGACGTTAGCCGCATTACTCTAACTTACCTTACACTACACCAGAAAAACAAAGAACACCCAATGAGGAAAAAACAATGCACACCCCCAGACTAATAGCAGTAAGGACAGAGCTAAATGAAGCTCTGAAAAAAGTTAAAGAAGTTACTTTTTCAGCAGCTGAAGACTGTTTGTACATAAACCAAAAAAAGTTACCTCTAAACGCTCCAGCCTTAAAGGATCCAGCATTTGTCAAACGCTGGGCTCTAGCTCGCATCCTACTAAATGAACCTGTCCTGAATGAAGAAAAACTAGTTGCTTCAGCGTGTATAGAACAAATAATAGAAACACAAGTAGACCGGGCACTTATAAAACAAGGTTTTGTAAGGTGGACTTGTTGGGGTAAAGCTAGGTCTTTAGACCTAAAAGAAGCGCCTGCAGAACTTTGGTTGGTAGCAGCCAAAGCACTACAAGAAGGGTACGTACTTAAAGAAGCTGTAGGTTCGCACTTTTGGGTAACAGCCCCTTCGGGCCTACAGCATGTAACTACTTTTAGGGAGTGTAACTGTGTAGAATTCTCAAGGCGGCATGAATGTGTACACCACCAACTTGTTCTTGCAGCCCAAGCTAAGAGGAGCTTATTCCTCCAACACCAATTAATTGAACAATGCTTCCTATGATTAGCGCAGAAGCTCTTAGCTTACTGAAACCTAGAATTGTAGAAATTGAACCTGGCTGGGCTCCTAGACCAGCTAACCAAGGTGATGTCGGGGCGGACTTAAAGCTGTATATAGAACCCGGAGAAGAAGAATACTACTGTGACTGTGTATTAACTCCTAATTTAGTAGTTGATGGAAAACTAGTAGAAGACTACTCTGCCGCTCAAACTTTAATAGATACTAGTCGTATCGTAGTCTTGCAACCTGGCCAAACTAGGATCTTCAATGCGGGCTTTAAGATTGCCGTAAATGCCGTTGCTAGTCTCGCACCTCTTATTCCTGTCTACTACATAGTTAGTCGTTCTGGGTTATCCACCAAGTTCAAAGTATCTGTCACCAATCGTCCAGGTGTTATAGATCCCGTAACGTATAGAGGTTGGGTAAAAGTCTCGCTGGAAAACACCGGTGTGTGCACCCACGTTTTTACGCACGGTGCAAGAATCGCTCAAGGTATTTTACAGTTAGTAATTGACCAGTCTTACTGGTCACCGGAAGAACTAATCGTAGAATCTTTAGAAGAAACTGTTCGTGGTACCGGCGGCTTCGGGTCCACAGGGGTGTGAGATGTCAATAGAATTCATTAAAAAAGAAGGATTGGGTGACACCTGGGCTGAGTACCAAACCAGGTTTCCGTCACTACCAGAGTTTTACTTCAAAACTCTGCAATATCCTACTAGCTGCTCTAAAGCCGAGGAGCTAGTAAGACTAATCCAACTTGAAATGAATTCTATTGATGCTCAATTCATAGAACGTCGAGTAGAACTGGAAACAGTAAACACAGCCCAAAAAGACTCAGTTACCGCAGAACACGAACGGTGGAAACTAAAAGCCTTAAGGGCAGTGAGGATGAAAGCTGCACAAATACAAATACTGCAAGCTTGGATAGCAGATAACTCAAAAACCCACGAAAGCCGCTTTACACAACTTGAGTCTGAGTTATCTGCTTTACGTAAGGCCTTACTAAAGCTGGTATCGTCAGTAGAAATCTCAGACTCAACTTATTGTGAAATTATTAAGCTGCTGGCTTAGCTGGCAACCTAGCTTGACGATTAGGCATACTATTTCCAGTAGGACGACCTCTACCACCCGTACCGCCCTTACCTGTTTCATCAGCACCAGGTTTAGGTAGTAAAGGATTAATAACTACCTGTTGAATAAATCGCAAATCATCAGCATCCATCTTACGATCTGACAACCTAACCATCTGCCTAACCATGTCCCAATCTTGCGGGTTAGTAGGGTTTAGGTAACCAGTATCAGTAAGACCTTTAACCATTTGCATGGTAGCCACGCGGTCTTCGGGACGATCTGAATAAACCCTAGTAAAAGTAGGGGGTATCTTTGCAGAAGCTCTGCTGAAGTTCCACTCTACTAACGGCATCATTACTTTACGCAACACCACTGAGGTTAAGTTCCGGCGGTGAGAATCTAGAGCATTGTAGTAAGCTTCCATGCGGCGCTCTTTAGCTTCAGGGTCAGCTTTACTATTAGCTGCTTGGTGATCTGAAATTAAGAAATAAGGCAGAATGTGTTTGGTTGACTCTTGGTCGGTATAGGCAATAGCATCTAAGAAAGTAGTTCCTACGTTATCAAACAACGGAACTGAATTTACTGTAGGTTTGTTTTCTGGGCTCTGCTGAGGCAAAAACAGAAACTCAGGAGGACCTTCGATGTTCTCTAGTTGCTCCCTAACTAGATCCAAAGTAGTAATAGGTTTTTGTTCACCAGTAGAAACGTCCAGCCGTTTTTCAGGTAACTCGTAACTAGGGATAGAAATAGAAGTCATACGGGACCCAGTTTTATCCAACGCGGCGCCCATCATGTCAATAATGGCTTCTTTTAAGCGATACCACTTGTAACTAGGAGCTATCAACGATCGACCGTAATAATTACCGTAGTCAGACTCATTAGCTAAATAAAGGGTCTTCCACAGCGGCAGCTTTACTTCAGCTTGCAACGGGTTCAAACCTACTTGGTAAAAACCTGATTTATGGTAACCATCCATAGTAGGCTTACCCTCTGTCAATCGCCCGTGCTTGTCTGGGTAAATCAAGCACGTTGAAGGGTGGTAGGTTAGCAAGTCATGCAAATACAACTGCCCAAACTTGAGATCAAACATTACCTCCGTAAGAGAATATCCAGCCCAAAAGCTAGTGTGCTGGATAGTAGACAAACAGTTCTGCCAAGACCTACCGTGTTCGTCTTCTAGTTGTTTTATGTTGTCGTTTAGAAATTCAGCTATTTCTGGATCAGGGTGAGTTAGTTCACCAATAGTCCCTACTATGGAATTAACTTGTGTGTGCAGAGCAGTTTTGATAGTTAAGTCTTGTCTCCACATTCTTTCATAAAGCCTTAGCCTAGCTATTAAAGGTCGGCGTATAGCATCTGTTAAAGAAAAGCTGCCTAGTTGTGCAAACTTACCCCGAGCTGCACTCTTAGACAAATAACTTAGATCTCCAGATACAGGCATTAGTTAAAAGCGCGGTGCATAGACTCGTTGGCTCTACCAAAGTTTAAATTAGACCCTACATTCATAGAATCTAACTTAAACTGTTGTTCTTTTTCCTGTTGAGCACGACGAACACGTTCAGCGTGCTCAGTGGTTTCTTTTAGTATCGCATCCATAATAACAGTTGGGTAGCCATATTGTTCAACCCACCAATCACTACCCAACCAGTCCTTCAAGCATACTGACCCACCTAAAGCTGTAAATTCACGTATACGGTATTTATTAGTGTAGTGCTGTAAGTGCTCTAGCTTTACTAGTTCTTTGTCCAAAATAAACTGGTTGTATTCTTGTTCTGTCCAACCAGACCAGGGGCCGAAGCCCCACCAGTCTGGGTGAACTGAAGTAGCTCCGTAAGTAGCTCCGTAGTAGTCAAACTCTAAAGATTGAGGTACTGGAGGTACGTAGTTTAAGTAAGGTATCAGTCCTGAGTTACTACCAAGGCTGAGCGAGTAGTACCTTTCGCTTTTGATTCTGGTTTCACTGACCCACCGCGCCGACCTAACTGCTTTCCCAGGGTCTTAGCTGACTCAGTTTGAGCATCATCAATAGTAAACATATTGATGAAAATCAAGTTAGCAACTTGAACATCCATAATAGGCAGTGGATCTAAAATAGCCACTGGGTCTTTTTTAGCAGTACGATCAATTTCTACTCCATCAATATGCGTGATGCAAATCGACATCAGCATTTCTTCCAAAGAACACCCGTTAGTTTCAGGACCTTGGTGACTGCGATCAGCAGACATCTGAGTACCAGTGTTGGGCCTAGTAAAAGTTACTGTATGTAAGTTAGAAGGCAAAAAGTCTTTAGCTAGGGTGTAACTAAGAGTAGGGGCACCCAACGCAAGGTTTTGTGCTTGTTGTCTAGCCACTCGTGCTTCAGCAGGAGACATAAAGTAACCTTCCATAAAAGCAATCAGCAGAAACTGTTTGTCTTCAATGCTGAGGTTGCTAAGCCGGTCGATTACATCCCGAGCGTTATTATCAAATTCTTTACCGTTAACACCTACAAAAGAAAGAGCAAACAGCAGTTCTTCTACGCTGTAACCTGGTGAAGGCTGATTCTGACCAGGGTAAGGATAACGCTTGCGGGCTTCTCTCCAATCCCCAAAAGTCGGTTCCTTGAGTAGGATAGAGAAAGACTTAGAAGGAATCTGATCCTTCTCAATGGTAATCAGCTCGGTCATGTTCAATTTGGTTAGTTTAGGGGCCTAGACCCTACCTAATCATACACCTCTAATTTACTGAATGAACCCAGAAGAAAACCTAGATCTAAATGACGAACTAGACTCTGAGCTAGGGGAACTAGGTGGCGAGGATTCAGTAAAAGACCAAATAGCAGACGAGCTAGAAGGTAAGCACGATATTGCTGACGGTGACCACCAAAGCTCAGTCAAAGAATTCTTTCGTATTTACGACATTAAGGCTGGTGATCCTTTTAAAGCCGTAGAACTAGAAAGTACTGCATTCTTAGAAAAGGTAACAGCGCAAGAACTACAAAATGTCAATCGGCTTAATAAACAAGAAGATCAACGAGCAGCAATTAATAAAACTCTAGAGACGTACCGAGAAGCACAGTCACAAATCACACAGCTGCAAGGTAACCGCTTAAGACAGTCACTGACTGCTTACGGTCACGCTATAACAGAACGCAGCGGAGGTTACATAGGACCTCAAACAGGCCTAACGTTCAGGGCTAGAACTGAAGACTATTTAGCCTTTAGTAGATCACTAGGTACCAGCCGGCTGGATATGGCTGTGTTCCAAGTACAAAACCAAGAACTACTAGGTGGTTTTTTGCGCGGTGGTGTGCGGAAATTGCAAATAACCACTCAACTAGATGAACCTATCGCGGCCTCTAGTGAAAGTGTTAGTAAGTGGTACGAAAACGAAAAACAGAGATTTGGTATTACAGGGCCTAACGAAGTACTAGCCAGTGCTTTTAGGAATAGCCCACACTTAGGCCGAGCTGAAGTAACTGTGAGTGGTAGTTATATTAAAAAACCCAACGACACCCAACGCGGCTTGATGCACGCCAAAATAGCTGCTTTGTATGAAGGAGACGAGACAAACCAAAAACTAGTAGGTGCTTTTATAGGCACACAAAACTTTACTAGAGCTCTAGCCAACACACGTACTGAAGAAGAAACTCTGTTTATCTCCTTAAAAGGAGATCAAAAGTATCTTGACGGTCAAGATCAACTAGAACGAGGTCGCGCACTGATCAGACAAAGAATAGCTAACGAGATAGCACTAGTTACTGAAGGAATCAGAGAAAACTTTACTGAAGCTCGTACTAGTAGGCAACTAACCACAGACATAGACCGCAAACTGCAAAGAAGAAACGTAAGCTACGGTACGCACGTGTTGCCAGTAATAGGCGAGATGCTCAGTACCGCTGTTACTGAAAAGAGACACGTGCTGTTGAATATGCAATATATAGAAAAGTTCTTAGCTGCTGAAGGAGAACACGAAGGTAAAATCTACGGCAGCTTAGCCACACTAGCCGCCGAAGGTCGCTTAACAGTAGCTGTCTCTGAGACCAGCTTAGCTAAAGGTACAGGCTATTACTCTTTAATGGACCAAGTAAGAAAAGATACGGTCAACAACACCTTAATACAAACACTGCTACAAAAAGATGCTTTTGCAGTGCTACCAACCAGGTTCTTACACACTAAAAGCATTGCTATTTTTGGAGACTCAACGCTAAGTAACTTAGTTGAGTACGGTATAGGCTCACAAAACCTTAGTGAAGAAAAATACACCTCCGCAGAATTAAACTTTGAAACTTGGGTCCGGTTAACTCAAGGTGGTCTGCCAGGAGACCTGGAAGACGAACTAACTGCGTTGGGAGTACACAGGTCTAGTGGTCAACTAGCAGCTACAGCTAGAACTCGCTCGCAACTATATGTAGACCGCATGGGGTCTGCTGCACAAGTAGCAAACTTAATAGACAAATTGGGTGAAATGGGTGGAGCCGATACACATTTGTTTGACACACTAGAACCTGGAAAAAGGTTTAAATACAACGTTAGGTATAAGACTCCCAGCTTGATTCCAAACCTAGCCCAAAACTCAGCCCGATCAATAGCTGAAAAGGCTATGTCTGGTGTAGATATCTACCTACCTAGTGCTAACAACTACCGCTTGAGCGCGACCATAAGTGAAGAATATACTCACGACCTTAAAAGAAAAATGCCGGTGGTTTACCTAAACACCGGCAACCGTATCATCACAGGTGCTATCTATCGTATAGCACGAGACCTAGAAGGTCAGGTTATGCTGCCTAACGGCAAAATAGCTAAAGCTGGAGACACCATAAAACTTGGTGCTCTAGAGGTATTCCAAAGTTTTATTGAAACCGTAATCAAAGCCACTGAGTACGAACGTAACTACCGAGCGCCGGTACTGGTACTTAGGTCCATGGGTGTTGAAAAGCTAAGTCGATTTATTGACTCAGTACCTGGAGACCCGCAGGGTAAAAGAGACTTACTGTACCAACTACTAAGTCCAGAAAATAAAGGACAGCAAGCGCAAGGTTCACTAGAAGCTATACGACTATTACAATCCGTAATACGAGCTGACCCTACCGGCCGACTGCAGCGGATGGAAGCCGGGTTTGTGTCTACTGGTATTAGAAACGTAGTATCAAATATCTCAGCTAGTTTCTTACAACCACACGAAGAACTTTACTCAGGTGGGCACCTGACAGCAATCATGCCTATATTTGGCATGGACAATACCATATTCAGTAAGCACTTTAGTGGTAACTCCGGCACCGCTTTACTAAACCCTTACAAGCTGTCTCACTACGACTTAATAAACACCGGCGGGTTGGATTTATTCCGTGGAGTACAAGATTCTACTCAAATACGTACTACTAACTGGCAAGACCTAGAAGGAGGGTTGTACCACTCAGAAGGCGGCCCTACCAAAGTAACTGACATAGCCCAGTTCATCAGATCTACTAAAAATATGGCTGTTATTAATGAACAGTCGTTAAGAGAGTCTCAAGCGTTAGGGTTGACCAGCAACATACAGCTCACACCTGGTACTAATTTATACGTGATGCCTTACGGCAAGGCAGAACAAATTTCCGCTCGCTTGAAAAACAAAAAATCAGAACGGGTACTGCTAGAACCTAGTGACGAGCTGCTGAAATTCATACAACAAGGAGGCCGGAATGCTAATAACTTAATCCAAAACAACAACTTAATCAGAAATGCAGTTTCAGTAGACTTACCACCTGAGCAATTTGCTATCTATCGTCAGATCCTGGCAGAACAAAGAGGTGATACTCAAAAAACTCTAGAAATACTACGTGAAAGGCAATCCAACCCTTTAACTGCTATGCAAGGGTTGTTAGGTGCTAGTCAGTATCAAAAAGTACTGATCTCAGCCGGTTTTAGTATGCAGTCTGATTTCTCGTACTTTAATGAAAAGTATCTAGACAGACCCTTAGTAGACCAAACCATAAAGTCTTACTCTTTTAGCAGCGATAACGTAGGCTCAGCTTTAACGCTAGCCAGACAAGCTAAAGAAAAACTCCGTAAGGGTACTATATTCCTAGCCGAGGACATAGACCTAGAAGATTACTCTAGGCTAGTAGGAGGAGAAAGCTATTCCGACGCTTTTGTAAAAGCGTACCTAGTTAAAAGCGAAAGTACTTATTCGTGGGGTGAAAACGTAGATGCAGAAACCAGAAAACAACTGAACAAAATGGTGTTTGTGGATCTTACTGATCCTGCAAAACCCATACTAAAACTTAAAAAGGGTGTTTACTACAACGACAGCCAAGAAATACTGGGTCTACAAAAGATCGGTAAAATGAACTCTACTTCTCTAACCTTTACCATTGACGGCCTAGAGGTACAAAGCAGAGAAAACCGCAAGCTCAGAACCTTCACTCTACCGCTGGATAACTCAGCTATTTCTCGTCGAGCTCACCGATCTATAGCTGTGTTAAAAGAAGATGCTATGGTCAGCCAACAAGGACCCAACGTACGATTAGAAGCTACTTACAGTACGTTGCTGTTTGGTCAAACCGGGATGCGTACGATAGGAGCCAAAGGTCCTATCTATTCCGTGATGGAAAGTTTCTTTGAAGGACTAGCTAAAAACAGAGGTTGGGATAACAGCGCTGTAGCAGTAATAAACCCTAGTCAGATCAAAGACTATAACTTCGGAGACGGGTTCTCTAAGCTGTCTGATAAAAACCACTTTTTAAGAACTGGTGCAGCTGACGCTGACCAACTAGAGTACTTTAGGCAAGGTCTGCAATACCTAATAGACACTGGTAGGAACACTGAAAAAAACCTACTAGCACGTGGCGGCCCACTAAAGTGGGGTTGGGACATATATGAACTTTTAGGAGACTTAGAGCTTAACGAAATACAACAAATCACCACTGAACAAGCTGCAGAAAAACTCAAAAGAGTACAGCAGTTTAGTGCAAAAATCTATGGTAACAAAAACTACTTCCAAGGCGGAGCCATAGTATCTAACACATTAACTCGCGGTCTGAGCATACTAGCCACAGTTAGCTCTCAAGCTGAAGACATCGCCACGCAAAAAGAACTGTATTTAAGTAGAAAAAAACCGGGTGCACTAGAAACAGAAATAAACTACGACAGTGTGGCACTACAAGAATACCTCTATGACTCGCAGAACCCTCGTAACCGCACTAGGGAATCCCAAGCTTTGATCTTTGGTATAAATCTAAGGAACTTAAGAGAAAACGAATTAGCGGCAGCTTTCCAATTAATGGAAGCTACGTATGGTAACAACATAATGCTACGAGCAAACATAGACTTGAGTTTCAGCCGGATTGCCGTTTCGATGGGCATGAAAACTGAAACCAAACTAGAAGCTGCCTACGCAATGGCCATGACTCAAAACCAGCTAAAAGCGTACACTTACCAAAAAGGCGGCGCTGAAGGCCTGCAAGGTGCGCTGGTAATGCTGGCTCAGTTAAACAATCGTGTAGTAAGCACTGACGCCGTAAGCAGATACTACTCATTTGCACAAGAAACAAACTTACTAGAATTTGGTCTTAAAGAAAAAGCCAAAAAGTCTAAAAACTGGAGGGATCAGTTAAGAGCCAACGCGTTTGTGGCTGCTTTTACGAGTAAGTACTCCATATACTCCAGACAAGACCTGGTTGAAATAGAAGAAGACCGACAGCGCCGAGTCAGAGAGGAACCTATCAAAAGTTTGGTAGACGAATTTGAAAGAGGATTGTACAGGGACATAATCCCTAAAACTGAGCTGCTAACTGCACCTACTAACATTCTGTTAAACAGAATGGAAACCTATGGCGGCATCATGAGTTCTGGAACAGTAGAGCAAGCCGCTAAAGCAATGATCGAACAGTTAAAAATAGTTAGAGGTACAGAGTTTAGAGCAGGTATGCAGCAAAATTACGGAAAATTAGAATCAGGGAAACTCACTAGTAAAAAAGCTGGTGCTAAAAGGTTTACAGAAAGTGGCAGCTTTTATAAGGAGTGGTTTTACTCAAAAGAAGCAAAATCTGATCGTTTTACTTTTACTAAAAGCATAGAAATACCATCTAATATATTCTCTCCAAAAGGGCTAAGTGAAAACTTTTTGCAATATGCAGGGTCTTTTATAGAAGAACGGTTAGGTAAAGGAAACCTACTTAAAATTACGAATTATGTCCAACTGCTAGATACTATAAAAAAAGCAGAAACTACTCCAAGCGGGTCGCTAACATTCAAAAGTTACTACGAAAAACGCTTCAGAGAAACTTTTGATACTCCAGAGACCTTAGAGTACTACACAAACCTAATAACTAAAAGCCGGGAACGCATTTCTAGTAACGATGGCTCAGAATACCTAGAATCCATGCGCTCCCTGGCTCTTTATGCAAAAAAAGACTCAACACTAATGCGCACCGTACAGCAATCTCAGTTGCTGCACCTACCTATGTTAGAAATGACTGGTAGCGGTGACTCGCTAAGGTACCACCTGTCAGATCAAGTAGTAAGTGGTGCCAGGTACGGTCTGGACATCCTAGAGCAAATTAGCTTAGTGTTCCACGGCTACAGCTCAAACATTTTAATAGAACAGCGTAATCTACAGTCTTACTTAACAGAAGCCATCCGCAGTGGGTTGCTAAAGAAAATAACTCAAGGGATCCAGCAAGGAGAGGCTTACCAAGGCTTAGACCTAAATGCTAAAGAAGTAGAACTCTATCAAAACCTAGTAAACACTTTAGGTAGTACGCCGCAAAGCATTCAAACACTGTTTGAAGCTAAAGACGTAATGCGTCAAAGTGAAGGCGACCGCCTCAAGATGTCAGGTACTACCTTTGTAGGTATTAACAGTGCCTTAGTAGCTGTTAAGGACTTGATATTAGGTGACCAAATCGAGCATGTTTTTAACACTGGAGGCACCAAAGGTACTGAAGGGTTAGCTCAAACTTTAATAAAAGAACTAAACGCAACTAGCAAACGCGCTCAAGAAGCTACAAACCAAGCTCTAGCCATAAAAAGACTGTACTTAGTCGACAGCGGCTTTAGTGACCTACCTACCGAACAAAGCTTTAAAACACAAAGCAAAGCACTAAAAGAAATAGCAAGCGAATGGAAAACAGCCGGTAAAGATAAAGAAGCCAGAAAAGTACACGAGCTAAGGTTCTACGAAACTATGCTAGGTCTGAGTGCCGGAGACCTAAGTACAGAAGAAAAACTAAAAACCCACACTGAGAAATTGTCGTCACTATACAGAGTAGCTAATGCAGTTCGTACTGGCGCACCTTACGGCATAGCACAAGACTCAGCTTTGATTCCAGTACAAGTCAAGGGTTTAGACGCTTTAAAAACCGCTGGTACCACTACTGGTACGTTGTTGCAGCCAGGCAGGCACAACACCACAGCTATGATCAGCTCTAGTTTGTCGTATATGTTTACGCAACTAGGAGACTACGACGGGGATACTTTCCAAGTAGCTTTTCCTGCAATAGTACAAGAACTAGCTAAAATAAAACTTACTCAAAACAAATTAGCCAGCCTAAAACCAGGTACCGAGGCCTTTAAAAACACTTCAACAGACCTAGTTGATTTACAAAAACAACACACTGAAGCCATAAATGCACTTACTGGACACCTGCAGAACATCGCAGAAATGCAAAAATCTGCGCTGCAGCGGTTTAGTTCACGTTACTACGGCTTCGATAAAGAACTACTGCGATACATGACCAATGAAGAACTGCAGCACCTTAGCTTGCAGTTCCGGGATACTATGTCAGGTTCAGACAAAGGAGCTGAGTACGTCAATGAAAGCTGGCGGCTAATCACTAGGTTAGTAAAAGCTGCTGAAGCAGTAAATCCCACTAAGCTACTTGACTACGGAACTCTATTAGAGGACTTACAACTCACTGATGGAGAACTGAAAAAAGACCTAGCTCAGGCTTTGGACCCTGAAAAAAAGTTCACAGAAATAAACGGATTAACTGTAAGAGAGTACATAAACCAGCTGCAAATCCTTAAAAACGCAGAATTTGCAGAAACTAACGTCCGCAGCATGTTAAAAAATAGTATGGGTACTGTACTAAGCGGCGTAGAACTAGAAACCCTAGGTGCTGTAGTAGGTACTACTGGTATGGGTATGCTCGGAGTTACCTATAATTCCGTCACACCTTTGATGGAATTAGTACAAGGTCAAGAAATGGCCCAACGGGCTTTGAGTAAGCCTGAAGGTGATTCTTTGTTGCAAGGCTTAGTCAACCAAACTCAAGCAGCACTCAATACGACAGTAAAACTAGAAAAAAACCAATTAATCAAAACACTAGACCTACAAGTAGGCATAGCCCATAATTTCTCCTTGACCACGCAGCAATTCATGCGTGATGCTGCGCTGAAGCCTAAGCAAGGCGGAGGCATACTACAGCTAGCTGCTGAATATAAGTTAAGTGAAAAGCTAAAAGAAGCTGCTAACAGTCAAACAACAGAAGAACTAAAAAGAACTGCAGTAGAACGTACTCTAAAAACTTTCATTAATACTAAAGTAGGCTCTCAACTGGGCGTAGGCAGTGCTAATAATTACAGTGCGTTCGCAGCTCTAACACTAGTAAATGAATACTTAGGTAGTAGACTCACAGCCGAAGAAATAATAAATGATGGTATGCTAAGCAGCTACCTACAGAACAAATGGAGAGAAAACCGAGACCTAACAGCAGACCGACTAGTAGCTACCGAAATAACAAAATTACATAACCTGTTCAAAATAGACTACGTAACCAACCACATCCTAAAAGTAGACTCTAGTGTAAACGGAGGTGTACAAAGGCTAGTAGAAGTAATTAAACAGACTGCTTATGGCCAAAGTGTTAAAAATGCGGGGTACGATGACGAAGCTTACGTTAAAGGTTACCTAGACCAGCGGTTTAACAGCAAAGAATACACCGAAGGTTCAGTAGACCTACTAATACAAGGCAAACAATTTAGTCAAGAACTCCAAAAAATAGCCGCAGGAGAAAGTCCTTTAATAGGTGCTTTAGGTAAAGGTGTTTCTCAGTACCTAGCTGCAGCTACGCTGCACAACCGTAAAGGCGGAGACCAAACCGCTCGTCTTAACTTGATGAACCAGCTAAGAACTAGTTCTGACAACTTTTACGAGAACTTTACCGAAAACGTTACTTCTAAAAAAGAAGAAACCTACAAAGCTGCTCTAGCTATAAGTGCTGTAAGTGGTCTGCTACCTATAAAAATTGCATCAGCACTTCAAAACGCTACCCCCGAGCAAAGAGGTAAGTTCTTAACTTCACCTGAAGTTCAAAATTACATAAACGCTACTTTAAGAGAGTCAGGAACCATAGCCACTGGTGTAACAGCAAACGAGCAGCAAATGCGTTTGTTAAGGCAAGTACTAAATACTGACACTAGTGACAGCGGTACTATTCAACTTCAAGCACTATCAAGAGGTGCGGCACCTATTTCAGGTGTTGCGGAGAACCCAGAAATTGAAGCACTGCAAAGAAGCATAGACGACGTATGGGCTAAAACAGAACCTATAATGGCAGCAGAAAACCAGCAACGAATTGCAGAATCAGAAGCTCGGATAAAAACTGAAACTACTAGGTTAGTAAAAGCTCATCGTAAGGCTGAAATATTCTCAATACTAGCTGTACCCGCATTGTTAGCTACTTTCTCAGGACAAACCCTAAAACCAGAAGAAATAGGCTCTATAGCCACCAACGTATTCCAAGCTGGATTGATGGCTACCAGCTTTAACAATTCAGCAGTAGGTCAGTTCTTAGCTCCTGATAAAGTAGACGCTAAGTCCATAAAAGTCCTAGCTGAAGCTGATCGAGCTATGCAATATACCCGGTTGCGGGAGTTTGTTAGGTCTAATGAAAACCCACTAACGGGAGTAGCCCAAGCTGCTGCTTTTGAGGCTTCAGGTAGAGCTGCCAGTCATGCCGCTGCGTTGTTAATACAACGTGCAGCTCCTAGGTTAGCTGAATCAAGCGCAGGTCGAGGTACCACTGAAGTCTTAGGCGGGTTATTAGGCTTAGCTGTGAGCGGTGTATTAACCAACCGACCTATAACTGGATTAAATGAAGGCATGGGTTCAGTAGTAACCTACGCCGCTGCGGCCCTACAAAACCTACAAATTTCACTACAAGAAGCTCAAAACCGGTATATGTCTTCTTATTTAGATCCAGAAGATTCTACTGAGATGTCCTTAAGCATATCAGGAGATACTGATTCCAGCGTTTACCCTTCAGAGCTAGAACTACAAGCTAGGACAGGCTGGGATCCCAGAGTAGAGCTCTATGATCCAGTAGCTTTTGAAGGCACTATAGATATAGAACCCCAATTACTGGGACCTGATTCCATTGAATCTATAAGCCTCGGATGACTTCAGCCCGTACTGAAAACTTTAGCTACCAAACGTTAGCCTATATGGTAGGTAGGTCTTACGTGCTGGGCATAGGAAAAACTTCAAGCTGGGCTGTAGAAGCGGCACCACCTAACGTGGATCCCTCAATAACTGAAGTTCCGGAGTTAGGATTGTTAATACCTGCTGCTTTAACAGCCGTTTATTGGGATCCTAACGGACTTATAAGTGTAAACGGCGTGCACTACTCAACAGCTAACAACCTAGCAGATATAACCACTAACCACGCTACTAGGCTTTTGGCTACAGCTACTTTAAGTCACAACAACCTAACCCTAGCTAGCTACCGTGCGTTAGGATTGTATCTAGCTAGTCCTAGTGGTGTGGGCCCTTGGTTACCTGCTGCGGTGACTGCTAGGACATTAGTATACGCAACGTACCAACCACCTACTACAGTTACGGCTAATTTGACAGAAAACATAAAGCTGGTCTTCTGATGCTGAACTATACAGACCAATCACTGCTGGACTACTTCCAACCCTTAGCTGGTGAAGTTTTAAGTGCTACCACCGGTCCAGCTAGTACTCCAGCCCAGCTAAAAGCTGAAGCCGTGGCCTCGGCTGCCATTTGGGCTAAAGAATACACCACTGCTTATGACCTTACACGGCTACCACAACTAGACGCCAAAGCGCTAGCAGCTCAAGAAAAGTCCTTTGAAAAAGCTAAAATAACAGCTCGGCAAAACAGAGATTCTGGTACCGAAGACTTTTTCAAGATCCTTTACACCAACGTAAAAGGTCAAAAGAAATCTTTCGTGTTTGCTTTGTTACCTGCCATAGACCTAAGCAGTCGGGGTGTAGGGAACTCAAACGTACCCGACCTAAAAGCTGGTGTAGTAATAAGAACTTCTATGCGTCAGAAAAACATTCCCATACCAGGTGGTACACCCATAATTCAAACCATAGGGGTAGACAGCACTATTATGCAAGTGGTGGGGGCTTTCATCGGCAGTGAGAGAATAACTAATCCAGCTGACTCCTCACGTGGGGACCTAAGTACTATTTATACTGGCTTACAAAACCTTAGTACTGCAGAATCTTCAGAAACTAAAGCACGAGCTTTTATGTCTGAAGTTGTACACTCAGGTCGGCCGGTAGAATTCCACGCTAAGTCAGTATCCCGTACCAGTGATAACCCTAAAGCTAAAGCAGAAGGCATGGAGCTAAAATACAAAGGCGTAATAGTTAACTTCAAGTTTTATGCTGCTAGGCGTAACCGCAGCTACTACGCGATAGACTTAATCTTAAGTGAATATGACGTTAATAAAGCATGACCTTAAACGCCCGCGCTGATTATTTATTTGGTCCGTTTGGAGGCTACGAGGGCGCCTTGGAGCTTTGGGGTCTAGAAGACCTGCAAGAAATGGTGCAATTCTACGGATATACAGCTTACCTAACACCTAGACAAACAGTGATAGAAGTACCCGTTACTGAAGGTTCACCTCCTATCACCACTATCAAAGACGTAATAACACCTGTACCTAATAATTCTTGGGAAGACTACGGCTGGTTGCCCGGTACACCCATACAAATTCTTAGTCGAGATTACTCACAAATCATAGAAACCGAGCTGCAACAAATACCTTACACTGACCGTTGGTGTTGGGGTGTATCAGAAGCCCAACGAGCTTGGGTAGCTTCTAAACCTCATGGTTCTAGGTGGTGGGGCAGAATACAAACCGCTAACGGGTTTAGGGTGTTGCAACTCTTAGTAAACCTTAAAATACCAGGAGTTGCAACACCAGAGCCGCCTGCTACCGCACCAAGTAACGAGGTAATCTTGCAGTTGGGTAACTACCCTAAGATCCGGTTGCATTTAGGGTCTACCACACTAATAAAAAGTGCCGGCGAGTACGTTTACTGGAAGCCTCAAGGTAACGAGACCTTAAGTTACGAAGCTGTACTAACCAGCCCCGGTTACGATTTAGTAGGTAAAACCCTAACCGCAGCGGATACTTTACTAGTAGCTGCAGGTTTGACCCGACAACCTAACGGTTTAATCTACACTCGCACCGGAACCACAGAACTTAAAGTTACGTTAGGAGTGTCCAATAACATAATAGTTACGTCAGAAGAAGACGCTTGGGTACCACTTAATTTGTCTGCGGTTATGGGTACGGAATCTTGGAGACTAAAACAAACCGTTACCGGTAAAGCGGTATTTGAATCTAGGTCCCGTTTAAGCGGGTTAGGTTGGACACCCGCTGCTAAGGCTAGCATCACAGCTTTAATAAGTTAACGGAACCCCAAACGTACCTTTACTTCTACTAAATAAGTCAATAAAGCACTCAAAGCGGCTATCTGGCAGTGGTCAGGACCTACAGCTACCACGCTACTTATAATTACAATCAAGTGGTCTAAGTGGTCACCACACGAAAGTTCATGTAAGTACTTAACGTACTGAGCTACTGTTAGGCCGCGTCGCTGGGCTGCGGCTCTAAGTGCTACAGCGGTCTGCGGATCTAAGTTGAACGAGGGCATCAGGGGCAACTAAAGAACAACTAGGGTACTGGGGTTCTAGCAAAGCAGTCCAAGCTTTAGTACCGTCATCACTAAGAGAAAGTACAGCAGAAGACTGCACCACTACACCTGGGTAATGAAAATACAACGCTTCAGAGTCCTTAGTAACAGACAACCCACAAGGGTGTGTTATTACTACTCGACCACCCGCACGAGTAACGCGTAGTCTGAAAAATTGCCTTAAAAGCCAGAACATCAACCTACCAACGTAGTAACAGAACCTGGTCCGGTAACCAGACCAGCGCATGAATCAGCATCACCCACTCGTATTACCAAAGCACCCCCTATAAAAGTACAGGCGGTACTGGGATACAAACTCGTAGGGTCACCGCACACCCCTAGGTCCCCAGCTACTACTGGTACCTTACCACTTACTAAAGTAGTAACCGACCGCCCGTACACTATGCTACCCGTAGGTGACCAAGTTCCTTCAGGAGGATGAGGACAACCCGGACAAGTTAGCGAGTCCCCCACTAGAGCTAATGGTTTCATCGCGTACCCAAAAAACCCATTCTACAAAGTAGTCTCCATCAACTATAGCAGCTAAATCTCCCTTACGACCTAAAGGCGCTTCGTAGGGACCAAACTCACCTACTACCCTTAAGTCCAACAAGTCACCAGTAGGTACCGGAGGGATACCTGTTGAGTTATAGTGAGTTTCTAAAAAGCGCTCTAGTAACACCGGATATTCACCTAGCCCAGCTTGTGGTAAACGTGAAGTATTAGCGGCACCACCTAACGACGTAACAAACGAAGGTGTTCCCGGAGCGTTGATTAAAGCAGTCACCTGAGCCCTTAAAGCGCCAACACGGTCGATACTAACTACAGACCCACCAGTAGGGTCTAGCACCACCGGCCACCGGGCGTCCCACACTAAGTCAGAAGCTGTAGGTACGGGAATACCAGCCCAAACATACCCAGTAGTAGTACGAGTGTAGTAACCTTCAAAAGGCAACGCTAAAGGATCCGGTGGCGGGTAAACACCTCCCACTATAGGAGTAGTAACGTAAGTATACGAGTCTAAATAGAGCTCTAAGTCCACCGCATTACCTAAATGCCTAAAAGCTGCGCCGGCGGAACGAGTGTAGTTAGCTGTTAAGTAAACAGCTATGTTCTCAGGCCCTAAAGTAAATAACGGTGAATAAACTAACGCCGCAGCCATAACTGACTCAGACCGCGCCGGTACGTAAGGTAGTTGAGGGTAAATAAAACCCTCACTAACAGCCGCCAACAACCTAGAGTGTAACCCCGGCGGGTCAGTATTAATAGGGTAATAAGTCACGCTACCGCCGAACTAAGTAAAAACCCTAAAGAACAATGAGTCTCACTAATACCACCTAGCAAATTCATACCACCCAACGACCGAGGGTCTGTGCTGGTGGCTAAAGCCGAATTAGCTTCGTAAACAGACTTAAGAACGGCGGTGTTAGCTGTTACTAAAGCATCCAAATAAGAACCAGCAGGTAACACACCAGTCACAGGAACCAAAGTAGTTAGTTCACTCAACAACGCCAAAGTCGCGGGCGCCCGTACACCTACACCCCTAAGGTACTCAGCCAAACGGTCTACGTTAGCATAAGACTCTTTGTAAACCCGGTCATACAACAAGTGGTGCGCGTAGAAATTAGAACCGGAGGTGTTCCAGTGCGCGTTCGAAGCCAACAACGCAAAAGAATAAACATCAGCAAACGCAGTTAACAGCTCAGACACTAGCAGTAACACGAACGATACCAGTTTACTACGGGGCTAACCCAAAAAGAAAAAAAGAATAGCCAAAATTACGTAAAAAACCAAAACCCAAAACCCAACCCAAAACCCCCACTTAGGGTTTAAAGCCCAGAATAGGAAAACTAAGTGGAAAAATCCGAAATGGAAAAAATGGTGCGCGGGAAAACGTGAAATGGATTAAAGATTAAAAAATCCGAAATTTGGAAAAAATGGTGCGCAGGAAAATCTGGTAAAAACCGAAATTTGGAAAAAATAGTGCGCGGGAAAATTAGTCTGTTATAGGTGTAACACCCTAGCGTTTCAGTCTTAGTGACTTAATCAGGTGTTAGTACACCCCCCGACAACTACCTAGTCGGGGGTTTTTTTGTGGGCTTCTTACTACACCCACGGAGTTAACATGACCAAGACTGCTGTCTTGTTTGCCCTTGCAGCTCTCTTTGGAGGGCTGTTAATGGGAAGGGCTTCGGCCCCTCAACCTTTCAGTACCGAGGAAACTCGGTACTGCAAGGAATCCTTGCGTACTGCAAGGACGGAGCAAAAGCTCCGCAAGGCCTTAGTGGAGGCCTTGACTCCCTTAGGAGTTGAGGTCCAGTAACTAACTTAACTAAGCCCCCGGAAACGGGGGCTTTTTTGTGGGCTCTTTATTACACCCACGGAGTTACAATGACCTTCACCATCGCCGTCTATTGCCAACCCGTTGGGGCCACCCCCCAACGGAGGGGCAGCCACAGTGCTGCCTCCTTTGAAGAGGCGGTCGCACTGGGCGACCAACTCGTGGCCAACTACCACGAGGTCCTCAATACTGAGGGCTACGAGGTGTATTGCGAACTCATTGAATGAGTTTGAGACCTAAGCAAGTCCAGTAAACTGCTTACTAAACCCCCTGTGAAGGGGGTTTTTTTGTTCTGTTTCATTCTTATGGAACTCTTTTTTGGTTGTTTTGCTGCTAACCTAGCAGCCGCAGGGCTGCTAGCTGTTATTTACCTGAGGTGCCTTAGGTAAACTTTTTACCCCCGGAAACGGGGGCTTTTTTGTACGTGGGTCACCATACCCACACTGCTTCAAAGACATGGCTGATTTCCAGATCGTCATCACCCCCTGGGGTGAAGCAAAAGTGGAGGCCTTAGGGTCTCCTGTTTTGCCCGGTTACACCGGACCGTTTACCTACCCGAAAGGGTGGGTGGTTGAGGGTGCCCTCCGGCACCTGAGGAGGTTGCACTTGATTAACTAGTCTAATAAGCCCTCGGAAACGGGGGCTTTTTTGTGGGCCTCGTTAACACCCACGGAGGTAACATGTCTCGCACCAGCCGCGTCAACGGCCTACGCGACGGTCGTCGTGTGCCTAAAGCCCACCAGGGTTTTAGAAAGGTTCTGAGGGCCGAAGCCCTCAATCTGGATTTTCAGGTCCAGATTGAGGAGGATGGGACAGATCACTCCTTTGAGGAGGATTGGACAGATCAGATGTACAACTGGGAGCAGTACAACTGGGAGCAGTACAAGTTATTAAACCGTGTCATTTATGACGACGGTTTAGTAAAACTTGAGGTTGAAGCGTATATGCCTGTAAGGCAGTTATGCCTACACCTAAACTTAACTACGTGGTGGGGTAACCACTACGTAGGGAGGGATATTATTCCCCACTGCTCCATAAAAGGTGTAATCAAGGCTTTTAGAGCCTACGTTGAAGAGCTCAAGTGCAAAGAGGTAGAAATACCTTTTTGCATATGTCCCTACGACGAAGACGGAAAAAGGGACTACCGAGTCTGTGTGTATCAGAAATTAGGGTTTGAAATAGACCCTGATGATCCAGATTTCCTAATCTTCTGGACTTGATTTTATACCCCCGGAAACGGGGGTTTTTTTACGTAGGTCTAGTACCTACACCACTAACAAACCATGGCTATCTGCAAAACCTACTGGTCCCAAGTTTCTGCTTGGGCAGAAACCCTAATATGGAAGGGGGAGGTAAAGCTCCCTACTTCATATTCAGCTGCCTTGTTAAAGGCAGACCTGCTAGTTGCTTTAAAGCAATTAGCGGGCGAGAGCCCAGTTAAGTACCGCCTGCAAAGGCGGAGGGCGCCTTACCTGCACTTTGTGCTGGAAATAAGGCGGTAATCTAACTTTCCCCCGGAGGGTGCCCCTGCACTCCGGGGGCTTTTTTGTGCTTAGCAATTCAGCTAACACTTAAGCCCTCGGAGGGTCATGGTCAAATCTACTTTCGGCAACTTTATAGCCGTACGTCGCCGTGAGCGGCGTAAGAAGCTGTGGGCTACCTTTAAGAGGTGGTTGCGCAAGTAACTGCCTTTAACCCCTACGGGGGTTTTTTTGTGGGCTATCGTTAACACCCACGGAGGTAACATGTCGAGACTACAGCACCGCTTCGCAGCACGGGCTTACAACCTGTGCTGCGAGGCGGAAGCCTACGGTTTCGTCAATTCGGGCTGGTTACCACCGGCTCGACTTGACGACGACCACCTCCAGGTGTGGGTTGCAACGCTTTTAGGGCGCTGCAACCACTTAGCAGAGTTCTTGCTAAGGGCTACTCTGGTTTATCCAGAGGCAGCACACACCCTTAACCGGGTACGTCGGCTGGTCAAAGACTACCGACGTGGCCACTTAGGTTAACTAAAACCCCCGTAAGGGGGTTTTTTTGTGGGCCTCGTTAACACCCACTAAGCTAACCATGTTCAACCTATTCCGTGCCGTTGCCGCTGATGCCTCCACCCCCATGGAAGCAATTAGTGCGCAACAGCAGCAGGACACTGTTGCTACCGAGGTCGCGTTGAAAGACGCGACTAAGATCAAGCAACAGGCAATGCTGCTACGCAACGCAGCTGCAGACGCAAAACGTCTGCGGTTAGAGTTGCGCAAAGCCGAAAGGGTACAGGCTGAAGCCTGTGCTGAATTAGTTGCTGCTGAGGCAGAGGTTCTGGCTCTTCTTGATAGAGGGTTGGATAATCTTACTTTGGAGCCCCAAGGGACTCCAGAACCACAGGTCCCAGAACCTCAGTTGCAATTTGTAGCTGAAGACTTTCCTGCCCCGCCTGCACTGCCTTAATTAAGTAATCAACTAAGCCCCCGGAAACGGGGGCTTTTTTGTGGGCTCCGTTAACACCCACTGAGCTAATCATGTTCAACTTTCGTGCCCGTGCTGCCAAGCCTACTTCCACCCCCATGGAGGCAGTGCTTGCTCAGCAAGCGGCAGATGCTGCCGGTACTGAAGCCGCGTTGAAAGACGCGGTTTCAGTAAAGAAGCAGGCCGTGTTGCTTCGCAATGCGGCAGTAGACGCAAAACGTCTGCGGGTTGAGCTATTAAAGGCTCAAAAAGTGCAGGCTGAGGCTTGTGCTGAACTGGTCTTAGCAGAGCAAGAGGTATTTGATCTTCTTAACGGAGGGTTGGATGCTCTTACTCTGCAGCAACCAGAGCAGCCAATGCCAACGCCGCCTCCACTGCCAGTGATCCAACCACTAGCAGTGGAGGACTACTTCCCTCCTAAACTTAACTAAAATTAAGTAACTAAGCCCCTTAACGGGGGCTTTTTTGTAAGCTTTAGCTTAACCAATAAGAGCCGTTGCTCTGGCTGTGTATCGCACAGGTTGGTTAAGTTAAAGCTGCACCCCCTAAACGTGCTAGCACATACGGGGGAAACTACTACTACTTATTAGTACACGGGGGCAAGTTTATAACCTTAACGTACATCCGGAAACGGGGGTTTTTTTGTCCTGGCAATTCAGCTAGGCGTTAACACCCATGGTTAAAATGACCCGCACCCGCCGCCAAGCAACTGCAGCTAAGGCTGCACGCATCAAAGCCTCCCAAGTTAAAAGTGCACGTCGTGCACTCCAGTTGCAATTTGACTACTACAACTTTGAATTAGTAACTGCAGGCAAAGCTGCGGTTGCATGGAACGAATCTGGAAAAGCTACACCTATAAAATTTGTTACCGGTACCGGTACCAGCCAAGCTTCTGGTTGGTACCAAGAAGCTTGTACCAAAGCTGCTGCGGTAGCAGCGGAAGCTGTTGCTAGAACAGCACGTAAAACTGAACAAGCGGCACGTGCTCCTTGGGAGCAGCTTTGGGTGCTGCTTAAAGCTCAATATGGGCTGCAATTCAGTATTACTGCTGCTGAGTGGGAATCCCGGCAGTTAGATGCTGCTAAAGCTAAAGCTTTAGGACTTAGGTCTCCTAAACTTTCAAAAGCCCTAGTAGCTTTAGGGGTACCTACCTCAGAAGTCTCCTTATTGTTAGGAGCTACTAAAACGGCGGTAACAGCTGCCGCAACTAACACAGACACTTGGGTGTCTAGTGATCTTAAAGACCTGTGGGATCAAGGCAATTCTAAACACTACTCAAGCTGTCAAGCTACTGACAGCCGTGCGGCTTGGGGTGGTGATACAAATTGGTGTGACATAGCTGCAGAAACTAAGCACCTAGGTCAGCACCTGTTCTTATGGCTAATAGGCCAGAGGATGTCCATAGATGGCACCGGTTTTACGGCACGTGCTAAATTACGCGTGCTGTATTATGACGAGGAGGCTACCGAGATAGCTGGTCTTTACATAGACCGCCCTTACGGAGCAGCGAGTACGTTAAAAGCTGGGTTAGCTCAGCTAGCTGAGTGGTGGGCTACTCGCAGCCACACTCCTATCTTTATGCCCACTACGTGGGAACGCCGAGACGGTGCCGGCAATGACTTTCAGTACCAATATGGTGGGCTACACGAGGAAAAACTATATTCACCCTCATCAACCTCAGGCTACCAGGACACCTGCACGCAGGGTGCCGGACCTTACGACTTTATGGTGCCAGTAGCACAACACGGCAGCCTTATACGGCGTGCTTTTACCGCACGTCCCAAAGAAGGTAACGTGTACCTACTGCCCCTAGCAGCAGTTAAGTACAACCCTCAAACTGATAAGTTTACGGTACCTAAAGTGGCTACTAGGTCAGCACGGAGGCCTATTACGGAATCCTACCGCTATGTACGTAGTTTAGCTGTCAGCCTTGGGCTAACCGACTTTAAATATGTTGGACAACAAGGAGTCGGCTATGGCACTCCTACCACTATTTACCAAGCAGGTAGTTATAAGTTTTTCGTCAACAAGAACTTAATACAACTAACTGATGACATGGGCCACACTACATACTGTGAGTGGGAAGAAGGAAGGCTGACAGTAAAAGAAGGTAATGTAGAATTAGGCTTAGTAATATCACAATCCTTACCTTACGATTATAACGCTTCAGAGCGGTCCTTAACGGTATCAGCAGAAGAGTATTGGTGTCCAGATGTAGTCCGGGACTATGGATTTATGAAAGCTGAAGAACTACCTTATACGCACGATAGTAAAGAACTTAGAGTGGTATCAGAGACTGGGGATTTTGAACTAGCAATAGAGCTACAGTACACCTGTAGTCCTGGACTACTAGTAGTAGTACACGAGCCCATAGGATGGTATAAAGCAGTGGCTTTAGATAAAAGTAATATATCAGCTAATGTAGGTCACGTCTACATTAAAGACCACGAAGATTTTCTAGTGTATCATAAGCTTTTATGGGCAGAAAAGGATATTTTGTGGTGGAACTATAGATAGAAATTCTAAGTTAGCTTTACCAGCCCCCTCTTAGGAGGGGGCTTTTTTGTCTTAGCAATTCAGCTAGGATTTTCGCCTCGCAAAACATGTTCGAGACTACTCGCATTGAACAGCTTGTAAAGAGCACAGACTACCGCTTTTACATTCAGGACCACCACAACGTTTTGGTGTGGTGCTTGGGGCAAGGAGAAGACTCAGATACTAGTTACGGTGGTGAGTCTTTAGAGTCTGCCTTAGAATGCTATAACGCTAGTTTAAAAGCTGAATGGCAACCTACCCAAGCTCTTAGCTTGCTGGCCAGCGACGTACAGCTGGTACGAATGGATTTACCAATAAACACAGCGTATCAATCGGAGATAGATTTTCTCCTAAACCTGGAGAGTATAATAGGTACTGAGATGATGAAGGAAGATAATGAACCTGCGGCTGCTTTTAAGAAAACTCATCGTATTGAAGCTGCCGCTGTCGCGTTGCAAAGAGGTAAAGTTGTAAGGGTCCGCAAAGGAGACTTAGGTTCAAAAGTAGGTACAGAATTACAAAGACTTAAAGTAGAAATTGAGAGGCTCCTTGTTAACAATGAGTCAAGTAACGTTGAAGATAAATGGAGGCTAAGCATAGCTCCTAGCCAAGGTGATTATCTATTGAGAGCCCGCCGCGTTTGAGTAGTTAAATTAAGCCCCCTTAACCGGGGGCTTTTTTGTGCTTCGGCATAGTGGTACCTAGCGCACTATAAAATGCTGGGTTTGCCTCAAAAAAAATGAGCTCCACTAAAGATGCAGTCAAAGCCACCATTAAGTGGTTGGTTACAGAAACACCCAACCAGCCCCCGTGCTGGGTTAGGGCCACAGCCGCAGTAGTAGCACTGTTGGCTACTTACGGCATTTTAGCTTATGAGTTTATTGCTGAAGTCTGGTCCTTAGGAGTAGAAGGCTTATATGACCTAAACGATATACTGGCCGAACATTGGGTTAGCTGGTGGTGCCCTGGTTACGTAAAAGCAATAGAAACTCCAGTAAAACCTACGGTTGAGGTTACTACTAAATTTGTGGTAAAAGCTGTGGTAAAAGCTATAGAAACCGTAGTAGTAAGTGAAGTAAGTGAAGTAAGTGAAGTAAGTGAAGTAGCTACAGTAGAAACCAAGTTAGCTGAAGTAGCTGAAGTAGCTGAAGTCAAGGCAACAGCTCCCGCACCTACTGAAATCTTAGGAGAAATGGTAGATATTTTTAGTGTGAGTGCTACGCCTAACCGGGCTACTCGCCGCCGCCGCAGCCGCACCACTAAGTAATCTCTCAGCGCCGGCCGGACAGGCGCTATACAAATTAGATCACACCTACTAGTAGGGCCGGCAGCTGTGTTAAGGGACTATGAAATGAGTTACCTAGACAGTCCAGCTACAAGTCTTGCACGTGCTAGTGCAAGACTTGAAACACTCACCCAACCCCCTCAACTCACCAACCCCCTCATGAACACCGCCACCACAGCAAAAAACAAAGAAAACCAAAAAGGTAACGAAAAGACCATGCCCCAAGTGGTATTCAAGTTCTACCACCACGAGGTTAATCCAGAAGCCACCAAAGTGGCAATTCTGGCGCCAGGCCATGCTGCTGGTCCGGTGAACGCTAATGTGCCAGTTAACTTTGATACCGGCCACCTGGACAAGGCATGGGATACCATGAACCTACAAGGGGTCAACCGCCGTATTGACTGGCAAGGTACTCGCCTGGGTGCTGGATCTGCTCAGTTCCGCGAAACTGACGGTAGTTTTAGTCCGGTAGTGTGGTCCTCGACACCCCGCACACGTAACTTGCGTGCGCCGGTGCAACTACTGTTGGCAACTTTAGTGGGAGGTCAACCTGATTGGGTAACGGGTGCGGTACCTTCTGGAAACGATGCTGCTATTCGGCAGCACGTAGCGGCAGCTATAGCTGCAGGTAAGTCACATGACTACTCGCAACACGGCTTCAGTTTGGAAGCCTACGTGTCTTTGAGTGAGATCCTAGCTCAACCTGGAGCTATACACCCTGTAACTGGAGCACCTACCGGGCGGCATTGGTTTGGTGTAATAGGTCAAGTTTACTCCATGGATACTTGTACCACTGGCGGTGCAGTACAAACGCGCTACAACTGTAGTGCATTTGATTTGTATTACTTGCCAGAGCCTGAATTCGGGCACAGTTCTTTAACACCACTCGACCCTTACGGTAAGTTAAATTTGTACGAGTCTTTGACTTACGTACCCGAAGCCAAGGTGCTGCCCACTACTACGGTGGTGCTGCCTGCCGTACCTACGGCAGTACCTACTGCCGTACCTACTGCCGTAGGTAGTACCACAGTGTCAACTGCTGACACGCGTCGGTACTGGAATAGCTTTGGTATTCACGGTCTGCAGGTGCAGGAAATAACAGTAGATTCAGTAGTCCACGACTTTGATCTGATCAATAATTTTGAGGGCTGGAGTGAAATCCAATCTTTATTCCGTCTAGACGGCAGCGCGGCAGCTGCTGCAGTAACCGTTGCTGATGCAGCGCGGTATTGGGTGTCCAAGAAGATGTATGGGAGTTACCAAAAAATAGGCGACCTAGCAGCCTACGAATGGACTGTTGCAGACTTGAAAGACTTGATCGAAATCATTGTAAAAGTGGGTACCAGCCGTGGCCTTGACGCTGACCACTTACCCTGTTGGTCTGGTGAGATGCTGCAGTTTGGGGCCGGCGGTCCTGCCTTTAAGGTGCTAGATAAGCGTATATATGACTACCGTGGGCGGTTGTTGCAAAACGTAGTAGAGCTAAAGGTTAGCTCCCACGTAAACGAATCAGGTCGGATGGAGTATACCCTAGATGGTCTCCAGCAGGTCTCCAGTGCTACCCAGCTGCTTAAGTTGGTGTATTTCGGCTACTTGCCGCTATTAGCTCAGTCCATTACACAAGTAATGGACGCACTACCTGCAAACTTTAGTGAGTTTTGTAGGAATGCCTGGGTAGGAGCTAACCTAGTTAGTTGGTCGAAAGACCAAGTACTAGAACAAAACTCCGCCGCACGGCTGCGGATGGATAACTGCTATCCGATGACTATACGTCAGCCATATAGCCCGTTGAGCGGATCCTATTGGGTTCGCCTTAACGAAGACGGCCGCTTTGCGGCTAACTTAGTTAGCCACTACGAGAAACAAATCCGGTACTCCTCCAAAGAGTGTTCGGATTTGTTTAAAGAAGCCATTCGAGTAGCTTACCGTGAAGGTGGTCTAGACTACCGCTTTGACAAAAAGCTGTTAGTTGGTGGTGGCTTAGGTGCTGTAAACTGCCGGCTGTTGGCAGCTAATGACCCTGCAGCTTTTGCTGCTTTGCAGGCTAAGTTTGGGGTTACTGAGAGCTCAGTGCTATCTGGCACCCTGAAACTAGCTAAGGGTCTAAAGCGGCTGTTTTTGTCAATGGCACAATCAGTGCCTGTCAAAGGTGCACTCCCAGCTGGGTTCTTGTTTAGAGGCCAAGAGTCTCCTGTGGAAGGGTTTTTGGCAGCAGTAGCATTAGCACCTACTGTGGTGTTTACACCCGGTATGTCTGCCAGCGTAGGTGCTAAACCTGTAGCTGAAGTACGTAAGACCGTTAGGAATTACGTATTGCACTCTTTTGGCACTGAACCTGAGTTCTTGATGGGCTTAGGGTGTGCTATCAAGCCTAACAACGTAGTTACTGAAACTACGCTGGGGATCACCCGTTATACGCTGGTAAGACCCACACCCATCAAGCCTAATGATTTACTGATACAAGTCGCTAACCCTAGTGGCTCAGTAAATGATGTAGTAAACACCTCTACATTTGAGGGTGATCTACAGTGGCTGGAATGGCAAGTCGTTCCTAGTATGCTGCCAGGGCAGACAGAGCTTAAACTCAGTTGGGAATTCCTAACTTACGAGAGCGATATGAAAGCTCGCTCGATTGCTAAAGCGCTGCTGGTAGACGTTAATCCAGACGTAATATTCGCTCATAATAAAGACCTAGGTGATGTAGACATCATCCACTTCCAAGACTCTTTGAAGGTGGATTTGTGGTGGTCTTACCTGATGTGTGCTGGGACTACCTTACGTTACAACTGGGATAAGCCTGAAGTAGCAGAACTCCGCCGGTTGGCGGTAGCCATTAACTCTAGGTTTGGGTTTGCAGCCTTTCAAGGCATACTAATAGACCCCGTGCATATAGCACTAGGTCACTACGACGCGTTCCAAGCTGAGTTCCGTAGGCTTTTCAGTCGGCCATTGTGGTTTAAGTTCGCTCAACTAGCCGAGTTCGGGCGTTTGTTATATGACATGCACCAGTCAGACCAATACGAACGGGTGGACTTGGGTGACGGTTACGAAAGTTACGTCACTAAAGGTGCTGACCCTAACGCACCAGACACCAACATCACCTCTTTTGTGGTGGAGTCCGGTACCGTCACCGAAATCTGGCAGCGCGGGATGTGTCTAGTAGGCACTGAAACCTGCCCGGTTTATAACGTGGAACTCTTCGAGTCTACTACACCTAAAGAAAACGTAGGTGAGTCCTGGCAGTTCCCTTCAGAGCTGCGTGCACTGCAGTCCATCACCAGCAATGGTGTAAACCCTAAAGCGTTGGATGAGCTCACCAACACGATAAAAGCAGACATCCTGCCTAATTTGGCTATGGCTAAAATCCTGGAAGGGATGGCTAGCGGTAGTCTACTCGGAGGTAAGCGCACCATAGCAGTAGAAGCTGCAGCCGACGGGCACTACCAAGTATCTACTGCAGTGCACGCCCGGTTGCAGCAAATAGTAGCAGAACTAGGTGTAAACCTAGCCGCACCCGCAGAAGCTTTTGAAAAGCTGTCTGTAAGACTAAAAGACGTAGTCTTTACCTTTAAGGTGTCTGGCAAAGAGACCAGCATTTGGCTTCCTGCATTGTGGGAACTCAATAAGCTGCGTTCTACCAACGAGTCTGGGCAAACTTTGTCCAGTGTGTTCTACCGTTATTTCTTAGTGCCGCTGTGTCTCAACAACCACGTTGAAGCTGCAGTAGTAATAAGACTTCGCGGTCAGCTTAGTTCGTTGTTGTACTCTAGCGAAACACCTAAGCTGCTGAAAGGCCGCACTAAAATAGGTGGTCGCCGTGTAGGTTTACCTTGTATCCCCATAAGTGAAACTTGGGTGTTGTATTCAGATGACCCGAGTTCTGAGTACCAAAACGCACTGCAGTATTGCCGGCGTGCATCGTTAAACCTAGAAATAGGCCTTAACGACCACTTGGTCGGTTACAACTCACGTGCACCACTAGCAGCTGGCTGGTTGTCTAAACTGCGTGTGATTACACCTGCAGAAAACACCAGTAACTATTGGCAACTGAGCCCTTACTATTTGGGTATCAGTCCAGTAGCGCTGTACATAGACGGTGGTGATTGTGACGGTGACTCAGGCTATTGGGCTGAACAAGGACCTGAGTTTGAGAGTGAAATCCTGGACTACCAAACCGTTATAAATATCCGCAATGCGGGTATGGATGGCGACTGTCGGTATACAGGTAGTTACGCTTACGCGCACTACACGCGTAAGGATTGGGCTAAAGCTACCGTAACTATGTCTTCGGGAGTTATCAGTGGGTGTGTAATGACAGAAGAGCAGTATTGCTCTTATAACGTCGGTGCACACATCGTACAACACGAAGCTGTCGGGTCCAGCTATAAGCTGTACATGCTAGGTGAACACTTGATTGACTGTGCTCAAGCTTATGAAAAACTAGGCATTGAGTGTGAGTTGTTGAAGCCCTTTATGGGTGCTCTAGCACCTAGTTTGGTGCTGATACTGGCAGAAATCTACGAGACTATTCTCGGCGGTTTTACTCCAGAAGCACTGGAGTTGTTTGAAAGCTACCTCAAACCGGCTATCAAACAAGGTAAGCCTATCGCACTTAAGCAGCTTACTGATTTTCGTAAGTTGCTGGAGCGCTTTGGAGCTAACTCTTTAAGAGCTGAGGAAATCCTAAAGTTGATCAATGTGATCTCTTTAGTAGCTGCCAGTGAAGTCAACGGGTATCTGTCCCGTGAATACACTGGTTGGGATGGCCTAGCTTTAAGTGCAGCTCATGTTGTATTCGAGCTGGGTCGCGGTCGCTTTCACGGTATGTCAGCCTTTACTAAAGGTCAAATGCCTCAAACGCGTCAAGCGTTAGGGCAAAAAGCCGCACTAGTTAAGTTCTACGAACTGCTGCTAGGTGGACTGCAGACTAACCGTGAGTTGTACCACCGCTTATCGGAGACTTCTTCAGTAATAGGTTGCGGTAGGGTGCTGTTCAAGCACCTGCACGTAGAACTCGGGTTGATTAGTTCTAATTATCCCTGGTTGCGTCCAAACCTAACAGAACTGCAATGGCTTCCAGAAGTCTTTGAGCAGTTTAAGTGCTGTCAGCTTGCACCAGCTACTACCGAACTTACTGAGACTACAACCGAAATTACAGTTGAAGCTACTACTGTAGCTACACCTGAACCTACTACTGCTACTACTACTAAACCTATTACAGTTCAAGTTACACCGGAACCTACGTCAGCCGCACTACTTGAAACACTAAAGAAAAGTGTTTTATTTGAGCTTTGTGCTGAGCGTGGTCTTACAGTAGCCAAAAAAGCTACCAAAGAGCAGTTGGTAAGCGCTTTACTAACTGACCCTAACGGACCACCCTCAGAGGCTTTAGTTATTGAGGTTTCACAAGACCCGGCAACTAAAGCTCTGAAGCAACGTATTGCTGAACTAGAAGCTCAAGTTGCCCAACTGGAGGCTCAAGTTACGCAAGACCCAGAAGATCCTGAAGAGCCACTCGCTGTAGTGTCTAAACCTAAACCGGACCCCAAACCTGATTCAGGTGCTGGGACAAGCGAACCCACCACACCCATTGCACCCGCTACCATGTCCGCTACATCAACGGCAGTCAACGTACCTGCAGGTATGCCGGCTGACCTAACACCTTCTCAGATTAGAGCGTTTGAGTTGTTTCAACAAGGCCACAATTTGGTCATCACTGGAGCAGCAGGTACAGGTAAAACCTACCTTAGTAACTTGCTTAGGGAATACGCCCTTAAGAAAAACTACAAACTAGTAGTAGTAGGTTCCACAGGCACTTCGGTACTAAATATCAAAGGTGACGGCACCCTTAACTCCGTATTTGGGTTGGGTCTAGGTTTTAGTGGTAAACGCCCTTCGGGGCTAGAGGCCGACAGTTTACTAGCTGCTTCCAGAAGATCCCAGATTTGTAACGAGTACTTAGCGCTTACTGATGAAGCTGGTTTGATAATACTGGTAGACGAAGTAAGCATGGTAGATACTAAACTAGCTCGCCTAACGTGGGATATCACAGCACTACAAAACCACCCTACTCAGTGGGTGTTGATAGGCGATCCAGGACAGTGTACTCCTCCAGGAGGAGAGCTGTTCTTTAAGGATTCTACGTTGGACTATGAAGACTACACTGAACCGTATGAGTCTTTGCTAAAAATCGGTGATTTTAAATGCGTAGCCTTAAAAGAAGTCGTACGTCAAGCTAACGATCCTGCTTTTTTAGCAGATCTAAACGACTTGCGAGTAGGTAAGACCCCAGGTTTAGTACTAAGAGAGCGCTTTGTGGCGTCTATTAAAGGATTACCGGAGCAAGCTATACACGCTTATTACAACAACGCAGACGTTGCTTTACACAACCGTAAGGGTACTGAACAACTTATTGCTGCCGGTGCTGAGTCTAGGGTATACCATGCCACGGTAAGAAAAATAAGTTCTGGGGCTCCTGATTGGCCCGCACAATTCAGCCCTATTGAGCCTCAAATGACACTGGCTATTGGTATGCCAGTAATGGTACGTAAGAACCTAAAAGCAGCAGATAGAACTTTACTAGCGTCTAACGGCACCACTGGTGTGGTAATAAAACTAAATCCAGATTCAGTGGTGCTAAAACTGAAAAACGGTAAAACTATCACTATCTCCCAACAAGAACTAGACGGCCCTAAAGACGGTAAAGGTCGTGATCTAGGTAAATACAAACAACTGCCCTTGCACCCAGCGTTTGCCATTACCGGGCATAAGCTGCAAGGTCTAACCCTAGACGAACCTTTGGTGGTACACCTCTACCAAAGCGGCAGGTACGGTCAAAGAGCAATCAATACTGCAGGCTGGTTGTACGTAGTATGCTCCAGAGTTACAGAAGCTCGACATTTATACTTTGCAGTAGGAGATGCTGATCCAACCGTAGTGTTTAATTGGTTCCTGAGTGGCAACCGAGTTGATCAGTCAGCGCTGGAATGGCTTCAGAGCCTGGAATAAACCTAGCTCACGTAGCGGTCATATTAGAGTAACTTAGCGTAGCAGTCATAACTTAAAAAGTATTAAGTTAAACGTCCCAGCGTCTCCTACCTGAGGGGGCGCGGGGGGGTTTTTAAAAAAGTAAAACGGGCGCCTCGTTTTTGCAAATGTCTCAAAAAAGCAAAGCACCTGTCAGTCCAATACTGGCAGCTTTAAATAAGGTGGAGGTCCTCAAGACCCCGCCCAAAGCTTAGTTTTTGAGCCTTATCCAAAAAAGGATAGGGCTCGTCCACCAACCCCACTCAACTCAACGCAACCTCCTACTATGACTGTTTACCTGATGAACACAACCGTCATCCCCTCGGGAACAGACGGTATCTGGGAAACTCGGGCTCTACCTGTAGAGGCAGCCCGCCTAAATCTTAAGGACTGGGTTTCCGCTGTGGGGCATGACTCCACAGCGGAGATTATGTCTGAGCTACTCGGGGTAGACATACCCGTCAACCGGGTAGCCGTTAAGCCCGTCCCCGGCGACCGACTGCTCTGTTTTAAGTTGAAGGGCCGCGCACCAGAAGGTGTTGTGCTCGATCGCCAGCAGCTTGAAAAAATCGGATACGAATGGGTCCTCATGACCTATCACGGTACGGTTGGCGCAGCGATCGACGCTGCCTTCAAAGACGTAGATAACTACATCATGGCGGTGAGGACTCACCCTCACCTATGAATGGCCAGCCGGGAGCCTGTCCCGGCAACTCCCCACTGCCAATTACAATCAAGCCACAGGACAACTTCCGCTCTATTGGGGGCTCAACTTTTTGCTCAATTTGCAGTAAGTCATTTTGATAAAACTGAAAACTGGGACGTATGTCCTATAGAACCACAACCCTAAACCACCTCATGTATTTCACTGAATCGCTACTAAGCTTCAATACAGAAAAACTACTAGACCTAAGTAAACATTATCAACGACTGGCATCTCAAACCTCCTACGACGACTTAAGAACATTTCAGGCTTTCAAAAGGGCCAAGCTTGAAATTGATTGCGAAATAGCTAAGCGTAAAACCCGCCCAACCTACACGCGCTTAACTGACTACCGTACCGGCGAGCCAATCTACTTTGACTCTTCAGTAGTTCCTTTAGTGGTAAAACAGGAGAAAGACCCTGGTTACCACTACACATTAGTAGTAACTAATCACGGTAGTTACTCCGTTAGAGAAACCGCAGCAGAAGTACTATCAGCTAGCGGATGCAGTATTTATACACCAGCTCCACGCTGGACAGCAAAAATAGCACCTTAAACCACTCACCCCTTACACCCATGAAACTATTCAGCTGCTACAACTGTGGTGTAGTACTAGACCCCAAAGTTCTTGCTTGGCCTACTAAACACTTCGACTACTCCAGACAACCTAGATACTCTGGGGATCTCAGTCCATGTGGAAGGCTAGTAGCAGTGGGGCCGGAGGGCGACTTAAGATGGAAACCTACCCTACCCTGCCCTGTTTGCCAAAACCCCCTAACTGAACCTGGAGCCAATGACTAACCTACCACCACCCGCGACTTGGGGATACATACGCTGGCATAGCAAGCTAACTAGAAGAGAAGGTGGTTGCAACTACCCAATAGCCAACCCTGCCGAGAAAGTTGCTCAGTTAAATTCGTCAAAGCCTACACTAGAGCACTGGTATATCCCTGTATCAGTAACCCTCCCCTCACCTAGCCAATGGACTTCACCCACCCCACAAACGAAGTAAACCTCGAATATCAAAATGGCAATAAGTACTCAATTGATAAAGAAGGAAATTTAATATACCGTAAGTTTGAAAACGGCGACCAAGAATGGTACGAAGGCGCAAAGCTGATTCGTAAAAAAATATGCAAATGGCAGAGAGAAATCTTATTGTTCCGCTGGTACCGTAACCTACCAACAGACTGAACAGAAGTTGGAGATTTGGTATGACGAGGGACGTATGGAAACTCGTCGTAGGTATCCTAACGGCGATGAAGAGTGGTATGACAAGTTCCATAGGGAAATAAGATCAGTTTCAGAAGGCCTTACAAAAGAATATACCTACGACGCAGATGGCTACCGTAGAGCCGTAAATCTAAAATACAAGCAAGTTTCTCCTAAGGCCCTGTTCTGAAACCTTAAAACCCTAAAATGAACACTCCTGAACTAACGTGGGAATCTCGGCAAACCAGATATAGTAATACAGTTAAAACCTACAGAGATGACGGCCTTTGGTTAGCAGTACGTTTTAAAATCAATCAAGGTTGTTTGTCCTCTTCTGTTAAGACATACAAAACCGACACTTTACTAAACGAAATAAACCTTGATATGGGTAAGTTTAGTTCTGACGAAGGGGCCAAACTTTTCGCCCAGTTTGCAGTAAGTCATTTTGATAAAACTGAAAACTGGGACGTATGTCCTAACTTAAAAGTCATTAGTATCTACTAACCCACACTCTCATGGATTCTTACGAAGAGACCTTCCACAACTTGATCAAAGATGTGCCCTTAGAAGAGCTACAAGAACTCAGCAAAAGAGGACAGATTGTAGCTCACGCAGCTCGCGACAATTCAACGTTTCAAGCTGCTAAAAGAACCAAGCTCAGGATTGACTGCGAAATAGGTCGGCGTAGAGCCCAATCAGTTGCAGTATCTGACTTCCCACGTGCAGTATCTCACCTCCCACATTCCATGAACAACTCCACTATTACTGATTCCCGGGACCAAATGTTACAGCAGCCTACGAACTCTGAAGCTCTCAAAAAAACCGAGCCAGTCAACGGGAGTAGACCTCAACCTACAGCACCTTACGTGTGTCTGACAGAGTACGCCACTGGAGAGCTTATGTATTGTGACTTTGCAGCAGATCAGCCGTTAATGATAAGAACTATAAGAGCTCCTAACTACCATTACACGCATATTATGACAGCCCACGCTGAATACAGCGTTAAAGAAACGGCAGATGAAGTGCTGTTAGCTACCGGGCGGGGTAGCTTTAGACCAGCTCCACGCTGGACAGCAAAAATAGCACGTTAAGTCACTACCCACCTACTAACCTACACTCTAGACTCATGAACCCTAACCCCACCACCGCTACCTACCTAAAATGCTCGATGTCTAACTCTGCCATCACACTAGCAAAAAAGTGGGAACGCAAGGGTTTTAACCTACGGGTTAAACTCCTCAAACTAAACACCACCACCCAATGGCATCTCCTTACTGGGAACCCACAGACCAAGGTTCAGACCGAGAAGACCTAGGTCTAGTCGAACTGTTAGAAGAAACTGCCGGAGATCTCCGGCAAGCTTTGCTCGGTTTGATGAATAAACAGGAGGAATAAAAAAAGAAAAGCGCCAGGCTGGGTAACCACTCAGCCTGGTCAACACTATGGAACCTTTAGAACTCACGCTAACCCAAAAGTTTGAACTAGAAAAGTACCAACGGATCATTAGGGAAACCGAAGACCTAGCAGGCCTTAAGAGCCTAGCGGAGACTTTATTTCAAGCTTGGCAGTCACAAAAAGCAGCCACTCAGTGGCTAATGCGCCAAAACCTCAGCAGACAAACTTATGTCAGTAGCTTGCCCACCGCGCCCACCACGCCCGCCGAGCCCCTACCCGCCCAGCCCACCCAACCCACCTAAACGGTAAACGTTAAGGGGGTATGGTGGAACAGCAGACACGCTTGGTTTAGGTCCAAGTGCCGAAAGGTGTGCAGGTTCAAGTCCTGTTACCCTCACTACAATGCCTAAAACTGATAACCGCCACATGTCTCGGGATTTTACCGGAGACATCTCTGAGTTAGACGACCAGCACCTCAAAAACGTCCTAAACCTGCACTTACGGTCTATCGCCACAGCAGGTTATGAAAACTCCTTAAACCGAGTGTGGGTGCTGCCGCCTTACTTAGCAGAAGCCCGGAAACGTAACCTAAAGTTTCCATCTAAAGGGGCATTCCCTGAAATCATTAGTCGCATAGACAATGAAGACTGGGAGTGGGAATTCGAGTCGTTAGGCCGGGCAGATGCCTACGAGTTTGAAGAATTCTATGGTATTACCTCTTACGTAGACCTTTAAAACTAGTGGATCGAACGCTGGTTAAACTTAGGCAACCTGAGGGGGTTGGGGCTAAGTTTAAACTCCCAGATCGGATTAACTCAAAATAAAGAGGCCCTTTAAGCTGCGGCCATAATACCGCAGCAGTTCTGTGAAACCGGATACCGGCACTAGCAGACTTGGTAGAGCCTTACTGCCACCGAGTCCACTACCACTGAGTCCACTACCACCAACCGTTGCAGGTTGGTGGTAACACTCTAGGTTGCACTTGTTAGTACTTTGAAAAACAAAGGAAAGCACACGGTCACAAGACCACCTAAAAAACCAAAAAGCCAAAAAACCAAAACCATGACTACTACTAACGCCAACACTGCCACTGCTGCCGCAACTCAAGCTCAAGCCGTCGCTGCTGGGTGTAAACGGTCGCAACCTTATGCTTTCTTCGTGAAAGAGGTCGCAAAGGATGAAAATCTCGCTCGTTGCGTACCAGCGTGCTTCAAAGCACAGGCCCAAAAAGGTGCTTCATGCTTTTCGCTGTCTAGCGAAGACATAACCCAGCGTCGTTTCTCGATCGTCATCAACGATCCGACGTTGATGCAACCGGAAATGGGAATGCTGCTGGACGACGAGACCAAAGCTAGTTTCTCGGAACTCCCGCTTAGTGCAACTGCACCTGGTAACAGGTACGCATATTTGCAAGCCAAAGTGTTGGAGCACTACAAACAAGCCTTTCAAGCCGGCAACAACCCGTACACCGGCGTGAAGCTGAAGTTGCACCTTAGTGCAATTATGGACTCACAAGGCAAAATGGTGATTCAAGTTCCTGGTGCTAAAGAGTTGCCTGAGGGTACCGGTTGGCTTAAGGGCTTTAAATCAGCCACTCTTCTGGTGGGCCCTGAATACGTAGAGCAAGGGCTTTTCTCTCTAGAGGAGTACCACGGGCTGCACGAATACGCCACTTTGGCGGGTCTTATTACCCAACTCGACGGTACCCGTTACAGCTCAGTAAACGCCAAGCAGCGTCAGTATCTAACCCCTAAACCAGGGGTTGAGGCTACATTTCAGTTCCAGATGGTTCCTAGGCTAAATCCTACCAGTAACGTTTACGTGCCTGGCCTAGCCGACATCCGTTGGTTTGGATTCATGGTAGTTGGTCTCAATAGCGGCGGTCTCGCACAAGAAACCGCACGCCCGGCAACCACAGCTCCTCAGGAAACTGCTGACCTGCCCCCACTGCCTCCCCTGCCCGTACCTACTACTGCCCCGGTACCTACTACCGAGGACGAGGACATTAAGTTCTAAAAAGCCTAGCTTAAAGCAGCTTAACCAGCCCCCTTAACCGGGGGCTTTTTTTAAATAACCGGGAGCTTTTTTAAACAAACAAAGGGGCTCACTAAAAAAAGCAAAGCACTCGGTAAAGAAAAAACCAGTGAACCCTACACGCTTTCGAGGCACTGTACTGACAACGGAATTCGTCCCTAAGTTGGACGAAAACCTTAGTTCGGCTCGGCAGTGTAATATGCCCGTACGAGCCCTACGGCTCCGGTTGTCAGTAACACACGCCCAACCTGAAACTGAATCTCCTGAGGGAGATTGGTACGAGATTAGGGAGCCCGGTTACCCTGATATCATAGTAGATCAACTAGTAGGCTACACCCCCGGACAAATCCACCTCTGGGCTGGGCCTGAAGAATCCCGCTACGGCGGTAGTTATGACTTTGACCTAGAAGCCGCTACTGAAGTATGGGTTTGGTCACCTAATGATACCCCTAAAGTTAAATACATTAGCTATAACTGTCCACGACGTAGCTCCCGAGAAACCGGTAGTCGGGTGTTGCATCAATTTACATACCCAAACGTGTTTCAGCGAGTGGAGCAATCACTAGCACTAGCTCCCCCTAACGTTGAAAAATGCGTAATGCCGCTGCCGCTGCCGCTGCCGGTTTAGGTGTTTTACTGGCATTACCCGCATGGTTCTTAAAAGACTCATCGAACCTCAGTAAAAAAGCGTACCGCTACGAAGGCCCGTATGTAATAACACGGGCCTTTCCTAACCGTACCTACACCGTGCGGGTCTCCAACCAACTCGTAACAGTCAGTTCACTAACACCACTACCACCCACTGGCATCGCAGTAATCACCAATGACGGCTTCGCTAAAACTATTAGTAGGCGCTAGTATCGGACTTATCGTACTCGCGTTGCTTAACCCACCACCACCCACCGCCACCACCACTTATGCTACACGTGCTACTGTTATCAGCTCCACTACCCCCGGTAACTACATTAGTACGCCCGGTGGAGTGCTGGCCATTAATGACCGGCTCGCTGTTGGTTCTACTTGGACTAACGTTAAGGTTACTGCCGGCAGATTCTCCGGCACGCTAGTCCGTGGGGCTGGCGGGAACGTATGCCGCAGTCTTTTAAGCCCCGAGGCCAGGAGGAGTACCCTTTATCGTGATAAAGAAACCGGTACGTACGGGGTACTAGAATGCTAATATTTATCCCACTAGGTTTAATAGCCGTATTTACAGGTGCTCATGGAATCGGGTCCAGTTACCTAGCAGCCGCCTTAGCACTAGGAGTTTGTAATTGGGTAGGTCTCAGCCCTACTGATACTACTTCTATAACGGTAGGTTGTTACTTGTTAAACCTACTAGCTGGTGCAGCTCATGAATTTGGTGGCACGTCTTCAGATGCAGCTTTGGCACTAGGGGCCTATACCCCGGAACCCGTACCGGTAAGGATACTGCAGTGCAGTAATTGGAAAGCCGCCGCGTTAGGCATAAGTGCGTGCTTGCCTATAGGTAACCCACCTCACCTAATGGGTGTAGGCGGGTTGGTGCTGGCGGGTATATTACTACTACTAGTACGTAAGCTCAGCACCGGCGTGTTGGTAGTGGTAGTAGCTTCCGGAGTGTTATACGCTATAGCGTGGCACTTGGTAGCACCTACTAGTACCCTAGCTTCACTAGGGTTAATAGCTGGGTTGTTCGTACCTAGCTTATTGTGGCCCGGACCTGCACGCCCCACCGACCCAGAAACTTACCCTAACCCGCTAGGTGTATTAGCCGCTGGGTTTTACAGTTGGATAACTCCTGGTTTCACTACTGGTCTGGCTACTACTACGTTGTTAAACCCTACTATTTACCGCCCAGCAGTAACAGCTGTAATCGGCGGGGCTATAGAAGGTTGGAACCTACAGCTAATAGAACGCGGCGGGGAATCTAGTAAAACCCCACTAGGTAACTTACTAGGTACTCAACTAGAACCGTGCCACGGCATGATTCTACTAGCGGTGACGTTAGCCTTGGTAACTTTCTTTTTCCCTATAGGGAATAGATTCGTACCGCACGCCAGGTGGGTTTCCATAGGGTCTTTAATAACCCAATCCGTGTTGACCACTGGGGTAATAGGAACCTTAACGTTCCTAGTAGCCGGGGTGTTAGCTCGTTACCTACAAACACTAGTACCGGGTTCAGAAGAAACCCGCAGTTTAGCTTTCCTAATCCCCGTAGCTACTAGCTAGCCGGGGGTTTTTTGACGTAACAGCCTTTAACCTACTAGTACCTACCTAAGCTAGTGACCCTAACACCGTACGTGGAGTTAAAACTCACCTAGCGCGGCAACCTTAGTGACTACCCAGCTAGGTAGTACCGCGCCCGTTAAAGGTACTAGGTGACCACTAAAGTGTGACACTTGATAAACCGGCACTAAAAACTTGATTTTTACCTTTGCTCTTTTTTTACTTTACGTGCGTAAAAAAGATGCTAGTATTAGTCAAGGGGACACCCCTGCTAATTACCTACCGACTACACTACCAGCTTCACTACCAAGGGCTAGACCGAATTCCCACAGCACCTAGAGCACCCACAGCACCGTACCGAATTACGTTTAGTAAGACATCCCAAAGCGAATCCCACGGCCAGAGCGAATTCCGACCTAAAGCGAAACCCACGGCCAGAGCGAATTACGTTTAGTAAAACCTGAAACGACCCCCACTGAGCCTAAAAACACCTGCTAGGCAGGGTAGCTTTTAACTAGTATTTACTAAGACCTAACTAACAGACTTTACTAAATACCAGTTAAAGGTTAAAATTTTTAGGGTAACAGCCCGGATAGGATAATATTTTTTTGAGGTAACAGCCCGGATAGGATACTGTGTAGTAGTATGCTTTAAGGTGTGGGCTGTGTAAGCCCTAAAACCTGCTTTTACTTAAAGTTTTCGTCTAAGTCCTTTAAGGGGCTTATTTTTTTTGAGTGGTGTTTTCTTATTTAAAGCCGGTAAACCGGCTACTGTAAGTTTAGCTCCTTATTACCCTGCTACCTACTCTCTAGTTACTCAGTTAATCCTAAACCTTACCTATGCTAAGGTTTTACCCTGCGGCTTTCTGCGCTTCTAGTCAGTATTATTCCCGGCCGCCGGGTCCTACCGTTTCACAGTCAGTTTTTAGCACCGGTTTTTACTACGAGTACCACCCCAAGCAGCTATCACGACGACTAAGAAAGATTTTTTGAACTTTTTACCAGTATCACTTCATTAACTATTGAATGGCTAAAGTCAGCCCGCCCTAGGGTTCCTAGGCACGCGTCAACTACTAGTACCACCTCACTTACTTCCCCTAATGAAAACCCCAGGCTCTTTTGACCTTAACTTTTTTGGCCGGCGCTGAATTTGTTGCATCTCATGATGAATCTGGCCTAAGGTTAGGTCTTTCTAAGCCCGATTAACAACTACACCCTGAAATTAAAGTACCGCCTGAGGTAGATTGTTACTACGATAACGGTAAGATTAACGCTTTTATGGACTTTTTAAATCAAACCTGACCTCACCGCTCATGACACTTTACTGCTATCGAGTCACCACCAAAGCTGGTACTTTTGACGTAATGGCCGCCACACCAGCAAAAGCTATTAGCCAGGCTTTTTACCTTGCTAACACCCGACGGCCGCCGGTAGTCATTTCTTGTCTGCAAATGGGAGAATGGTAGGTTTGGAAGGACGGTAAATCAACTCAACCTGCTTACCCAACTTACTTTAAACAGCTCGCATCACCGTTTATCTCCAACCCGATGAAACTATTCCTGAAGCTCTATTTAGAGTTTTAGGAATAGCACCATCCGAGAAAACAGTCCTTCCGCCAGGTATTGGTATTATTGGGAGCAACCTACGCTCCACACGCATTACCCCTCCGCACATTTTTGAGAATCATGACCTACCCACTTGATAAGTCTGGAAATGAAACCTGCATTCTTTTTCAAGGATCATGGAACGTAAAGGATGGAATAGCATCCTTTACCTCCTCGCTAACAAACACCATTAGTAGATACAACCGACAAGCTCTGGAGCTTGCTATTCAAAACGTAAAAAATACTCGCTCGTCGTACAAAACTTACGATGCCTATATAGCTAGCTTGTTTCATTTTCAGAGCGGATTGTCAATGCTTAATGCCCGCACTGGCCTGAAACTGAGCAGTACCGCTGTCAAGTGTTAAACATGAAAGTAATCACAAAAAGCCGAAGATCGGGCAAAACAACCGAACTATTAAAGCTCGCTCAAAACTCTCAATATGCTTTTGTGTGTTGTGATTTACATGAATACCACAGAATAAAAGCGCTGCAGCCTAATATTCCTTTGTTTACGTTTAACGAGCTAAAACGCCAAGCGTGCAAAGGTTATAAGATTAAGGGATTTGTTATTGACAATGCCGACCTGTGTATTCCTAATACAATTTGGACTGATAACTGGGAGGATGCTCAGACAGAGCTGATTGAATTGTCGGCAAAACACTGGAAATATATCTCTGTCTGTGAGCATTCTCAAGCTTACTCCATAGCTACAAAAGCAAAAGAGTTAGGCTATAACATTCCTTTTCCTGTTTTGCATAACGAACGCTGCCACGTCAAACCAACACTGTTTTTCGATCCAGAAAAGTACTTGCAAAAGATTGCCGGCGGACCCATTGAGTATGTGACTACTTCTAGTGTTAACACTTGTTACCTAACACTGCCACATCTCTAATGAGCGTCACCTTTTTGCTGCAAGTAGGTCCTGTAATGACCTCAGAAAAAGTGATTTGTGTCTTTTCTAACTATTCCTATAAGTTCTGTAAGTATGAAGACCTAAAGAAAATACCCACTAGCCGGCGCTTTGAGTACGTACCGGTAGGTTCTGTAGAGTGGACCTGTGCTTATTGTCAACACGTAGGTATTACCCTACCACCTAGCATTTCATACCTTGGCGACTCACACTTACACCGTAAGGTCCGTAAAGGGCAGTACCACGAAGCTGGTATCGACGAATTTGTAAAACCTGTACAAACCAAGATCTTTACGGGTAACCTTAAGCGGGCTTTAGTAACTGAACAACCGCTAATTGATCCTAACACTGAAGTCTGGATTTCTGAACCGGTAACATTCGAGTCAGAATTCCGGTTCTATATACACGACTATGCACACGGACCTGAAATCAAAGGGTGGGCTAGGTATGACGATCTTTCAATAGACAACCCAGACCCAGACCACGAATTAGTAAGGCGTATTGCTGCAGAACTACACTCCAGCCTAGGACCTGGAGCGTATTCAATTGACATCGGGTGGCGACCTGACCTACAACGCTACACTTTAGTAGAACTTAACGATGGGTGGTCATTAGGGTACTATGCTGGTATGCACAGCCCTACTAGGCAACAATACGCCGACATGCTAGTTGACCGCTGGCTGCAGATTCTCCTACAACTGCCCTTAAACAAAGTAAACCACGGACTCTAAATGAACGACTGTTGGAGTTGCACTCATTTAGAAAAAGAACACATTCAACCACTAGCTAAAAATGGCGCACCTTAAACCCGTCAAAGAACTTAAAAAGTTAGACCTCTACTTTCAGCACTTGGAGTCAATAGACTCCATGATAACTAGTATTGATGAGTTTAAAGCATCACTAATCCAGTTTAAAGAAGAAGGATGGGAAGGTAATGAGTGGGATGGTTCACTAGGTAGCCTTTACAAATTTCACTGGGTAGAAGATGAAGAATATGACCGAGCAATCACTTTAGCCCTACAAAACAAACCTAGCTGGGATGAAGCTCCAGAAGACGCAGAATCTCTAGCTATTGCTATTTGGGATTCTGACTACCAATACCAGTGGGTGTGGTTTTATCACCGAGACCCTATAGATACCGTTTTTGCTGAAAACCGACCTACAAGTAAAAAATGACTGACGATCCTAGACCTCAAGCAGCACAACGAATTGCAGATGCTTTCTATTGTAAAGTCCCACCAAACTACCAACAAGGAGGACTTAGCGCTGCCCTTCGTCAATTAATTGAAGAATGTGCATGAGGTGAAAACAAACAGAGTTTTTTTGTCTGTAAGAGACATTGTTGACATTATCACTGAACTGGAATCGAAAAGACTACTTAACGAAATCTACCAAGAAGCAAAGCAGATCTACGAATCTCGTCTCAGCTGGGGAGAAAAGTATCATTTGATTTTTTCCGAGAGGATTTCCAAACAAACATCATTTAGTTGGTGTGATCCAGACACATCATACAAAGATGATGTAACCGCATACATGGACGGATTTGATTACTACATGGTGAATCAAAATGACTAATCTCCTAGTGACCCTAAATGCTTATCAAGCCCTAATACTATGTTGGGGTATTGCAGTCGCACTTAACCTACTACCTCAATGAAAACAACCGGCCGCATACCACTTCCAGAATATCAAACTGAACCAAAGGTTTACACTCTTCAAATCACTGAAAAGCAGGTCCAAGCACTTAAAAAAGCAACAGACCTGCTAATGAGAGTTCAACTGGGTCAGTGGAGAGAAATCACAGACCACCTGCCTCTAAAACAACCAATTGATTATGCTGAGCTTCATCAACACCTAGACCTTATTGGTAGGATTTTATCTGTTTACCTAATTGATTCAATTGATGGTTATGGTTCATCATTAGGTGTTGGGCACAAAAAACTTCCAGAGTCTAATAGCATCCTTTATGACCTTCATTGCATACTTCGCCGGCAACTCGCCGTTGAGAGAGCAGTTGAAAGCGGTCAGATTGAAAATGAAAATGTTCCTAGGAGTCAAATGCCTTGCGGTGTAGATTTTGATACTCCTTACCATTGGGGGTCTGAACCGTTAGCAAAAATTGAGAGAAGATCCAATGAAAAGACTATTTGAATTTCTATTTCCCGCAGGAGCAAAATGAAAGCTTATAAAGTTGAGTTACTGATAGTAGATTCAGAAAACGTAGGTGAACAGGAGATTGTACACTCACTTCAGAGTGTAAGGTACTTGTACCCCACCGTAAAATCCATACAAGCTAGAGACATTGGGTACTGGCATGACGACCACCCTCTAAACCAAGGCGATGAAAGCTACTATCAAAAGTTGTTTAAAGACCCTTTAAGTATGAAATGAAATTTTATTATGTGGAGTGGGATGACTATTCTTTTCATGAAATTGAAGGCGAATATGTTGAAGTTTCACGAAAATTTCAACATAGAGGTAAATATGCTAAACTTGAAGGGTTAAAAAAACCTGTACCAATTGATTATGATTCTCTTTCTATAATTCATCCAAATTATAGTTCAAGTCTGGAAAAGTTAAGAAATGAAGTAATTGAATGGGTAGAAGGTCATATACTATATCACAAATATCACTTAGAGCAAACTGAAAAGACACTTGGTGAAATTAAAAATAGTCTAGAATGCCTAGAAAGAAGGACTAAGCACCTCTTTGAGGTGTTTCCTCAAAAACTACATCATGAACCCAAACCTACACTTCAAGAATTTACACCATGAGCACACTACACCTCAGCGCTTCCAGAGAAGTTTACACAAAATCTGGCAAGAAGGACACTCAAACAAAGTTCATTGATCTTCTTCAAACTCCGACTGAAATCACTTATAAAATCTTAGAGTCCGGTACTTTTGAAGAGCAATTAGACGCTTATTGTAAGTGGTCTGAGCAACAAGAAGCTGAACGGGCAACAGACGAACACTACCCAGACGACTGGATGGAAATCTACGATAGTGAGATTCGATCTAAGGAATCTTACTTAACTTTTGATATTGACATTGAACGGCATACGGCTTCAGGATACTCAGCCGAAGTTTACGATAACCTTACAATCTTAAGGGTAGTGCTTAAAGGTGAACCTGAGTTTGATGAAATCTTGAGTCAAAAAGATAAGGATATGGCTTTTATACACCACAACGAAGCCCAGAATCATATCGGTGTAGGTTATCGTTTAGTGGTAGAAGCTACAAATTCAGCCTCAGTTCGCAAGCAAATTTCCGCAATGCGGAGAGACGATTATGAATTGGAGTTCTTTGCTATGTAAGCAAAAAGTAATCTTGAAACTAGCACATCAAACTACTTCAATCGGAATTTACAATGCCAGTGACAACTGCTTACAACATCTACACTGAAGAAGACAATCAAGCAGACGGCGACCACGAGGGAGTGGTTCAGTACGTCAAATAGTTACACTCAAACCAGACCTTTTGAAGACTGGTATGAAGACGCTGAGCTAGTGGTAGTCTCCTGCAGGCCCTTGTAGGAACACCGCTTGACACTAAAGCGTACCTCTAATTTCACTAACCCCACTAACCTCACTAACCTAATGACCACGAGGCCTTCCACAATCGACCAGCTACTTGATTACTGGCCAGGAAACATTCCCTTTAAGACAAAACTAGTTAGCGATGACGGTTGCATGTGCGCCCAGGCTCAGGCGCTGTATTTTCTGGGAAATCTGACTGATGATGAAATCCGCGCCATGGGTCAAGCCGACGCTGATAGGCGAGTTGCCAAACTGTTTGGGATTAGCCTTGCTCACTCGGTCTTGCTGCGCATTGTAAACGACGGGCAAAAGGGTGCGCCTTCTAGTGTAATTAGAAATCCGGAACAAGTTTTAGGAGATCAAGCGCACGCTGTCCTTGCGTTTTGGCGGCATCTTGATGGTATAACGCCAGCAGCCTGGGCACCAGTCAAGGCAGCAACCGAGGCAGCAGCCGAGGCAGCAACCATAGCCAAAAGAACAGCTGAGGCAGCAGCTGAGGCAGCAGCCGGGGGAACAGCCAAGGTAGCAGCCTGGGGAGCAGCCATGGCATCAGCCATGGTAGTACCCAGCTCAAGACCCAACGCAGCAGCCTACGCTTCCAACGAGATCCAGGGCGCTGCTGTTATGTGTGCAAACAATAAACCGTTTTTCTATTTGCCGCTATTTGGGTTTTCAGATCCACAAGCGGTAATTGATGCTTCTGAGACCAATACCACTTGTTAACTAATGAAATATGAACAGCAACTGGCAGCTATTTTTCAAATCCACGCAGTTCCTGAAAAGGTACAAATAGAGCTTAGAGCTCTATTTAAGAAAAGTAACCGCGAGTCCTTTCACCAAGGTTGGGCAGAGTGTGACACAAACAGGTCATACGATTAACCAACCCCACTAATCCCACTAATCCCACTAATCCCACTAATCCCACTAATCCAATGACTGACACTCCCACCGAATTTGATGAAATCCTACCAGCAGAAGCTGTATCAATCAAACTACTAAAAATCCCAGCAGGTAGCTTTTTAATGGGCTCTCCACCAGAGTCAAACTCAGATTATGAAAAACCTCAACACCTAGTAACTCTAGAGTCTTTCTGGCTTTCTCAAATACCTATTACTCAAGCCCAATGGTCTATAGTAGCAAACTGGCCGACCGTAAACGTACCCCTCAAACCAAACCCTTCTTATTTCAAGGGACCAAATAAGCCTCTAGAGCAAGTAAGTTGGGAGGATGCGATCGAATTTTGTAATCGCCTGTGCCAGCGCACTGGCCGCTATTATAGTTTACCTAGCGAGGCACAATGGGAATATGCTTGCCGAGCTGGCACCACCACTCCTTTCCACTTTGGCGAAACGATCAGCTCTGAGTTGGCAAATTACAATGGAAATTACACCTATGGTAAGGGTCAAAAAGGGGTTTATCGCAAACAAACCACCAACGCCGGCAGCTTCCCCGCCAATGCCTGGGGGTTGCACGACATGCATGGCAACGTGTGGGAGTGGTGCGCTGATCACTGGCATGACAACTATAACGGAGCACCAGCAGATGGTAGCCCGTGGACTAACGACACTAATTATGTAGGAACTAGGCTGCTGCGCGGCGGCTCGTGGAGCAGCAACCCCGGGATCTGCCGCTCGGCTTACCGCAGCAGCTCCCCCCCGGGCTTCCAGCTCGGCAATGTGGGGTTCCGCGTCTGTTGCCTCCCCTAAGATCAAGTTTTGCCTTTAGCTCTCAAAAGCAATTATGACAGCCTTGCCAACGACGAAAGCTACCTAAAGCTTTGATTAGCTACTGGTCTTTCTTTAATTCAACGGCTCCGCTTAACCCAATCCACCAAGATTTTTTACATCCGGAGTACGCAGTGTCTCTCAATTTTGAACCAAACCCTACTGTTGCAGGGTTTAATAGCATTCCTTAAGACGAGAAGAAAGACTTAAGCGATGATCAACTACGTGAAAGGACCACCCGCAACTTTGCGGGTGATACTGTGGAAATAGCAAAACTAACTGGCGATGCTACCGCCGCTCAGCCTTTTATTGAGCGGCGCAAGGTAGTTGTTCCCTGGTTGCTAGAGTTTGCTGTTCAAGCCGCTAATAACGGTTTTCCTCGTGCTGCTGGAAAGTTGACGTTAGCTGCCCAACTTTTGGGCGAGCGTCTGGACTCTGAATAAGCTAAAGCCCTCAACACAGTATTTCACTTAACGTTAGGCTAGCAGTTCAGGCAGCTTATGTGTTGTGCCCAGCAACTTTCGAGGCTGGCACAAGCGTTTTTGGTTACTGAAATTTAACTTAAACCCCACCACTCCAACTACTTCAAATGACTGTAACTTCAGCTGGCGTTAATTCAACAGCTCACGCCAACTACATTAAATTGCAGACGCAGGCCTGGGATGACGCCGCGAAAGCTTGGTTTGCAGCCGCAGGCGAGCTTCGGGCTTTGCTTCAACACAAGGGTGAAGATTACCCCGAAAACAGCGAATGGCTAGACATGCGAAATCGTGGAGTCTACGCCTTGGTACAGAAAGCTGTTTTGTTAGAGACGGTAGCCAAAGGTAATCCCTCAGAGTACATCTGGCGGGCAAAGATAGCATCGTAACTGCAGCAATTTATCAAAAGTTGGCCTGTTTCGGCGATTTGCCAACATTCCTGATCGAGAGACGACAACTGCCTATCAAAATAGGCAGTTGCGAGTCCTAACACCACGACCCACCGGAGTCTATCCGGTAACTATTCATTTTTACATCAAGTACCATGCAATTTTTCACCACCAATGGCGTTCCGGTCAAAGCTTGGACTGATGGAGTACCAGTCGAAGACAAAGCTATGCAACAGCTAAATGCTCTCGCTTCGATGCCTTTTGTTTACAAACATATTGCCGCAATGCCTGATGTTCACTGGGGACTTGGTGCAACAATAGGCTCCGTAATCGCTACCAAAGGGGCTGTAATTCCTGCCGCCGTTGGCGTTGATATTGGCTGCGGCATGTCTGCTCAGCGGACTACATTAACCGCTAGCGATTTGCCTGACGACTTAGGGACGCTCAGGTCTGCCATCGAGGCTGTAATTCCTCATGGTCGCACAGATAACGGCGGCCCAAATGATCGGGGCGCTTGGGGGAACGCTACCCGTACAGCTGAAGCTGCAATGCAAATACTGCAGCCGGGACTTGATGGCATTACTTCCAAGCATCAGGCAATTAGCAAGGCAGCTCAACGTGCAGTCTTGCACGCTGGTACGCTCGGAGGCGGCAACCACTTTGTTGAGATTTGCCTTGACGAAGATCAAAGAGTTTGGATTATGTTGCACAGCGGGAGTCGTGGTGTTGGCAACAGGATTGGCACCTACTTTATCGAGAAAGCTCGTAAAGAGATGGAGCGATACTTCATCAACCTCCCCGACAAAGACCTTGCATATTTAGTAGACGGTAGTGAGCTGTTTGGCGACTATGTTCAAGCAGTCGGCTGGGCGCAAGATTACGCCATGGCCAATAGGTCGTTAATGATGGACGCAGCTTTACACGTATTAAAACAAGCTGTGCCGAAACCATTTGCTTGTGACTGCAGTGCAGTTAACTGTCATCACAACTATGTATCCAGGGAGCGTCATTTTGGCTCTGACGTACTACTTACTCGCAAGGGAGCCGTATCTGCCAAAGAGGGTGAGCTGGGGATTATTCCTGGCAGTATGGGAGCAAAATCATTTATCGTGAAAGGCAAGGGCAATCGCGAATCATTTTGCTCCTGCTCTCATGGAGCTGGTCGTAAGATGGGCCGAAATGAAGCCAAGAAGCGTTTTACGATTGAGGATCACATTGCTGCCACTGCCGGCATTGAATGTAGAAAGGATCTCAATGTAATCGACGAAACACCGGCAGCATATAAAGATATTGATGCCGTTATGGCGGCACAGGCTGATCTGGTTTCGGTGGTTCACACGCTTAAACAGGTTGTTTGTATTAAAGGGTAACTCAACTCACAGCCCACCAAAGCCCATCTGCTAACTATCCCAGCGCTATTAAAACCCATGAAAGACTCCAAGCAGTTGCATTGGAGTACCCTTTACCTTTAACTGCAAACTGCTGAGACCTACGTCGGTAATATAGTCAATATACCTGCCGGCGTAGGCTACTAGTAATCAACTCAAGTTTGGCCTACCAAAACACAAACAAAGTAAATCACAAGAAGACCAAAGGCTCTTATGTCTCCAAAGCTTAAACCTCTAATCTACCTCGCTGCTGCAATTGGCGGTATTGCCTTAATTTGGGGTGTCGGCTTTTTAAGCCTCGGCTATTATTCTTTCTTTGCTCCTAAACAACAAGCTGTTGAACGGCAAGTTTTTGAATATAGCCCGTCAGCTATAAGGGGCAGTATTCAAGACATCCGCCGCTACTATGCTGAGTACTTAGCAACCCAAGACCCAGCACAACGTGCTGCTTTAGCCATTTTGATCACCACAGCATACGATCAAATCCCACCTGACCGTCTAAGTTTAGAAATCCAAAACATCTACGACAAAGTAAAATGAAAAAGCTCGTCGCCTTAGCAGCACTGTTATTGCCTTTAACTGCTTGTGGGACACCTACTGCAGATTCTACCGACCAAAAAAACCAAGAAGTCCTTCAAGCTGAATCAGTTCGTCAGGTAGGACTACCTAAAATCAAAAACTTTACTGTTAAAAAGCAGCTCAGAAGAATCCAAGAAGCAGTAGACCAAGCTAATTTGCTGACCTACTCATACACCAAGTCAGACCACACCGGAAAACTGGTGTGGTTTTGTGACTCAGTCGGTTATACAGTATCATCTGCTGTTCAATTTACTAATCCCAGTAAGGTAGTTTACGACACCAACGGCCCGGTAGTAGTCCCTCAAGCAGATCCTGATGGTACGTTTAGGCCTACTTCTGCTGAAGGTAGCTGGGTTTTCTGTATACATAACGGAAAAGCAAAGCCCGTTTACTCAGAAGAACGCATTAGTACTTTCCCATACCGCAGAGCTGAAATTCTAGGAAGCTATTAATAAAGGTAGCCGTTAAGAGTACTGCCACCTTTACGTACGACCCGCAATCAAAGCTACACCAACTATGACTAACGCCATCCAAAAGCTAATTGCAGACGACTCTTGGGCAGCTACTTTTCAAACTCTTAGACAGTACCGTAGCGCCTTACTAGAAGCACTTGCAGAAGCACCTACTACTACCCCAAAAACAGATGACGAAATCCTAGAATTTCTGGAAGAATTTCAACTGGAAAACCAACCATTACAGATTGAAGGAGATCTAGAAAGAAGTAGAGATGGTAAATTATGCTGGGTTATTGATCAAGAAATTGATGCTACAGATGCAGTTTTATACCTAGCCCGTTATGCTGTCGGCTCTTCAACAGGATCAATACTTCAACCTATAAAAGTTAAGTTTTTTCAAGACAAGAATCTACAAATTGAAGCTTGTAATCGCAAGTGTACTCATTTTGTGATTGTAAAATACGAGGGTTCGTATTACAACCGTCAAAATGAAAGATTCCTAAGTAAAAATGGTATCTGGGAGCCAAATACTGGTAATTATGAAGTGTTTCTAGAGAAATTTAGTTGGCCTACTGTACGAGAAGCTCGTCAAGCCTTAGAAGACTTTTTCCCACCAAGCCCTGTACCATTAACTTACGGACAACAAGCAGCCAGAATTACTGAACTCGAAACACAACTCCGCGCCGCACATGCCAACCACCCTAACAGTTAACCTCACGTATTTCAAAAGCTCTGGGAAGTATTATGATCAGGGCTCTTATGAAGTTGATGCTTCAGTGTATTTACATCAAATCTGGGACCAAGTTAAACAGCTTCGTGATACTGGTCGACTTCCTGGACTACACGACGGAGCTAGCAACTATAACATCTTAATAAACGTTCCTGGTCACCCTGCTGAACACCCTCACCTTTTAATGCAATGACACGTCGCAGAGAAATCAGAGAGTACGCTAAAGACCATACTGGTCAGGTCATAGAAAATGACCTTGAAGAAGAGCCATCAGACCTTAAAAGGCTTATTGAGACCCTAGAATCATTTTTGAGCCAAGGGTACACCTCACGTCAGGTCGATGTTTACCATACATTTAACGGAAACGCCGTTGCAAGAATAAAGTACTACAAAACCAGACAAGAAACAGATGAGGAAATTAAAGAGCGTGTAGAAGAAGAAAACAAACGAAAAAGACGACTTGAAAACAGACAAAAAGTTATTGATGGTCTAACACCTGAACAGAAAGAGGCTCTAAACCTAACATGATCAACACAATCTACATCAGTCCCTACACCATAAACCTAGAGCATATAGCTGCAATTAAAGACGCCCAGTACTATACTAAAGATTCTACAATAAAATTTGATATAGTGCTGATTAGTGGTGCTATACTCAAAATTGATCTAGGTGAGGCGGATGAAACAGCACTAGAGTTACAAAAAGAGTTTATTAGTTGGGTAATTGACAGTTGGAAAGCAGGTGAGTGCTTGTCTGTCACTTATAAAAAACAGTTTGCTACTCTAAAGTGGACTAAACACACTAGTTAATCTTCGGGGGCGTAGGAGAACGGCAGATCCAACAAACTTAAAATTTGTAGCTTCGGCATTGCGGGTTCGAATCCCGCCGTCCCCACTGTTTACCTAATGACCTTGTTAGTAAAAATTGCACTAACAGTATAACCAGACTTTACCACGCCACTAGTTCTTAAATGATCTACACTACACTTCAAGTTATTGCTTGGATAACACAGATATTGGTCATTGGGACTTTAATAAACCTATTAGCTCAAACCGCAGCTGACTGGGTCTTCAGCTACTTTGATAAGTTGTACGACCGCATTTATTGGCACCAGGCCAAACGTTTGTGGATAATACTGACCTTAAGAAACTATTGCAGCACTCTAACTTATATTTTTTTGCTGGTAGTACCCATAGTAACCTGCCTACTGCACCTTAAAAACCATTGGCCATGACTACAGACCCACACCTTTACCGAATAATAGACTACCACTACGAGAACGCCTACGTACTACCCACCAGCACGACCCTAATAACTGTACAACACCTACAAATAGTAAAAACTACGAGGTGTGGTGTGTGGGTTAGGAAGCCAGACTTTTCACTTCGATGGGTTTCTAATAGTTCTACCAAGAGGTACGCCTGGCCTACTGAAGCTGAGGCTTGGGAATCCTTTAAAGCACGCAAAGCCAAGCAGCTAGCTATTTACCAAAATAAACTAGCTCAAGCAACCGTAGCTTTTGAACTAGCAAAATTACCAGACACACTAAAAGACCTAATAAAGAAAAACACCCGTAGCTTTTGAACTAGCAAAATTACCAGACACACTAAAAGACCTAATAAAGAAAAACACCCCTAGCCGTAATACTACTTTGGAGCTTCAGTGGGAAGCTGACCCACCGTACCCACGTAGCTTAAACACTCAAAAAATGCTTGATCCAGGTTTCCATAACACACTACACCTCTACTAAAATGAGTTACCTTGTGGTCAAAGCTACTGTTTATTTTTTGTGGTTTTTAGTAAACCTGTGGGTCAGCTGCAGGCTTTGCTTCTTGATTGCCTACAAAACTATGTATGGCCACAACACTAAGTTACTAGAGCTATTAGCCTACAGTATCTGGGTAGGGTGGGTAGTAGTAGTGTTCTTATAGCCCTAACTAGTGTGATGTTGTACTTTGTAATTAGTACCTGCTTTTTGTGTCTAAATTTGTTGGCTGCTCGGCAGCTTTACGGTACCTTAAAGCGGTTTGTTAAGAACGACAACCTAGCTAAAAGTTATACGCTGTGGCTGCTAGGTGGTTGCTACTTTTTGGTAGTGTTGGTATTTAGGTAACATGGAACGTTTTGTTTACTCAGATCCGCATTTTGGTCATCGCAAAATCGTAGGGTTTACGTTACTAGACGGCAGCCCTATGAGACCTTGGGGTACTTTAGAAGAAATGCATGAAGCCCTAGTAGCTAACTGGAATTCTGTAGTTACTAAAAACGACCGCGTGTTGGTTGTAGGTGATGTGGTGTGGGACCTACCTACTTTACCTATCTTAAAACGGCTAGCAGGTATCAAAACCTTAATACGCGGTAACCACGACGTATTTCCAGCTCGCAAGTACTTGGATTACTTTGAAGACGTTTTAGGTGTTCTAAAAAAAGGAAACCGGCTGTTCAGTCACTATCCTGTACACCCAGATTCAATTTCATATTCCATCCAACAAAACATCCACGGGCACTTACATGAAAAAGTAGTGTGTCTACCTGACGGCTCACCAGACCCACGATACTTTAACGTTTCGGTCGAGCGTATCAACTACACACCTTTGAGTTGGGACCTTTTACCTAAAATCCAATGACGCAGTTGCCTACCAAAACCCTAAATACAGAACAACCAACACCAAAAACACAAGCACGTTTAGTAATCTTAAGCAGACTGTTATCGTGTCCTACTATAACAGGCCGCTGGTCCAACACTTCAGCTACTAATAAACCAGTAGTAGGAGATCTTGTTTCACTAAGCTGTGCGCCTCCTTCTAAATACTATGTGTCTTGGCTTCGAGATTTTGACCTTAAAAATGATTGGCCCCGGTACTTACTAGAAAGCATTGAAGACGGTGAGCTTTCTTGGTGAAGTAACGTCAATATCAGCATCTATAGCCGAGAAATTGCCTGCAACCCTTCATGGCAGTGGGATGATGAGCAGTTCGCTTTTAATAACCGGTGGCTTCAAGTTTGCCGGGATAATAACGCTTACGACATTTTAGGTTGTGAGCCTGTATTTAACAACAAAACAGTTTTGTTGACCACACGCATTCGTTGGACACAAAACAAATCTGCTCGGTTATTTCCAAATTGGAAAACAGTTACCAACACGCAAATGGATGACTGGTATAAAGAATGCAAACAACAGTACGTATCAACTTAGCTGTGCTTGGTCCAGAGCCCAGCACTAGTACCTACTAGTGCTGCATCTTTTATAAAACCTACTTACACGTAGGTAAACACTGTAATTTACCTCTCACTACCAGCATGTTCGCTTTAATCGAAACTAAAGGCGCTACTCACATAGCAGTCTGCATTCCAAGAGAAAATGCAGATAAATCAATTCCTGCTATCGTTGGCTTGTTTGAAGACAACACAAAATTTATTCAGAAAGGCTTCTCAGAACTAAGTGTCTGTAAGCCTAACATTACCATAGTGCTAGGTCAAGTACTTACTTTTGAGAACTACCAAAACGAAATGGTAGTAACTATACCGGACAGCAACACTGTTTTTGAAGGCTACGACCCCCTAACACCTGAAGTGTTGTTATCAAATAAAAAAGCAATAGAAGCAAAAGACCAAGAAATCGCACGCTTGAGAGCTGAACTGACTTTGACAGAAAACAGACTAGCTAGGGCAAAAGACGAACTAGCTTCAGCAGGTTTAACAACAGGAATCCTAGCTAACTAAATACTAGAACCTCCGGCACTGTTTCCAGCAGTGCCGGTTTAACTACACTCACCTAACCAAGCTCATGGAACTGCTTGTTTGGAACAAACTGGTCATAATGTTGTCGTTGTATATACCGCTTAACGTAGTTCCTATAGAACTAGCTCGAACCATAAAATCAAACTCCCAACACCCTTTGGTGGCTGTGCTGCTAAACACCATAGTAGTATTGATCGCCGTAGGTAGCTTTAACACCCTAGTACACACCTTTTTCTGAATGGATCTCACTGCTCTAAACAACACCAACCAAGAACTACTAGATATGTTCGCCGTGGTCAGCGGCCTAGTATTGGTATTCTTTGGGAGTCTTTTGTTGGGATTAGGTCTCATTAAAATCCTGGAAACTTCCAACAAAACCACAGCTGCCCTTACGGTGTTGTTGATCGTGACCAGTATTTTCGCTTACCGCCAACTAGTACCCTAAAAGTACACGCTCACGCCATGCCACCCGCGCTAGTAGCCTTTAGGGTCCCAAAACAAAACCCTTGCCCACAGCCCGTTTTGGGAAGCGAGGTGGTAGACTGACAAAGTTACCTCACTACTCATGAGTTTACACAAAACTTACTCGTTTGATGAAGCTGCCCTCAGAGCCCTTGTTGGATACGACGCTGCCTCCCCTACTAAATTAGTGTGGCTCCAAGACCACGGTGACTCTAAAAAAGGGGAAGTAGCCGGCAACGTAGTAGATGGTGAACCCGGCACTGTAACCGCTTACTGGCCAGGTTGTGTAGACAAAGACGGAGCATCTTACGCCAAAAAGGTAAGCCTACAAATCAAACGCGTTGTTTACTGGTTGCTATACCCACAAGAAGACCAAAACGATAAACCTGTTTTTCAAGTGTATGCCCACACTAAGGTAGACCCCCTCGCTGTAGGGATGTACTTCCAGGGTGAGCAGCCTATGTTCTCACTTCGTCTAAAAAACAGAGACTCTACGTTACCTAAAGAATACTTAGAACAATACGCAGCCCGAGAGGCTGACCTAGCTCAACAAACCCAGCACGCTGCTGTTAGATACGCCGTTCAACAGGCCGCTCAACAGGCCGCTGAAGTACGTGCAGTAGAAAGACCAGTTGCTGATGAGTTTAACACTGAGCAAATAACTGAGCTAAACCTACAAGTTGCAGACTACAAAGGTGCTCATGACTACGTAGAGTCCGTAGACGAGGATGTAACCTCGCAGCCGCCCATTAACAAGTGGCTTAGTAGATGGGAGTGCAAGCCGGCTACGCGAACTGAACCCTACGTTAAAGTAGAGGCTAATCTTAAAGAAGAGTGTGTGCTAGTAAACATAAAACACAACATAGCTCAGGTATACCCAAACCCTACAGCAGCTAGAAATAGAGTCGATATTTTAGCTAAATCTTATTCTGGAGACTGGTCAATCCTACCCCTAACGTAAAATGAACCCTACCCCTGAAATAAAGTGGGTAGCTTTTACTCAACGTCGGTCTACTAAAGGCCGGCGTTCTTTTTTAGCTATCCACAAGTCCAACTGGTATGAATCAGACGTATATACAGTATGGTTTGATAAAATTGAGGGTAAGCTAGTGCGCTGGCCGTTGTCAGTACCGCCCACGCACTACGCTGAAATCACAGCTCCCGAACCAGTCTCTCTTACCCGCGAGGAGTGGCAGAGATTTTTTACTCAAGCTACTCCTTTTTAATTTATGGACAAAAAACTCAAAGTTGCTGAATTTCTAACCTCTGTAACCCTAGTTGCAGGGTTAGGTTCCTCACGGATGGATCCACGAAAAACTTGTACCATAGGTGCCATCAACCTAGCACTTACTGGTCTACGTAGGGATGATCCTTTGCCATGTATGTCTCCTAGTTTAACGAATTTTGTAATAGTACTACAAGACCGCATGAGTAACGCAGCCAGAAACTCTGCAGAATGGAAAGCTATAATTCCACTACTACTAGACACTAGAAATCAAGAAGATGAAATAAAAAAACGTATTAATACCTTTTGCAGCTGGCTTGATCTTGAAGGGGCTAGCGCACCTATTGATGCGTTTAACCCTTCTATTTTAATACGTCAAATACTAGGATTAGAGCCGCTTGAACTACGTAGGCCTTATACTACTACTTCGTCCTTTGGTAATTTAGCCACAACACTCTTTGGAGAGTTGAAGTATTACTCACTAACACTCACACCTAAAGCACAATGAAAAAGAAAACGCGTCTGAAACTAGAACACCTCATAAGCCGAGAAGTATTCGGCTCAACTTACCTTAACGACTTGAATACTATTTGTCGGCAAATCCAAAAGCACAAGAGTTCAATTCAAAGGCTGAGGTGTTACTATTTGTCACAAGACAATGACCGGCGGGAAGGTCAGGACACTTACGGATACGCTTCCATTGAAAAAGTTCAGTCAACATTAGAGTATATATACGACAGGTTCTACTATACCTTTAGGTTGACATGGCTGCTGGGTCTGCCAGAACAACTTGACTCGCTAAAAGTTAAAGAACTTTGTGTTGACTGGTTACAGACTGCAGGTTTAGTGAAAAACTAACTTAACTTCGCCAAAGTCACTTAAAGTTGTAAACCTTCTGTATTGACCGGACCTTATGCTAGTAAGCTCAGAACCCTACACTGATTCTCTAGGTAATCAGTGTTGGTTAGTAAAAGTAGGTGGGCTAAGTACTATCAAGAGCTCGGCCCACTTAATAAACGACGGCGTAGCCGCGCTAAAAAGATTAAGGATACAACGCATTAATGAGTTGTACACCAAGTACTGCTACTACCAAGGCATCGGTACTGACTCTCCCGACGCAGAGTTAATATGGGACGAGGCTGAAGCCCAGTATGACTGGCTAGAAGCTGCGGGCCTAGTCTAGAACTACCGACACCTTAACTCAACCAAATCCCACTAACCTCATGGAAATCACTTTCATTATTTTGTACGCCTTGGTACTAATTGGTATTTCCTTAATTCTCCCAGAACCAACCAAAAAGCCCCGCAGTAAATGGGATGAAGTTAAGGTTGATGATGACTAGTTAGTGCACTTAACTACAATCAACCTGCCCTAAACCACCATGAAGTGCCAACCACAACCTGGACAAGTCTGGGTTAATAATAAAACCCATAATACAGCCACTGTCATCAGAGTTACCTCAGACAGGGTAATATTTAGAACTACAACAGAATGGGACTGTTGTTATGAATTGTTTATTGAAACATATTCAATTGATGTAAAAAGTAGTATCGCAAACCTCGTAAAAGAACAGAAACTGTTAGCAGATAACATCAATAGACTCCTGACATACCAAAAAGAACTTGCTGAAACCAAAAACCCAGAATGAGTCTCCACAAAATCTCAGGTAACCTACTCACACTAGCCGCCGAAGGTAAGTTTGATTGGGTGCTACACGGCTGCAACTGCCACCATACTTTTGGTAGTGGTATAGCTCGATCAATTGCTGAAAAATGGCCTGCGGCAGCTGCTGCAGATCGTAAAACCCCTTATGGAGATCGCAGGAAACTAGGAGCTTCTACTAATGCCCTAATAACTACTGAAGCCCGACCGTTTTACGTAGTAAACGTTTACACACAGTTTGGCGTAAGTTCTGAAAAAGACCAATTTGAATACGAGGCCTTTGAGAGGTACTTAGTTAAACTAGCCAGACGGACTAAATTAATGCCAAAAGTTCAAATAGGTATGCCATATATCGGCTCAGGTAGAGCTAACGGAGACTGGCAACGCATCGAAAAGCTAATACAAACCTTTGCGGAAAGCAACGCAGACGTTTATTTGGTTGACTATCGCCCACACGTGCCTCTAGACCCTCATTTGAACTTTGAAACCTGAAATTGAAGCAGCTATCTCAGCTTTTTGGGATGAATCCTTAAAGCACGAAACTTTAAGATCACCTGTCAGAATGGAAGCTGCTCTAACGGCAGCTTCCAAAGGTGCTTCAGCACTCAGCACACCTGACACCAACACCAATCAACTTAAAAATGTTCCCTAGGTTCTTTAAGCAAATTTCATTTGCAGCCACAGCATACAAACACTATCCAACTGCAGAAAGCGGGATTGAAGCAGAAGAAATTGCCGAAAGAACTTCATTTGCCCTTGACTGCCTAAATAGCAAGACCTACTACAACCAAAGAGTTAACAGTTTTTTAGGTGAGGCTCTACCAGATATACTACAACTGTTTACGTGTGACGGACCTATTAAGCTACAACCACAAAATAATGACCACAGATTTATATCTAAGGTAGTTGAAAGACTAAAAAAGCTAGGCCTTACAGTTACAGTACATCAAAAAGGGCCACATTTTTATAAAACCTTAGAAGTAAACAAAGAAAACTACAAGATTTAACATCCACGCCGCTAACCCAATGGACATCGTTAATCTACCCACCCCTGTAGTTACTGTAGACCCAGCAGTACTAACTGAAGTACCCATTGCTGAAATTGCTGAAGTACCTACTGCTGAGGTACCTACAGTAACTACAGACACGACCACACGCAAAGCTGAATTAGCAGCTAGAAAAGCTGCTCTAGCAGCTGAAGCTAAAGCTATCGTAGCTGCAGAACGTGCTGAAGCTAAAAAAGCCCGCGAATTAGCTAAAGCTAAGGTTCGCGCACAAGAAGAAGCACTAAAAGAAACAGCTAAAATGCTAATAGAGCTAGCTGTTTACGTAAGGCGCAATTATTCCAGGTATCTTGATCAACTAGAAATAGAATTTACAACCTTCGGAGATTATATTGAAATTAGTGATATAAAAGTTATAAGTGAAAGCACAAGCGCAAGGCAAATTGAGCTAGAAACACTACAGTCCTTCTCTTATTATTATAATTTGCCAACCAGCAGTAGGCTACGAAAAGCAGGATTTACTACATACGATAGTATCCTAACCAACGTTATAGAAGAGCACATTTGCTGCTACCTACCACCTAATCAAGACGTTAGAGGCAAAGTAATAATAGAACCTACTGCTGCACCTGCAAACAGGGTTTTGGTGTACCTCCAAAACGAACCTGAAGCAGCACCTGCCTTTCCCGACCCAAACCCCTAACTCACTAAACTCCGATTAAAACCCATGTTTGCTAACTTGGCCTACCACAGCTTTACAGCACTAACGGAAGGGCATTACCCTCCAGGTTTTGATAACTGCTTGGAACCACTGCAAACTCAACTAAAACGACAACAAAACCTAATAGAAGAGCAAGAAACAGTTGCCCTATTAAGAGAAGAAATCCTAAAACTACCCCCATTACAACGACAAATAGTAGCTTTAAGTTACTATCTAGGGAACAAGCAGACAAACGAGGTAGCTGCAACGTTAGGTCTTAGTGTTAAGGAAGTTGAAAACCAACACGAACAAGCTGTGGAAACTCTCAGGTACCAACTAAGCAACAAATAAAAAAGTAATAAGGTGAAAACCAAAACCAAAACCAACCAAACACATGGACTCTAGTGTTCTTAAATTCTGCCAGTGCCTAAACTGGAATAAAAAGTTGGTGTCTTTGTGCTCTCGACTAATAAATGAACTGTCAGAATACAAAGCTCTTCACCCACAACACGACAAACAACTTGTAAATCACGCTCGTACGTTGCTAAGCCACCATCCTTCTATTGAAGCCTTAACTGAAATTTCAACTGAAGAACTCTCAACCAGCCAACCTACCCAATGGTTCTTTTACAGTGGATTTGAGAAGTTAACTGAAACTGAGCGAGCCTACTTTTGTGGATCTTATAAGCCTGATTGCTATAAAATGCCAGGTTGTATTGAAGTCGCAGCAAAAGAAATAGCTAGAGGTCGCAATTGCTCGGTAGAAGCCATACACCTTACAGCTTTTACTCCTTTACCTAACTCCTAATGAAAACCAAAGGTTCTAATCTTACCCCAGTAGGATCTCAAGAAGCTTTACGACTTGCTGATTGGATAAGCGCAGAAGCTGAAGCAGAAGCTCAATCAGCAGGTACCTCAGCAGTGGGTACTTCAGCTTTTTGTTATAAATGCGGACGTATTGCTGTAGCACTAAAGCAACTAGCTGCACTAACTAACAGTTCAACAGAACAAGGGTTGTGCTGTGAAGTGGATGGACCAGCTGTGCCCACAGGCAGGGAACTGGCCTCTATCAATAAGCAGTCTACAGCACACAGCTGGCCTTTTGATAAAGACTCAGTTTATGGCTACGGACCTGAACCTATTCCACAAACTGAATGAGCACTATAGAAGCTGAGCTAATCAATCTGATTGACAAGCTCAGGGCTTTAGGTGCATATGCTGACGCTGCTTTAGCCGATTACCTTATGTTTCAAGCGAAAGGATACCTACCTGAATTGCTGGAACTTAAAGGTTATGCAACTACAGCACTTGAAGCTCATACCGCAACGCTTAAAGAACGTAGCGGGCCAGATAAAGCCACAACTACCTAAATTAACACCTTACTGACAAACTGACAAATTCTCTAAGCTCCAAAAAAGCCCATCCAAGTATTGTAAATCTCACCATGACTACCCCGAGTGTTGTAGACTTCGCCGTTGAAGTACTACAAATGAACAGAAGAATCATGGAATTAGAGGCTGAGGTTGAACGCCTTAGTTTCTTCAAAGAAGAATATTTTAAGCTAATGGAACATTCCAATAATCATACTAATAGGCTATTCGGTATTGCACTCCTAGGAGCAATTGGTGATATTGAAGGTGCTCAAGCACTAGCCGATTCTTAAACCTCAATTCTCTTTCACCCCTACCACCACCTACAATGCTTTCCGTTCACTATCCAGGTTGGATCCAGCACATTTCTCTTGACAGGCCAAAAGGCTCTAATCCAAAAAACTTTCCACCAGAAGGTTATAAATCAAAAGAAGCCAAAGACCTAAACGACAACTGCTTAAGTGTAATTAAAATTGAAGCTAACTATGACGAATTGCTAAAGTGCTGTCACATTTTAGGTAGGACACCTCCAGAGTCTACGATCCTTACTCACACTTTCATAGGTGTTAATGCTCAAGAGATTGCCGCTAACTGGTAAATCTATCTATAAATCACTAACCGACTAACCCACTAACCTACCTGATGACTATGGACTTGCCTGTATCTGAATCTGAACTCTGGGATCTAGAACTAGAACTTTATTATGCATCGGAAACTATTGCCGGTAGGTTTTTTGAAGCTGTACAAAAACTAAACTGGCAGCAATTTGATATCGAGGTTTGGGGAATGATTTTTAAAGGTTACATCCTAGTAACCTTGCAGGAGTTGTGGGAAGCAGGAGGGCTGGATTACGTTACACGAGCGTTAGAAATACTGATTGAAGATCCAGCCAGTTTGCGTAAACTGCGTTCAGAAGGACAACTAACTGCATTAGCAGATTTCTACGAACAGCTAGTAAACGCATGATTCCCAACTACGCTGCTGCAGGTATTGATCCTGTAATACAAGCTGTTCGCTTAAGAACCACAGGCCAAATTTGGCCTGTGGGGTTGTATGATCACCCTTTATGGAATCAAGAGTTTACCCTACATTCAAACCGCAAAACAATTGCCAGTAGGTTTTTCTATGTATGTCAGTCTGGCTGGCCTGCACTTTCTACCAGTAGGTGGGAGTGGATCCTAAAAGGAACCTTTAGTGTCACTTTACGTGATTGTTGGGAAATAGGCGGGCTTTCACTAGTAAGGCAACACCTAAGAACACCTACTGTGATTCAACTTAAACTTGAAGATGTAGCAACTACAACGTCGTTTTGACGTGTACTTACCTAATCACACACCACAGCGGCGCAGCAATAGCTCCGCTCCACCCACACCCGTACTTCATGCCATGTCAATGAAAATTGAAATTGACTTAAACGACGTTTTTCGTGATGAAAGTGGCTATCCCGAAGAATCTACCGAAGACTCAATTAGGCGACAAGTCCTTACTCGCTTAACGACTGAATACCGAGAGCGGCTTTTCAAGCGTTTTGACGATGAACTAGCTGCGATCATGCAGGCTCAGATCCAGGAAGCTATCAAGTTACAAATGCCATCTTTGGTAGATGACATTATGAACGCTGAGTTTACCCCAGTTAGCAATTACGGAGAACGCTCCAACCCCACTACTTTTAGGGAGGAGATTGTTAAAGCTATCAAATCTGAGCTGTCATACAAACCCAAGAGCTACTCCAGCGAAGAAAACGTTTTTACAAGAGCCGTGAAGGGTGTTGTTAATGAGCAGACAAAAGTTATTGAAAAAGCGCTGAGAGCAGAAATAGATGACTCATTCAAGCGTGATGCTATCGCTTTTGCCGTCACAAAGATTCAAGAAAGACTAGGTCTATCTAAGTAACCCCCTCATTCAACTCACATGACCACTCCCACCCCACCCCGTGGGTGTTTTATAGCACTAGAAGGCATTGATGGCTGTGGTAAGACTACTACTACTAAAGCTCTAGCTGAGTGGCTACCCACCAGTGGATTAATGCCCTCAGGTGCTAAGTTAGTAGTAACCCGAGAACCAGGGGGTACTGCTCTAGGTGCAGAAATACGAAAACTATTGCTGCATCCACTCAACGTACCTACCCCTACCACTGAGTTGCTTCTATTTACAGCTGATAGAGCACAACACGTAGAAACTATTATCAAGCCTGCTCTAGCAGCAGGTGATTGGGTATTATGTGATCGCTACACTGGTTCTACGGTAGCTTACCAAGGTTACGGCCGAGGTATTGATTTAGGACTCATAGCTTCTTTAGAGCAAGTAGCCACTTCAGGCCTCAAACCAGACCTTACTCTGTGGTTGTACTTGTCAGTTGAAGAGTCATTAGCTCGTAGGAAAACTAAAACCAACGACCACATCGAATCAGCAGGCGAGGCTTTCCTAAAAAGGGTTGCAGCAGGTTTTGCTGATATAGCCTGCAAAAACTGGCATCTTATCGACGCCCATCAAACAGCCAACGCAGTTTTGTCAGACTGCCAAAAAACCATTCAACTTTATTTCCCCCACCAATGAACGCAAAGTACGTATTTCTCGGCGGAACCTGCAACGGTTCTACTTGTTACTACAACATGGACTGAAGTAGATAAAGCTGAAGAGCTTCGTCAGCGTGAAAGCTGTAATTACTGTCTTTATGTAATTACACCTGAAATGACTGGAGTTTACTCCACTGCTGAGGCGGTAGAAGATAGTATCAAGCGCCCTAACAAAACTCTTTTCTGCTTTTTAACAGAAGCTAACGGCAAACAGTTTGATAAACCTCAAATCAAAAGTCTTCAAGCAACATCAGAACTGATACAAAGAAACGGTGCCCGTATTTTTCAAAGCCTTGAAGGTGTAGCAGCCTGGTTAAGATTCTCCGCAGAGCATGACTCGCACCATACGTAAAGTTCCTATACGGCGGCAGCACCGCCGCCCTCTTACTCAAAGAACCAGAAAAGCTAAATACCTAGAACTAGCAGAACTAGACGACCTAGGTGCAAGGCTACAATCTCGGGTATCCACTTTATGGATACCCAGCGCTTATGGAGACCTAAAAGTAAGCAGCTTAACTCAATACCACCCCTACCGGTTATGGTTGCAAAAACGATGTACCGAGTTTCTTAAAAGCCGACCCGGTAAACTTCAGTTTGACACACCAGATTGGTATGAGTGGCACCAAAACTACTTACGAACAAAGAATAATGCAAGATCCCGCAGTTCCAGATCCACGCAACGACGAAGACTATGACACCTACGATTACGGTACCGAGCCCCTGCCCGGAGATCGTACCTGGCAGCGATTACCACTACTTGAACGAAACGTTTCAGAAGCTGGTAAAACTGGACATAGCCGACCTTAAATACTTACTGGTAAGTACACCTTGGGTTCATTTTTTACAGTATAGTGATGCAAAAGACAAAGTAGTCCTTAGTAGCACAGAATCTTTTAAACACGCTTGTTGGGGTAATAGCTTTATGCCTCAGGAGTATAAAGACCATTATTACTCTAATCTTTTAATAGACAAAACACTCCTGTCACCCCCCTATGGATGTAGGGTGTATAGTGGCGTACCTGATACTTTTGAAAATCCACTTACGCGATTGGTGTGGTTAGCCCTAAAAGACTCTTTCCGAGATCCAAATTTTAATCAACGTGGTGCTTGGGAAAAAATCATAAGTGCAGGGGGAGTTACAGAAGATGTTTTACTGGACATCTTTAAATGTGTGCAACCTGCCACCAAATCACGTTTTGTAGAAGATGCCCTTTATAGCACCACAGCAAATATACCATCAAGCTTTATAGACTACGTTAGCTCCGCTGGAAACTGTGGCGAGTTTAGCAGCGTGCATATCCCCAGAGCACTAGAAGTATTAAACCAGCTTGATAGGGGCCAAATACTTGGAAAATGGAAGCTGGTTGGAGCTAATAATCTGTGTCAACATGTTGCTGGTTGCATCAATGATCACTGTACTAAACCGCAGAACACTCCCACCACCACTGCCGGGGACACTACGGATAGTAGTGGATCGAACGTCAGCGTTAGGGAACCCGTTCCCGATCACTTCGCCCGACTCGCAGGCGTTAGTAATTAAACAATACCGTGAGTGGTTGGTCAAACAACTACAAACTCGCAATAGAGCTTCAGCTGCTTTCAACCACTTACTGAAACTAGGGCAACACCACGACTTAGAACTTGTTTGCTGCAGCCCTTTAGACTGCGCAGACATCATTAAAGAACTATTAGAGCAGCGTTTGTATCCTCCTACCACTTAATGACTGAGTCTGTTTGGGTTGATCCTGCAGCTTTTAGGGATGAAGCTAGTATTCCCACTAGTCCTCTAGAGCAAACTACACTTTCTTACTCCAAGCTACGTACGTTACACGTCAACGGCGCCCTTACTTACCAGCGTAGGTATCTAGAGGGACTAAAAGACCCTATGACAGAAGCTCAAATCTTAGGGATTGCAACCCATAAAAAGCTACTGGAACCGGAATCGTTTGGCGAAGACTTTTTGGTTTTACCTAAATTAGACAAACGCAAAAAAGCAGATAAGGAACAGTATGAAAACGCTGTAGAAGAAGCTGCTGTTGAGGGTAAACTCATAATTCAAGAACCAGCTGCAGAAGCTGCTGCTGCTATGGCAGCAGCAGTAAGCAGCCATCCTCTAGTAGCACCTTTACTGGAGGATGCACTAAAAGAAGTAGAACTTAGATGGCATAAAACAGCTACGTATGGAGGTCAGCAACACAATTTTCCTACCGTAGCTTATCTAGACTTCCTGAACCCCACATTAAAAGCAATGGGGGACCTAAAAGTTATCTCAGGTGGGTTTGACCCTTATCGCTTTCCTAGTAAAGCTAAAAAAGAGTTTTACCACGGCCAAACAGGGTTGTATTTAGAAGGAGCTGAAATTAACTCAATTGAAGTTGAGTCTTTTAATTTCATTTTGGTCTCATCTAAAGCACCATACGACGTAGCCGTTTGCCCTACTGAACGCGAGTTTATGGAGCGTGGTAGGGTAGCTGCTACAACTACCACTAATGCGCTGTACCAACGGCTGTTGAGTAATAACTGGATTTCGTATCCAGAACCAATACCAGTAAACTTTGTACCCTGGTAGTAATACAACTAAAGTGACAGCTCCACAGGCTAAATCTAGCGTGGTTTTTAAACACAATAGTTGTATTACAAGATCAGTACCTAAAGCAGCTATAAGCTATACTTTGTTAAAAGCTTTAACTTAAGCACTTCTTAGCAGACCCACAAACAAAGAACATCACCAGCAAAGTAAAAAACAATGACCACCGATCCACTACTCAGAGAAGCTATTCGGCTGGGCTTTACAGTCACACCAGGTAGTAACCACTGGAAACTCACACACGAAAATGGAGGGAGGACCGTGCTTTCATACAACGGAGGGCACAAAAAGAAACCCAAAGCACAACAAGACTTTCTAGCTGACCTTCGCAGAATAGTACGAGGTCAATTTGCACCACCCAGGACTCAAAAACCACCTAAACTCACTAAGGTTAAAAGCCGTAAGGGCAGTTAAGCATCTAACGTACACCTCTAAACCAAACTCACCACTCTGGTAAAAACAACATGTTGAACTTCCGTATTCCATTTCTACGTGACTTCAAACTCTTCCTAGAAGATATTACTTTTTGTCCAATAGCATCCTTTCATAATTGGTGTTGGTTGATGACCCATCAGATTGATGAACCATATTATGAAAGTAATTATGCTTGGTTTTGGGTTCACTTAAACTGTTACTCTGATTTAGATAATGGTGGCTGTGAACACATTCCTACTCCTGAGTTCCTAATTGAACTAAATGGCCCGCTTTAAAGCACCTAACCCGTACCACTACACCACACTTAACTGAGCTTTACCATGAAACCATTTGAGTATTACGATCCCAGCGCCCTTACTGCAACAGCAGACTACACTACAGTCTACGTTCACGATAGGGGCAAATTGATTTGGGAGGGTACCTTTTACGAATTTATGCGGCAACGTTTTAGTAGTAAGCTAGCTGTGCAAAAAGTAGTAGATATTGCAAAGTATAACAAGCACCAACAAGAATACGATAAAAAAAGAGCAGAACTTCGTGCAGAATTTCAAAAAGATTTGTTTGAAGAATTTGGTGTTACTGACCACCCTAAAGCAGTCCGGATCTATAACTATGTCTACTCAAAACACCCTCATTACACCTTTAGGGAAATTTATGATACATTCGGTGAAATTGTAACGTTACTCATAAAAGACTAAGCCGCTCACACGTTAATTAATCATGACCATTGTAATTCCAGCTTGGCTAGTAGGTTTCCTAACAACAGCAGGGTGGATAGGACTTATAGTACTGGCCGCTTTAGGCTGTGTAATGGTTTATATCATAGCTACCTTTAGGTTTTAATCACGGTTGACTAAAACTCCAGGCCCGCGCTCTCGTCTTAAAGTAGGAGAAACAGTTAAGGTACTAAGAAACATCTACCGTCTGCCATCAGAACCCGACCCACGTAAATCCCAACTCTACGCAGCTGAAGGAACTGTAGGGGTAATAGAAGAACTTTTTGCTGACTTCGAGAGACCACCTAGGCACTACGCTAAAGTTAGGTCCGGAGACCAACTTTTGACTTTAAGAATCACTTCACTAGGTAGGGTATGACTGCTCACGACGACCTAGCCAAAATCGACTTGGTTCGCAGCCACATAGAAAACGTACAACGCTCTACTTACCGTTTGGGCTGCCGGTTAATTTCTAAAGGTGATGTAGAACTGGGTCGTAACCTAATAGCTAACGGCCAAATACATGACAACTCTAAGTTTAAGGGCATTGAATTCGAGCACTTGTTTTACGGAGACCCGTTGTTAGAAGACGTTCGTAGGCACCACGTTGCACTAAACCCACACCACCCAGAACACTGGGGTGGCATTAAAAAAATGCCCGCCGTATACGTAGCTGAGATGGTGTGCGACTGGTACGCACGGTCAACCGAATTCGGTTCTGACTTTCGCGGCTGGATTACACACCAAGCTACGGCTAGGTTTGGCTTTAGTGTACAAGACCCCGTGTACCTACAAATTATGGAGTTTGTGGAGCTGCTGTTAGGTAATCCCTTTAAACCTAATAACAATGAAGTGCAAGCTAAAGGACACAACTAAGGCTGTTAGTTGGGCTGAACTAATCAGTAACCGTTGCTTAAAAAAAAGACCTGCAAAGTTACGTGAACTTAGGTAAGCTTTTAGCCCTAAGTTCACGTAACCTAAACAGCCCAAACGGGTCAGTTACTCAAGTAGTTCACAACCAACCATTATGAAAATCATTGCTCATACTCCTTACGGAGTCTTTGAATCACTTGAAGCTGCTTATGATCCACAAAAATTTGAAAAGCTTGAGGAGCCGCTAAAAAAAACTTCCAGGCGCACCATTTTTTAGCTTTAGTGCCACTAAGGGTGAGGTTTACTTTACACCCGAAATGATTAAACAATCACTGTTTATCCTAGAGTGAAATTATGGAGTCTTTGAATCAGACCTACCGAATTACTAAAGAAATCAACCTTTTTCATACAACTGATGATTTTGGGTACTGCTTCACGGCTGATGAATATGGAACCGTGTGCATCACTGAAACACGAGGAATGGAAGCAATGACTGGTACTACTACACACCTCCACGTACGTAAAGATTGTATTCCACACTTTATTAAAGCACTTGAAAGCTTTAGTGTAGACAAAGCATGAGTGACGAACAACTCCTCAAAGAATACTGCAAAGAAATTTCCCCAGCCTCGGCGTCATGCTGCAGTCTAACTGTCGCTGAGTTAATTGAAAGACATAGACGTTTAAGACAAAAAAGTATTGAATGGAATGATACCTATGGCGAAGCACTTAAAAAAAGGTTATAAAGACGGATACGACTTTGGAGTTCAAGATGCAGGCAAAAATGTCATTAAGCTACAAGACCTTCGTAAAATGACTCTAGAAGAAATTGCTAATCTGATTGGAACTGATGACTACTGAACAAATATTTAAACTTGCTAAAACGTGTGGATTTGATGAGTTCACAGGTAAAAAAGAAACAGAAGAAAGTGACGATACTTACTGGGAGTGTTAGGCCAACCAACTTTTGAACTTTGCTCAAGGAATTCGTCAAGAAACTATCAAGGATGTTATTACTACACTAAAAGGCGTTCCTAATTCAGAAGCAAATAGAACAGCAATCAATTGTATTACTAATATGGAGAATGACTAAAATTCCACTTCAAGCAGTTACTGTCACTTACACTCAAAGCCTGACTATCACACCCGCAAATGAAATGTTTGAAAATTGGGATGTGGAACCCACACAAACAGCATTTGAGGGTTACGCTTTAGCCCTATTGGAGTTAGGTGAGGGTAAGTGTAATACAACTACTACAAGACTAACAACCGTTGAAATTAACTGGGAAGACGCCAACTAATGAACTTTTTTGACAAACTGACTATTGGTTGGGTGCAGATGCGTGACTCCCGTTGGGAGTGGTGGTATCACCTTACTGAAGCTCGACGAGAAAACTATTGGGAGTTCTGGCACCACTTGAACTTTGATCTAGTAGCCTACGTTGAAGAAAAGTACTATACCTAAAACCAACCCTAGCTACTAAAAAATAGAACTACCCTAAGGTCTCAGTTACTTAAGTATCAAACAGCAGACCACACCAACGTAGTACTTAAATACACCCTTACAACCGTAACTGAACCTAACTTAAGTCCGTTAGCAAACACGCTACCTAACTTGATTGCCACCTTATGCTAGCTAGAAACTCATGAAAATCATTTCTAAATTCAAAGACTACTACGATTGGGTAGCTCAGCGTTACGGCGGTGGTGATCCACTTAATACGTGGTCGCGACTAGATTTCTTAGTCAGACACTACCACGGCGAATCAGTTTTTGACACACCAGAAACTACCTACCACGGCGTAGTAAACCACAGTTGGGGGACTCCTACAGATAACTACGGCTGGAACCTAACGTTCTGCGTACTAAATGGTAGACCCTACCCATTAGTAAACTACTGGGAGACAGATCGTCTGGGCATCACCCACGTACAACCTAAAAGGTTATTGCGTGAGGGTGATGCTTTCTTGGACTTTTACAGACAAACCCGAGGTCATCACACAAAAAAAGAAGAGCAAATACAAAGTTGGTTAAACCCTAAAGAGTCTCACCTGCTCTTGAAGGTTTCACGAGAACTACAACAACCTGCTTTCATAATACGCGGCCGTGAACTAATCGAAGGTAAGCTACCGAGGTTGGGTGAGCTGGGCTTTGCTGCTCTATTTAGTGCCGAGCAGATGTACCAAAACCTAAGTTACTTTGTAGGTAATTATTTGCGAGAATCAGCAGACCTAAAACCACCAGTCACAATCTCAGACCGAGATCGTATCCTACAACATGGCTTTGACCTGAAAAAATCATTCAGACGTTAAGACACACCATGGCAATTTTCACGTTTTCCTGCTATTCACGATGTGGTAGTTACTTTACTTCTTATTTGAAAAAAGTTATAGTAAGAGCTGAAACTCTTGATCAAGCGCGTAAATACCTAGAAAAATGGCAAGAAGAACAAGGGTACAGTTTTAAAACAGAAAATGTTCAGGTTGAACAAAATAATCAGGATACAGGAGTAATAGACTATGATTTCAGTTCTGATTATTAGTTTTAACTGTTTGCAACAACCAACCAATTAGTAACCACAATGTTTACGTTAAAAGACGCTAAAGTTGAAGATCAAGTTGAAGACTCAACAGGCTGAAAAGGTAAGATTCAGCATGTTACATACGGTCTTTATAAAGTTAATTTTGGACATAAAGGAACACAAACTTTTTGTGTTAATGGTGTTGCTTACGACGATCAACTGCAACCCCTCAGCGCTCCTCGTTTAGTTAAATGGTTACCAGCTGCAGCTCCTAAACTCATGAATCCCTCAACACTCAGCACACCTGAATTTAGTTTGGCCGGCGCTTCCAAAGGAGATCGAGTTACAAATTCTGTAGACCAGCAAGGAACTATCGAGTACATTAGTGAAATTTATGGAATCAGGTTCGATAACGGTTCTATAGATCGCTATGAAAGCGACGGTTGTAGTGAGACAAACCCTCTGCCAATAGTAAGTTGGCAAAAAGCTACTACCCCTCAAACGCTACCTATACCAGCCACCTACTCTCCTACTATCACAGACATTGACGTTAACGGAAACATACAAATACTCACATCTCGCGGCTGGGAAGTATGTTCTTGGGCAGAATACGAAAAAGAACAGTGGGCACACACTCCACTGTACCTTAAAGACCCTAAAAAGCTGGCTGGTCACATACAATGTGCTATTGATGGGGGCGCTATATCGCGTGATGTCTTGCAACAACTACTTATTTACTTAAAATTGAACACTCAGGTGCAGTAGCTCTTACCAAGCTGTTGCCGTACCTAAAAAACCACTCAGCCAATGTCAACTACAACACTCACCGCACCTGAATTAGGAGACACCCAAGTAATCAAAACAGGTGACTGCTATGTCGCTGAAACTTACGCTTGTGTAAAAGGCAAAAACCAATGGATCGCACTTTGTGATCCTATGCGCAGTCTTACTGAGGCTTTTAATAAAATCACTCTCACAGGAAGGTACCTCCCTTAATGTTAAATTTAGTAGACTGCAAAGTAGGTGACTTTGTTACCTATGCAAATGGACACGTCGGTCGGATTATTGGTAGTAACTACTTAGCTGAGACAATAACAACAAATGTGTATGTTGATGGTTCAGGGCATCATAATAGGAAACATACTCTAGAAGGCAGACATTCAAATCCAGAATGGTGCATAATTCATGTAAAACCTGAAGCTCCTGTAGACCTTCATAAAGCTCAACCAGGCGACACAGTTATCTATAGCGACGGGGCTGCAGGTATTATTACTGAGATTCAAGTTACAGAAGATTTTAAGTTTAAGTGTAAGTGCTTGTTAAGTGGATTTCATACATACCACCGACATAATGGTGCGAGTAAGACTTACTCCCACAAATACCGAGTAATTGCAGTAGAGCCTGCAATAGACCTTAGTAAAGCCCAACCGGGTAACACGGTAATCTATGCAAATGGTAGCCCTGGAGTATTTAAAGGCAATGTTGACAACTTACTGCATTATAGTAGTTACTCAATAGAACACGGCGTTTTAGCACACACAAAGTCTGGTAAGCATACTCTTAAGGATACACATCCACTAGACATAAAAACCGTAATTAGCTGTACTCACCCTAAACCAACTGAACCAATGCAACTCCCTACTGAAGGCATTACCGCTACACGACCTACTATTAAAGATGCTGACTCCCGAGAGAATGTCCAAGTACTAACTGGCGAAGGCTGGGGTATTAAAAGATGGGACCTAACTGGAAAACTACCGTGGGCACACACACCTAATTACCGCCCACTTACTAAAAAGGACTTAGCCTTACAGCTATCAAACAACTTAGAAAAAGACGCCGCACCTTCAAGTCACCTACTAAAACTCATCCTTAACTACCTAAACGAATGAAACACTCACGTGTAGTAGCTCTTACTTTGAGCTGCTCTTTTGTAGCTGTTAGTCTGGCAGGTTGTGGACCTGATACCCCCAGCAAAAACTACAAATCAGTTTATGAATCAGTAAAAGAATGTGTAGCAGACTCACGTAGTCAGTCTGACTGTAAAGACTACTACAACTCAGCTCTAAATAGCCACCTAGAAAATGCCCCTAGGTACGTGTCACAAAAAGACTGCCTAGCAGAAGGGTCTAATAAGTGCGTGGAAATAGGGTTAGCTCCAGACTCAGTTTGGTTGCCTGAGATGGTAGGATTTACTGCTCAATACAACCCTGCATATCTTAGTAAAACCAACACTAGCAACCCCAACGATCGAGTAGTAGTTGAACCGTCTAACGACGGTGACAACACATTCATTATGTTGGGGTCTTATTACAACTCTGGATCTGCTACTAGATTATCTGAAGGAATGACAGCGGGTAACTTACGTGGAACGTCAAGTAGAGTATTTAACTCAGGTGTTACTCCTGGTAGTTACACTTCAACTACAAGTCGTAGCAGTGTAGCCTCAGTGAGCCGAGGTGGCTTTGGCTCTAGGGGAGGTGCAGGGTCTTGAAAAGACACGTTGTACAACCCCGACCAAACTGGGTTTCAGAAACAGAAGCTCTAGGATGGGGATTCTTTGCTACTTCATCAGGAGAAAACGGAGATCCTTATTGGCACGAAAAAGTAGCCTATGAGTTTACAGCTGAAGAAATCGACGTTTTAGAGGAAGCCACCAACGAACTTCAAGAGCGTTGTTTAGAAGCAGTAGCTTACGTAGTTACTAAACCTAAGCTGCTTAGCAAATTAGGTATTCCCTCCAGCCACCACGAACACGTGCGGCGGTCTTGGGAGCGTGCTGACCCTAGTCTTTACGGTCGCATGGACTTTGCCTATTTAGGCGGTAACTCACAGCCTAAATTATTAGAATACAACGCTGACACACCTACTGTAGTACTAGAAACTGCAGTATTACAGTGGCAGTGGCTATAAGCCGTAAGGCCGGGAGCTGATCAGTTTAACTCTCTACACGAAGCTTTACTGGAAAACTTCCAGGCCCTAAAAGCTAGGATCCCCGCTGGAGAAACTTTCTACTTTGCTGGTGTAGAAGAATGTGAAGAAGAGTACTGGACTTGTGTGTACCTGCAAGACCTAGCTTCCCAAGCTGGCCTAAAAACTAAGTTTATTAACTTGCCAGACATAGGCCTACAACACGGTGCTAAAGAGTCATCCAAGTTTATAGACTTAGAGGGTAACGAAATTCGGTACTGGTTTAAGTTGTATCCTTGGGAGTGGTTAGTAGAAGAAGAATTCGGATCGGCTACACGCTACGCATCCGGCATGGTAGAACCAGCATGGAAAATGGTGCTGTCCAATAAAGGACTGCTACCCGTGTTGTGGGATTTATTCCCCAACCACCCTAACTTACTACCAGCGAGCTTTGATCACCCAGTAGGTGACCTAGACGGATGGGCTTACTTACAATGGGAACGTAACGCCTCAGCTGCAGATCTAGAAAGCTATGCCGCAGGTCAGTTGTACCCTTTTGACTACATTACCAAACCAATGTTGTCTAGAGAAGGAGCTAACATTGACTACTATGAAAAAGGTAAGTTAGTACACCGCACGGGTGGTAACTACTTAGGGCCTAGAATCTACCAAGAATTTGCACCTACCTTCACTTCAGGTGAGTACAAAGCCATCATTGGTAGCTGGGTAGCTCGCCGGGCTTGTGGAACTATGGTCCGCGACGTTAAAGGTTTAATTGTTCAAGATACTACCGCAGTAGTTCCTCACTGGTTTAACCCTTAATTATTGTTCAATTGCCATGAATTCTCGACACGAAAAGCTCAGCGACTCGATTGCAATAACTATGCAATCTATTCCTGCTGGATCTTTTTTAATGGGATCTCCAGAAGACGAACTTAACCGTTCAAATACCGAGAGTCCTCAACACGTAGTAAGCCTGGAAGCTTTTGAACTAAGTACTGCTACTATTACTCAAGCTCAATGGGCAGAAGTAGCTAAGTGGCCCGCCGTAAATCAAGCCCTAAAGACTGATCCTTCTAAATTTAAAGGATCAAATAAACCAGTACAAAACATAAACTGGTATGAAGCAATGGAATTTTGCACCCGGCTTAGTGCTAAAACAGGTAAAGACTATACTTTACCTAGCGAGGCACAATGGGAATACGCCTGTCGAGCAGGCACTAGTACTCCTTACAATTTTGGATTGACAGGTTCTGACCAAATAACCCGGACAGACGCTAACTTTGACAGCCAACAACCCGTTAACGTAGGTAGTTTTTGTGCTAATACCTGGAAACTCTATGACATGCACGGAAATGTATGGGAGTGGTGTTTAGATGATTGGCACGATAGTTATGAAAACGCTCCAACAGATGGCAGTGCTTGGGGTGGTCAAACTATCAATAGCCGTAAGGTGCTGCGCGGCGGCTCCTGGCACAACCACCCCGGGGGCTGCCGCTCGGCCTACCGCAACCTTCACCGGCCCGGCGACGTCTACTTCAACGTCGGTTTGCGTGTGGTCTGCCTCCCTAAAAACCTAAAAACCCAAAACACCAACCACCAACTGACTGAGCTAGCTCTAATGATGGTAGGTACTATTGAAAAGTCTAAGCTGTTTATTCCAGAAATCACAGACACCATTCGTAAGGCCCTTACTAATCAAATGAAAAACTCAAACTACAACTAGTATTACTCAAATGAACCTTAACCTAATTGAGCTACCTAAGTGGCCACTGTGTAGCGTAAAAGGCACCTCAGTAACCCTAGAACAAGCAATGGAAATTCTTGTTCGTACACAATGGTATTTTAGTGGAACCCAAGAACACGAACACCTACTAAAGATCTTTTACACTACTATTCCTAAGCCTGAATGGGGATCAAATTGGTGGGTTTGGCCTCTTGGTCCTTTTAACAATTCAAAAATAGACGTAATAAAAAAGAGAAAACAATATCAAAATGAAATGGGTATCTTACCCTTAGAGTACTTAACCAATGCACAAGCAATGTCTTGTGTACTAGAGTCTACGGGTTGGTGTGATTGGGATGGTAAAATCTCACAGCTTGAGTACCTAGCTTCAAAGTGGCCTTCAGCGATGCAAGTGTATGAAGAGTGGGTGCTGTTAGCTAAGACCTTTCCTTTTTTAGGACTTACTTGTTGTTTGTTTAGAGACGACGGTAAGATTGCCATCGTTTATGAAGTTATTAAGGGTACCGTGTCAGCTCGTGAACCACAAGAAACTGAACTAGCTAATTACCCAGCTGATGAGGCTGATGAGGCTGACGAAGCTGATTACAACTCTAAAGAATCACCCACTGACCCTGAGCTCTGGGCGAGAGCTTGTAAACTAACTGCCAACTCCCTAATCAAGAGCTTGTAAACTAACTGCCAACTCTCTAATGATGAAACTAGGTTTTACTATACAAGCACCCCAACGAATTGCTAGATGTCATCACTGTAGGGAATCCATTAAGCCAGGTGAAGTTTCAGTGGTATTAACTACTGAAACCCACGGTAAGCTTTCAAGGTTGTATATACACCTTAAGTGTTACTTAAACCTAGTACCTGAAGTACTCCAACTAACCAACTCAACTCCATGACTAAATTTGCAAAATGGGTACTGTGGAACAGCACCCAACTAACACTCACTTGCCTGTGGCTATTTGCAGGTCTCGAATGGGCTGGAAACTTAGTGCGTTTTTACTTGGTAGTAGTTTTAGTCCTCAGTTTAGTGTTTGTACTAACTGCACCTAAAGAAAGCAAAGCATTTAAAGAGGTACAAAAAGAAGGACGCAGTGTAAGTAAACAACTTTCCATCACTATTGACCTCATTACAATCTGTTTGTTGGCATCACAAGGTGAATTCTGGTTTGCTGCTATAGCTCTTGGGGTCACTGGACTTGAGTCATACGTTTTTGATAAAACACCCACTGCTTAATCACTGCAACCTCAATGGATCCAGTAAAACCAGCACACAACTCTAAAAGGTTAATTACTGAACACTTAGCTGCACTAACTCGTGTAGTACTAGTAAACGTAGAAACCGGGCGGTTTCCACTGACTGTGGACCACCACTGTGGTTGGCTAGACCTAAATGCTATTACCGAAAGCTGTACTGGAATCTTAGAGCTGTCCGGTGCAGCCAAGTATAAATAGGACTACCTTAAAAGTAAGTGGGTGGACGTAAGCTCTTTTAGTGAAGAAGACCTTGCAAACCTAGAAACAGCTAACGCTAACTATGAAGGCCTGAAAGAAATGGCTAAACACCATCGTAGAGAAGCAGAAGAAGTCCGCAGAAAAGCAGGGCGTGCGTTGAACGCACTGAACACACTAGAACAAGAGTTCTTAAAAAGGGTAACTGGTGCTATAAAAGATTTTGAAAAAGCTAATCCCGCTATAAAACTAGAAGACCTGAAAAAGCTAATAGCCGAACAAACTGTAGGTTCAGTAGAACAAGTCCAAAAAGAGCTCAAACTCCAATGAAATTAGCCTGCCTCGTAGCACAAGACATCAGAAGTGAACTAATAAGCAAAGACCTAACCACTCTAATCTCACAACTACAAAAATACAAAGAACAAGGCTGGGAAAGCTTTTCGGCAGACACAGACACAGACTACTCCTTAATGAGATGGGAACTAGAAACAGACGAAGCATATTTACTCCGAACGAATAAAAACTCACGATACGAAATGTATCTTCAACTCAAAAAAGAATTTGAATCCCATGAAATACCGCATTGTTAAAAGAACTGGTACAACCACTACGTACTACATAGAAGAAAGGTTTCTGTGGTTCTTCTGGAGACGCTTGTGTCCATCTATAGTAAGAGGTACTTATTATGAAGCAAATCAAACCCTTAAGGAACGTTTAACTCCACCAATTTATGAATACCTAAAACCTAACCTAAAACCTAACCCAAAGCCCACCAAAGAACCCACCAAACAACTTAACCTAGAGCAGTACTGTACTCCCTTAGTAGTAGGTATTTTTGAAGATGGTAATAGACTAACAGGGAAACTGTTTTGCAAAGAAGGTGATTACTTTATCGAGACCTTAGGTGTTAACGTATGGCACCACGAGTGCTACGGTCCATTCACTAGTACAGGTGAAGGTAAGGAAAATTATCGAGGACCTAACCTAGTAAAAGCACAACGTCTACCACACCCTACTTCAAACCAATGCTTAAACTGAAACAACTCTGGTTGCAAGGGGTTCAGACGCTCCTGACTTTTATACTAAACACAGTTATTGAGGGGCTTAAACTATTCATTAAACTAGGAGAACTAATTGGTCGTGTTTTTCGCCTTGATAGATTAAGTATTGGAGACTATACACATTACGCAATACTAATCTGGGCAGGTGGCGTGTTGTTAACTTTAGTAGGCTGGGTGGTTAACCTAGGCAAAGTACTCTTTGCTATTCCACCCCACCTACAAGACGTAACGACTTTGTACGCACTACGAGTGATTGGTATCCCCGCCGTGCCTTTGGGTGCAGCACTAGGATTTTTCTAACCATGACATTTAAGCCAGGAACTTCAGAAGATCGTGCTCTAGGAGCTTTTATTGGTCTAGCTGTAGGAGATGCTTTAGGTGCTGCAGTTGAGTTTTGCACAAAAGGTAAGTACGAACCTCTAACCGACTACCGAGATGGTGGGCCATTTAACTTGATTGGAGGACAGTGGACTGATGACACCTCACAAGCTATTTGCATAGCTGAATGGCTGTTAGGGGACTTTTTATCCGTAGGTAACCTAAGAGACCGTTTTTGTGAATGGCTGTACACAGGTAAAAATTCTTCTACAGGGGTCGCCTTTGACATCGGTAATGGTACCCGTCAAGTATTAGAACAACACCGTGTTAGGCAAGTAAACCATAGAACCTTAGAAAACTCTGGAGGTAACAACGCAATTATGCGTTTAGCTCCAGTGGCTCTTCGGTATTACAACAATTTTCGTGAGGCTTTGATTTATGCACGTCAAAGTGGTGAAGCAACCCACAGTCATAATTCTTCAGTAGACTCCGTAAGCCTACTGATTGCGATACTGATAACAGCTATTCGTGCAGAAGTAGACTTACCTAAGGTCATAGCAGGCTTAGCTGTAGCAGGTTTACTGCCAGAAGATTCTGAGCTTCGGCTCCAGTTCATGAAACTCGTCCACCAAGGAAGTCTAGCTCCAGACATCATCAACGTTGATGGGTACTCAATCACTACGTTGTTGGCTGCTACACAATCTTTCCTGAGAACTCACACTTTTGAAGAATGCGTTTTAGACGCTGTCAATAAAGGTGGTGATACTGACTCTGTAGGTGCTGTAGCAGGTCAAATAGCCGGTGCTTACTATGGGTACTCTCAAATACCTGAACGGTTCTTGACTAAACTGTGGGATCACAATCGACTAGTTGGCCTCGGTATCCAGCTAATAAATGAACGTAAATGTTGGACTAAGGCTGATTTCTTGGAGTTTTTCCTGCAATGAAATCACACGAAATCTTTCAACCACAATGAAAGTACGGCTTAAAACAACTGAATTTACTTTCCCTAGCCTGAAAACTCAAAGGGTTTAAGCGAGAACTTTAAACACTCCTTGAAAGCTCAGAAACAGTAAAAGCCATTGAAGCTTGGTACGAGTCTTACCGCAGTATTCCAGTGGAAAAGTTTCTAGAGTGCACACCGATCCATGAACATAAAGCCCTAGTAGAGAGCATAGATGAAAAGCTAAAGATGCTGAATAGTGCTAAAAACTTAATAACTGTTCACCTCCAACTTAAAAGTGATGAAACTGTCTGCCATCAAACCACCACCTGAATACGGTTGGATATGCTGTGTGGCCTCTGAAAATAAACGCTGGGCACTGGGAGTGTATCCAGTAATGTTTGGTTATCGAGTAAGAGGCTGCTTAGTAAACTCCAGTAGTGTTTGTATTGACTACTGTGCAGCAAACCAAACTGACTTTTTAGCAGAGCTCTTTTTGGTACTTCAACTAATACTAGAACAACTACCAGAAGACACCACTGAAACAGAAATGTCAAGGCTAATGCCAGGTTATACCACCAGACCTATCAACCAAGATGCTTGTTGGAGTACATTACGTAACCTAGCAATACAAGACCAAGCACTAGAAAAGTTACACAACTTACGTAAACACTCTTAATCACATGACTTACCAGCACCACCAATTAAATGATCAACTAGTCAAACTCAAAGATCAAATTCGTGAGCTTTACTCATACATAGCCAGCGAAGCTTTTATACGTTTACCTGAAGAAGAACGTGAGCTGCTAATAATGCAACTAGAGCAAATGCAGGCTCTATACGAAACGATACAAAAACGAGTGTCAATCCAGTTGAAGTATTTGAAAAACTAGGTCGTCCAGAGTAGAATTGGTGTGGAACCACACCAGTTAGTCAGCTTAACACGTGCGTACGAGAGCGCCGTTTTTTCAAATAAGCTGCTAAGTACCTTAAACCAACAAATCACAAACCTCACTTACCTCTGAGTCATGCTAAACAATAGGGTTAGCAGCGGGCGGAATCCTAACTGGCAGCCCACATGCAGTACATGTAACTACCTTATACGTCCAACCGACTGTAGTCACAACGGTGGATGGTGCGGGCATCTCCAAAACCGTGTACGTCCTCAGCCGGGTTGGCCTAGTGGCTTTACTCCCAGCGTGTCGAGTACAGGCGGGTGCGACCTGTTTTCATCACTACTACCACAACCTGTGTAAACACTTAGGTAAGTACGTGTATCCTATTAACTCAGTATCTCACTACCATACCATAAACCCAATTTACTACTCATCCTTTTGCAAATCACCTACCTAATCGAAGAAGTACCTGAACTAAGCACCACTCACAGTCCCCTAACAATACCAGAAAACCTATTTGAACAATATGACTGGGAAGAAGAACTAGTACGCCAAGCTGCACAGGTTTACTACTTTGGTCAATCAGGCTGGGCTTGTGAGCACGGCTGGCCACTAACTTTTTCAGTGTGGTGCGACCAAACCACGTTGCTAACTAAACGTATAGTTTTTGTACTAGATGGACAAGACCCACCTGAATTTGATATTACGTAAACCATAAAGGAACTAGTATTCTTTACTTAGCGTTCTCAAAGCTTTCATAACCGTTGTGAGGTAAAAACTACTACCCTACTACCCACAACTACAAACCTTAGTTACGCAGACCTTAAAACCTTTAACAACAAAATAAAAAAGAAAAGTAAGTAGGGTAAAAACCAAAACCAAAACCAAAACCAACCAGCAAATGGCTCATTTTCACGAACTGTACGTAGCTAAACTAGTAAACGAAGCTCAACTAAATAAAGATGTAGTAACTCCTGCAGCAAGCTACAAAATTGTGGCTCAAAACATTTTTCAAGACGCTGTAAATAACTTAAAAGCATTAGCTGCACAATACCAAAAAGATGTAATTGAGCCTTTTTGTGATGAGTACGAAGTAAGATTTAACGCAGACTACTCATTGTTGTATACAACCTACGATTGGCTTGTTTTTATCGACAAAGAATGTACATTAAACCATAAGCTACTTGAATACTTAACAAAAGGTAAAGTAGTAGACCACACAGAATATGAAGTGTGGGAAAAGTATGCAGAGTTTCTGTATCAACTGCCCCCTAATTTTGAAGTACGGCTGAAGAATATTCTAGAAACCCTAGACTACTTTAACTACCTGCATGAGCATCATATAACTCTTAATATGAAAAGCTACACAGGTAAAAAACCTACCACCACTAATGAAACCACAAACCCTTAAAAACAGAATCTTCAAGATTTTATTCCCCCAACAGTACGTAACTGACAAAGTAAATGAGTCTCTGTGTGCTCTATTACCAGAGCTTATTGAATTTGTACGTAGCGAGCGGACTAAGTTTACGTTTAACTTAGGAGATGTAGACTATGAGTACGCAGACGTTTTAGTAACGAAATTAGGAAGCTGCAACCTATCAACAGAAGTAGTATTCAAGTCAGGTACAGCTGAAGTAACTGTTTATACTGCCGATCACGGTGATAGCGACGATACTGTGAGCTTGACAGATCTAGGACTTAAGTTGGTAAAACTCAAGAAAGAATTTGGAATTAATATGAACGACAGTATTTACGAAGGGGTGTGCTTACTCTACTCAACCAAAACAGCTGGTAGCCAATCAAGTTAACTGACCGACCATTGAACTCATCACAAACCCGACGATTTAAACTTGAGTTGGTAAGGGACCTACTGATTGCTGCAGTAGTATTCAGCTGCTTACTAAACCTCAGTAAACCACCTAGTAAAAAACAGTGCTCTAATCCCAGCACTTACCGCACCACACACGGCCTCAAAGTCCTTAATTGTTTTTAGTCATGCGCAAGTCTATGAATTGGACTGCAGCTATTGCAGTAGCAGTAGTAGCAGTAGTAGGTGCATTAATGTTTGTGCTGCCTCAATATGGAGTGTGGCAACAGTCTCTAGAAGGTAAAGCTGAACTACAAAAAGCCGAGTACACCCGCCAGGTTGCAGTGTTAGAGGCTCAGGCTAGGCTTGATAGCGCTGGTAAGCTAAAAGAAGTTCGTATCAAGGAAGCCGAAGGTATTGCAGAGTCCAATAAAATCATTGGGGCTAGTTTGAAGGACAACCCGGAGTATTTGACCTTCCTGCAAATTCAGCACATTGCTGAGGGTGCTGCTGCAGGCAACAAGACTTATTTCGTAGCCCCTAACCAAGGCGGCCTGCCCGTTCTGACAACACCCTTAGGTTAGTAAGAGATTTAAACCCCACTTAAGGTTTAATACTTACCAATCACCGCACTAATCTCAAATGTCTACTAACACCACTTTAACCAAAACAGCCACAACTGGTCAAATTCAATCTTTAAGCTCACTACCGCCACTGCCTTTTCAAATTGACTGGTCTGCAGTTTTTGAGTTGAACCAAGCTGCTGGTTTTGATTATCCGATAACTCAAGAAATCCTTGAAAAAGACCTTAGTTTCTTAACACAAGAACAACAAGAAGCAAACTTACTGCACGTAGCTTTGTGGATAAAAAAGGAACCTGAGACCTTTAATATGAAGCAGTGGCACGACACAAGCACTAATACGTACCCTGAAACTTTTGAACAAGCGGCTCACTGCAAAACAACACACTGTATAGCTGGCTTTGCCCAAGTAATGAGTGGACCTGCCGCCTTTGAGTTTTACCCAGGTTTTGTAGGTCAACTAACACTAGGTTGGGAAGCTAGTAGATACTTTTTCGTGCTAATGAGGGAGAGTAACGAAAACGAAGTAGCTCTGAACTACTTGCATCAAGTAATCGCTAGGAATTCATGAATTCTGACACTGAAAAGCGGCAGTTAGGTATTGACGCTCTAGCTGCTTTAGAAGCAGAGCCTAAAGACGGGGTGATGATCATGATTGATTTGGAGCAGTTCAAAATCATCCAGAGTGCACTAAACGCACTAATTAACACTACAAACCACATTTAAACCCAATGAGCTTTCAAACTTTAGTCGTAATAAACCACAACCATATCCACCAAGCAAGAAACAATCCTGAACTAGGCAACGAACTGTATAACGCTGTGTGTAGAGCATCCACTATAAGTCCTACAGACTTTGGTCGTGGTATGGGTTTAGTTTATCGTCCTAGTCACGCTGATCAATGCTCGCTGCTAGTATTTGGTAATCTACAAGTGCAAGAACTAACCGCCACTTATGGTTATCCCAACAACCAAGAACTGCAGCTGCGTTTGTTGCGGCTCGCTGCTGATCGTTTAGGCTACCGACTGCACCGCAAACCTGAACCTAAATGAAGTTTACTAAAAACCGAGCTGTAGCTGGTTTAATTACGCTAGTAGGTTTGGTGTTTTTGGTGTTTCCGTTACTAAACCAATCATACGAACACTATTTACAAAACCAAGCTTACCATAACGCTCAACAGACCGCAGTAAGCTGCCGGGCTAAACTAGCACTCGAAGTAGTGTCACACCCAGTGTTATCCAAAAGCCTAGAACGTTACTTGGATACTAGCTGCGGTGTATTGCCTCAGTACAACAATTTCGTTTACGAACCTACCAACCCGATCTTAACCGTTTACCAATGGCTAGCACAGAAAGTAACATTCATCCCGATTTGAGTCAACTGTCAACAACACAACTAGTAGACAAAATCCAAGAACTCATTGATTCTGGTAAGTACTATAAAATTGAATTTAACCTAAGGAATGAGTGCAACGGGCGATGTTACTTGGGGCTAGTATACGAAGCTCTAGTACAACTAGAGCTAGCTAGGTGGGAAAATGACCTAGATCATTACCCGTTATTGGGTGATACTTTTCGTAACCTTGGTACTCCTGGTTATTCTGTAAATACGCTTGATAAACTCTGGAAATCAAACGATATAGAAAATAGGACTTACCAACAAACCCACGACCTACTAAAAGCCCTTCTCCTTAACTCACACTCCTAACTTCAAATGAATCCCAAACTAATCAGCAAAATTGAAGAGCTTATTAACTCCAACCAATATGTACAAATCAGACGTAGGCTAAGGGATGAGTGCAACGGGCGTTGTTACTTAGGGCTGGTATATGAAGCTTTAGTGCAATTAGGTCTAAATAACTGGACTACACCTTGCCGTGATCCATCAATATACGACACGTTGGATCTTATCTTAGGGCGAGAGTTAGTAGACCTACTGTGGGATGCTAATGATTTTAGAAAGCAAGACTACCTATCTGTACACCGTTTATTGCTGTCTAAGTTAACCTAAGTTCATGAGCACTTCGGCGCTACCACAAGTTTTAGAAGAAGTTCAGAAACTAATTGATTCAGGTGAATACTACCAAATCAAGAGTCAAACCCAAAATCAGTACACTGGTCGTTGTTACCTAGGACTAG